AATTCCCGCTACGTCATCAGCGGTCGGATCGTCGTCACGGCGGGATTCACCGACTTCTCCTCCGGCAATCAGCCCGTCCCTACCCGCACGCCACGCCCGCGCCGCGAAGTCACAATCACGCACCGGATCGAACGGCCGAAGCTTCGATTCGAGGAGCTCCGCAAGGCTGCCGAACGGATCTTGGCGGCGGTCATTTACCTCCGCGAGCTCGAACGGTTTACCGTGCTCGAATTCTGGCGCTGGCTCCACGCCCGCGCCCCCATGTTCGTTTCCCGCGCCCCGCGGAAATCCCGGGCGTGTTCCTTGGCAAGCGCATACCGGGCGCGGGGCCCACCGCTTGGCGGCAGTCCTTAGTCCTTCCTTTCCTTCGCCGGGCAGTGAAAGCCGTAGACACGGGCGCCTGGTTTCCAGCGACCGTCTTCCGGCGCGGGGCCGAGGTCGGTTGGTTCGTCATACCGTCCAAGAAACGCCTTGGCGCGCGCGGCGCTCATCGCGATGACCTGGAGGAAATCGTCGTACTCGATGATCTCGATCGTCTGCGGGCCGGTAGCTGAGACGTTCAGCGCGCAGCCCGGGATGTCCTCCGGATCGATCAGTGCCAGCTTTTCCCATTGGTCAATCGCGGGGGCCTGGCGATTCAGCTCCGCCGCTCTCCTGTCCGCAATGTCGGCGTTTCTGTGGCGCGACACGATGACCTCTGTGCGTGAATCCATCACGGCAAAGCGGCCACGGCCCTTGTCTTCGGTACTGACAACGTGAAAGCGCTCGGTCATTTGCGAAGCTCCTCGAGCTCGTTCCAGATCTGGTTTGCGTTGCGGGCGAGCAGTTCCGCTACCGCCGGCTGCAGCTCCTTGCCTACTGACTGCCAGTCGGACGGATCCTCGAACCACGTACTGAGGTAGGGGCGGACGCCGCAGCCGGCGGCACGGATTGACCCGTGGTCACTGTCGTGTGCGCCCACCATGGTGCCGACCGATCGGCGCACGCCGTCGACGCGGATGTCGACGCTGACGTAGCCGTTGTACTCGTTCGGCGGGAGGTCTTCACCGTTCGCGTCTTGGTCGCGCCACTCCTCGGTCACCCGGACGTACTCGAGCAGATCCGCCTTGACCACATGGTAGCGCGTCGTCGGATCGAGCTCCGAACCCTCGAGCGCATCTTGCTCGGCTTCTGCGGCTTCGGCGGCAGCAGCTTCGGACAGGTAGCGCGCATTGTACGCGTCGCCGAGCACTTCGGCTTGGTTACAGCTCAGCAGCTGCCCATCGTGCTCGAACGTCGCTTCAACCTTGTAGACACGGATGCTCTTCGTGGTCATTGTCGTTTCTCCCTGACTCGGTGCGATATAGACTATTGGCATTATCATTGATCCTTGTTACCCGAGCTGTTGCAGTAACAGTGATGCGGGAAGGTCACTGCCTCATTGGTTTTGCTTGCTGTGATCTTGAACCTGGCCGAGGCATCTACTTTCGTCTTTGCCTCATCGCGTGATGCGGCGCAGACCACAGCGCTGGTTTTTCCGAATGGCCGCGGCGGCTCCCATCCGCGCCGCGTATACCGCACGATCCAATGGCAGGTGCTCAGAAGCTGCCCGGCGCGCTCGAACGTCGCTTCAACCTTGTACACACGGACACTCTTGTCGGTCATTGTCGTTTCTCCTGACTCCTTGTCAGCCCGCCGCGTCGGAGCCCCTCTCTCCGGCGCGGTACGGGGCTGGCGGTCAGACCATCGGGCGGTACGTCGTCGTGCGCTTGCTCCAGTGCCGCGCAAGCCGCGTATCGAACACTTCACCCGCGCGTTTCTCGTCGCGGATCGTCGTCGGCCACTTGGGCTCTTTCGTGCTGCCCGGGCAGCGGGCGTCCGAACTACGGTGCTTCATGCCGGGCTGTCCACAGTGGCTGCAGAGCGTATCGGTCATGAGGTCCATGCCAGTATCCCATTGCAGCCTACGTGCCAGTTGCCCCAGAGCCTGGAAGCCGTCCTGGCGGGCTAGGCTGTCCACAGGCCTGTGGATAACCTGTGGAGTGGCGTAACAGGTACGCGTAACACCCTCCCTGTTACGGGACGGGGGCTTTCCTGGCTGGTTTGGCCCTGGCACGCCGGCTGCACTAGCACTCTGCCATGTCGCAAGCATACAACGCTGGTTACAAAGACGGCCTCGACTGGGACTTGAGCGGCTTCGAGACCCGAAACGAGATCGAGCGGTGCGAAGGCTGGGACGAAACGCTCATCAACTTCACCGGGCCCACTAAGACTGCGGAGCACCTTGGGCTCGCCTCGCTCTACGATTCCGCCGGTGTCCTGGCCGACGAAGCGCGGGCGGCACTCGAGCTCTACAGCGACGGCTGTCGCGCTGGCGCCCTCGAGCAGTGGGATTCTCAGTAGGGCCTCGCCGGAGACTCATCATGTCGACCGACAACTACGGCTATCACGACTTCATTCTCGATTGTGGCTGGGATTTCGGCTGCATCGAAGCCACGGTGGAGCGCGGCGTGTCCGAAACGGACATCAAGCTACTCGCCGAGTCCGAGCACGGACTCACGCCGGAAGGCCTCCTCGAGTACTGCCGCGTGCGGCTACTCGATGCCGCAGAAGTGAGGCTTCGCGCCGCTGGCTTTGAAGCTTCGGGGGCGAGTAACGCCGAGCGGATAATCCTCAGCGTTAAAAGCGCGGGCGACGATGAAGAGGCCGCTGTGGAAGCACTTGACGACCTACGCGCGATCGTTGGTCCGCTGTTCTCAGTCGAATACGACGGCGAAGGCAACACCGACAACTTCGGTCAGAGCACCGATGACGTGCGGGTCGAAGTGAAACCGAGTCCCTGACTCACACATCCCGGAGAGACCGATGCCCATCTACACGTATACGATTTTCGATTCCAACCCACACACCTCGGCCCATTCGTCGTGGCCCACGCATGAAGATCTCGAGATCGAAGCCGATGACGCCGCGGAAGCCGTCGATGAGGTCCGTGGCGCGCTATCGAGCGCCGCTCTGAATTGCCAGCGGGAAGACGGCTACACCGTCGGCGACCTGCTCTACGCGCTCGTTTGGGACGAGACAGGCCTGATCGTCGGGGAACCGACGCATGAGCTCACGGCCGAAGAACTCGGTGCCGATCCGTCCGACTCTGACGAGCTCGATGCAGAACAGCCCTGACTCCCGGCCGTACCGCGCCACTCTTCGGAGCGACGCGGTGGGCTGGAAATCAGCGGAGAACACGAACGTGGATAAGTCAACAAATAGGTTTTCGAGGCTGGCATTCGGCGGCGGCGAAGAGGGCGAGCGATTGGCGCATCAGGCCCTCCTTGCACACGAAGCGCTACTCGTGCCCGGCACCAAGGTGCGCGTCTACCGCGGCAATCCCGAGGGCATGGTCGGCACCATTGAAGGCGAAGCGCCGGGCCGATCGGTGTACGTACGGAGCGATGAGAACGACGGGCTCAGGTGGGCCATCGAGACGCGGAATCTCGAGCTCGTCTGAGCTCTCGACTGTCCCGCCCGGTTGTGCGATGGGTATGATCCCTAAGTGCCAGTCATTCATGCCCGCATCTTCGAGCGCACCGGGCTCGGCATCGATCCTGACGATTGGCTCGGTGAGCGGCGGTTCGAGGTAGTGAGAACCGAGGCCGGCGACACGGCCCTTGCTTGCGGCAAAAGCTTGCACGATGTTCACCGGGAGACCCCCTTCGCATGGATGCTGCTCAGAAGCCGTCGAAGCCAGGCCGCGCGCCACGTGACGTGCCCGGCGTGCGTTCAAAGCCTCGAGCGGGCGGGCTACCTCCACGTCCGCCCGGCCTCGCCATGAGGCGCGCCGAACGCTGGCTCGACTTGACCCGGGACATCGCCGGACTCGAGCGCATCGCCAAGCTCGGCAAGATCACCGATGCGCAGAGGCGCGACGTCGAAGCGCTCAGAAAAGAACGTGACGCGGTGCGGGCAGAATTCACGACGCACGATCGGCGTGAGCTCGATGATCTACTCGCCGACGAGCGGGCGATGCTCGGACGCCGGCCGCCTCAGCCCACGTAGCGATCGTACGCGTAGTACGCGGCGCCGACGGCCGCGGCACCGAGCGCGGCGTGCATCCACGGAAAGCTGAGCTGCCCCTTCCAGTACGGAATCAGGTACGCCTCGAGCATCGGAGAAAGGACGTTCCCCATGTTCCAGTGCGCAAGCTCGGTTCCGCCCTGGGCGTTCACAAAGCGGAGCCAGTAGAGGCTCGAGCCGAGCCGGTAGGTGCCGCCCGAGGGTTCGGGCATCGGCGGGCGTGCGGACACGCGGGAGGGGCTTTTCCCGGTCTGGGCGAGCACGTTCTGCCAGACCATCTGCCAGCCGTCGTCCCCGCCCGTATTGCTGGTCGTCGTGGCCAGGAGCCGCTCGCCCCGCGCGGCCTCGGCGCCAAACTTCGCGTAGCCGTTCTTCCCGCCCCCGAAAGTCGCATCCATCAGGATGAAGGCGTCGATCTTCGATCGGTCCGCGTCGTTGGTCGCGATCGGATTCAGAAAGCCGTGGGCAGCTGAGAAGCCCACGAAGGCCACGCGCGGGCTTGGATCGCCCCCGCCGTAGCGCCGGATGAGCCCGGGCATCGCTTCCCCGTTCGAGTCCTGAAAGCTCTGCCAGAGCCGGGTGTACGCGCTCGAGCACAAGCGATCCTCACCCGTGCATCCAAGCGGGCCGGGGTCGAGCTCGACGAAGCTCGTGCCCGATGGCCACGGCAGCGCCCGAACAGCGTTCGTGGCCATGGCCTTCAGGAAGAAAACGAGGTTCAAAGCTCCTCCCACCACGTCTGCACAGTGCAGCGGACGGCGCTCCAGCGCTGCCGTTCGACACACCCGGCCAGAAAGGCGTCCGTCTTCAGATGCGCGCGGTAGTAGCCGTGCGCGTCTTCCCGCGTCCTGCCGTAGAAGCGGTGCTCGACCACCGGGTAATCGTTTCCCACCGACCGTTCATAGGTCGCAGCCACGAATACCCAGCGCGCGCCGTTCATGCGGGCCCTCGAGCTCCCCGGGGGACGTTTTCCCGCGGGGAGCCTTTTTCAGGGAGATTCTCGCGGGCGCTTGTTTACGCGCCGCCAACCACCAAGCGCGCTGAACCGGTGAGCGTGCGGCCCGCGGTCGTGGCGCCGGCGGCAAGGCCAATCGTGTCGCCCGTGGCGAGAAACACGGTCCGGGTGCCGGTGACCTGGAACGCCGTGGTCGCACCACGAACGAGCGTGTCGAGAACACCCGCGCCGTTCACCTGGAGCTCGAGCGTGAGATCGTCCGCGACGCTCATCGTGCCGACGTACGTGCCGGTGATGCGCACATTGGCCGCAGGCCCGTGATAGGTGATGACGTTCGATGCGAGCGTGACGCCGACGGCCGACGTCAACGCGGTCAGCGTGAGCGCCGTGAGCGGAGGCGACGCCGTTGCGCCAAGCGTGAGACCGCTGAGCGCGCCGGTTGCGTTGCCGCCGTAGTCGGCATTGTCCCGGAACCATCGACCGGGTCCACCAGCCGCCGGAAGAATGACCGCGAAGTCATCCTGCGTAGCCGTGGAAGCCTTGTTAAGAACATACAGGGCGCGCTCGCTCACCACGTAGCACAGGGCGCCGTCCGGCAGCTCATGCGTGTTGACGTTGTTCAGCGCGTCTTCGGCAAGTACGGCACCGGGCAAGAGACCCGCGCGGGGGCCGAGGAGTCGAAATGCGACAGCAGACTGATCCATCGTGAAATCTCCCTTGGTTTTCGAGGTAGCGATTCCGAGTATCGGGCTACTTGCCGGAAACACCAAACAATCGAGCAAAACTTGGATCGATCGCAAAAACAGCTGCGCCAACCACAAGAAATCCGGCGATGGCCCAGGGCCAAACTGGCCTCTGCGTTTGGATGGCCGCCGATACGCTTTCGCAGTCGGCCGCGGACGGACACAATTGGTCCACGTCGATGCCCGGGTGCCACTCGAAGTGTCCCTCGTCCGGGTAGCCGGAAATGATGAACCGGCCGCCCCAAATGCCGCCCATCTGTTCCCAGATCTGCCCGGCGTGCGCGTAGACGGCCGAATCGGCGATCACTTTGCCCGTGTCCGCGTGCACGGGATCGGCATCGACCGCGCGGGCGAGGACGTGCCAGGATCGGCAGCCCGCGGCGTGGGAGAAGCCGAGCCGCACCTGCTCGGCCTGTTCGGCGCACGTGCGGCGGCCGGACCGGACTTGCAGGATGTAGCCCGTGGCCTGGTAGAAGCGCTTACCGAGCTCGAGAAAGGCTTTCCGCGCCTCCCACTGAACCGCCGGTAAAAGGCCCTTGGGGTCGAGGGCGTACTGCATTTCGACCAGAAATTATCACTGCCGGGGGCTCCCTGGTACTTTCCGGGGAGAAATGATCCACCACCCCGTAGGACGAGGCATGGCACCCAAACGAAAGCGCGCGCGCTTCGAGTCCCAGGCGCAGGTCATCCGGGAGATGGCCAGCGAGCTCGATGTCGACCCGGACGATCTGGTGATCGAAGTGGCCAAGGGCTACGAGACCTTTCTCGACAGCGACGCGCGCGTCTGGGAGCTATCGCTGGGCCGGAAGGAATGGTTCGTCGTCAAGGACCGAGACGTAGCCCGCGAGCTCGCCATCGCGATCGTAAAGCAAGACCTCGAACAAGAGCCCGAGATCTTCAACAAGTACTTTCTCGAGTCGCTCATCGACACGGACAACCTCCGCGACGAGCTCATGGGTGACGTCGTCAATCACCGGCGCGACGATGCGGACGAAATGGACTCCGATGACTTCTGGCGCGCCGCCAAACAGCTCGACATGGACGTGCCCGATGAAGACGAGGACGGCAATTATCCGGAGCCCACGCTTGGCGATAAGGACGATTACGCCGAGAAGGCTGCCGAAGAAGAGCTTCGCGACCCGATGGCCTACCTCGAAGACATCTACGGCGCCGAAGCTGCGGCGAAGGAGGCCATCGAGATCGTCGGCATCGACGTCGACAAGGGCGCCGAAGAAGCCGTCAACGTGGACGGTGCGGGTCACTTCCTGAGCGGGTACGACGGCGAGACGCACGAGACGGCGAGCGGCTTCGTGTACTGGCGCCACAACTAGCGCGATGGTCCATGCGCCTACGCCCGAACGCCGACTACGAAGCGGACTTCTCCGAAGAGGAGGACGTTCGGCGGGAGATAGCCGAGGCGCTGGGCGTTCCGGAGAAGAGCCTTCGACTCGAGTTCGACTCGACGAATGAAGACCTGTGGACTGTCTACGAGCGGGGCGCGGGGCGGCCGTACAGCGTGGTCTTCGATGCGGAGACGGCCGAAGCGGTCGCAGAAGCGCGCGTGCTCGAACAGCTTGTAGATAAGCCCGAAAGCTTCGGCCGCGCCTTTCTCGAGCGGCTGATCGATCGCGACCAGCTTTACGAGGAGCTCTTCAGCGAGGTCTCGTTCACGACCTGGCAGTACGCCGATGCGCTGGCCGATCGCGACGCGGAAGAATTCTGGCGCGTAGCCGAGTCCGTCGGCATCCCGGCCCAGCGGGACGAAGAAGACGGCGTCCTGTTCGAGCCCGATGGCGCCGACGTCGAAGCGCTGGGCGAGAAGCTTGCGGCCCGGCAGATCAAAGACCCGGTGCAGTACCTGATCGATCTGCACGGCGAGACGGCGGGCATCGTGGCCGCGTTTCACACGGCGGGCATGGATGAAGAGCTTGGCGCTCACGATGCCGTGATGCACTACGGCGCGGAGCACTTTCTTGGCCCGCTTCACGGGACGGCCTCGGGCTTCGTTTACTGGCGATCGGAATCGTAAAAGGAACCACCATGAACTCACCCGGACGCTACGAATCCTCAGGCAAGCTCGGCGCCCTCGCCGAAGCCCTTCTCCAAGAAGGCATGGCCGACGCGCAGACCGGAAATTCCGATTGGGGCGATGGCGCCGCACTGATCCGTGGCCGATTCAAGCCGTCCGACTTCGGCCACGCGCATCAATGGCCCGAGTACTTCGAGCTCGACGCTACCGAACGGGCAGCGCTCGATGCCGCAGCCGGAATGATTGTCTCGTGGTCGACGGACGGATTTCTGCGTGTCCGGCTTTACGCGACGGAAGCTGAACTCGATTCTGCATGGGGAGAGATCGAAGAGCAGTACGGCGGCTACGCCGAGAACAGCCAGCGACCGCCGCCGCTACCACCCCGGCGCGGGCGCACCGATGCGCACCGGCGCGTGGCCCGCGCCGTCCGCGATGACCGCGGGTCGTTCGATCCCGCGCGCCGCTACCCGCGCGAGACCAAGCGCCATCACTTTGCCGTGAACCACCACCACCGATCGGGAGGGCTCGCTTCGGATCGGCACCTGCTCGACCAGCTTACCGAAATGGCAGCCGAGTCGATGGAGCTCGAGAACTGGAAGGACGCGCGTGCGACCGATACCGTGGTCGAAGAAGCCGCGCGGTACGATGCAGCGCTCGCCGACGCGCTCGATGCCTTGGTGATCGAGTGCCCACCGGAGCGCGGCACCGCCGATGACCTTTGGGATGCAAACGGCCCCTACCTCGTGCTGATGACACTCCGGGGCGAAGGCGTCGGGATCTGGGATGGAGATTGGGAGTCGTTCTATCCTGACACGAGCGAGGCCGAGCTCTTCTTGAAAGCGCGCCTTTCGCGCTTCGCCGACGTCACCGGCGGCGGGAGCTTCGGCGTTGCTCTCATGAATGCGGCCGACGAAACGGCCGGCGGCGATCTCCGGGAGAACCGACACCGCCGAAACGTGCGGGGTGGCGGAGAAGCCGACGTGCACGCTGCGCGCGAGCTCATGCTCTTTCTCGAGAACGACCAGCGCTTCGCACCCGGGTCGCCCACGGGCATGGGCCGCGCGATCACCAAAAACCAGCTCCGCAAATGGCAGGCTGGCATGTGGAGCCGAGAGCTGTCGGTCAAGGGCTGGATGCACTTGGCCGACGCGGCGGCGAAGGCCTACGCCGAGGAGATCGGTGGATCGTTCGATCGCCCCACGCGCCGCGCCGTTGCCGAAGAGCTTACTGATGACTTCGCCGCGCAGGCGCGCGCAGGCGAGCTCGCGCACATCGATACGTCGGTCAGACGGTAGCAGGCTCTAAATGAGCCTGACCGGTAAGCACCGGATTGTGACCATGGCCGAGACCGAAGTTCTTGTCTGCGCGAACGTGTGGCTCGACGAGATCGAGCGGGTGACTGATCGACCGCTGACCGACACCGAACGGCGCCTGAAGCTTGCCGTCACGCTCCTCCGGCGCACCCGGCACATCACGAGCACGGTGCGTGTCGACGAAGTACAGCGCCTGCTGGAAGAGCAGAAAGCCGAAAAGAAGAAGTAGGCGCGCCTACCCGATGCGCCGGCCCCGTGGTCCGCCGATGCGTGCCTCGTACGGCCTGCCGCCGCGCTTCAGGTGTGCGCGGTACCGATCATCGTTCCGCATCCAATCGGCGCAGTGCCCACAGAAGTCGGGGCGCTCCCGGTCCGCTTTCTCGGATGGGTCGCAACCGGGATAGTCCATCCGGTACTCGCAGCGCTTGCAGCGTTTTTCAGTCATGGGCGTTCATGCCTGCTTGATAGTAACCGACTTCGGCCAAATGCCATTCAGCCCGAACCTATCTGCGAGCTCGCGGCAGATTTCTTCCCGGACCCAAGGATAACCCGGAGACCAGCGCACCAGGCGCCGACGGCGTCCATCGGAGAGCCTGTAACGGACTACAAAGCGCCAGTAGTGGACTCCCTCGACACTGATGGGATCGGTAATCATGACTCGGCGGTCGGGAAGTGCACGCGGCGCGCCAAAGCCCCTTTGTGCCGCGCCCGCGTGAGACGCCCCACAGCCTGTGGATAACCTGGGGAGTGACGTAACCTTTCTTGTGGTGACCGTAACACTTGTTACGGACCAGGCCGAGTGTTACGCCCTGAAACTCGCCCTATTGCCGATGAGCCCGGCACGCGGACTGCATTGGTCCCTGGGCATGGAACAGCCGCACTTCGAGCCAGAACCCGAGCTCGTGCCCTACCTCGTCGAAGCCCCCTGCACCCGCTGCCGGGGCGCCGGCAAGAATGTATCGCCCGCCTTCACGTCCGTCGACGGCGTGTCCTATCCCGAGCGGGTGTCGCGCTGCTCGTGCTGCGCCGGTAGCGGGAAATTCCCCGGCGTCGACATCCCGGCGATCCTAGCGATTGTTTTCACCACTGGCAGGAAGCCGCGCTTCCGCGCCTCGTGGCCAGCGAAGCTGAACGCCTGGCGTAACCTCGGCAATGCAGGCGCATCCCGCGCGTACTACGTCTGGCGCTTGGCGCGCTTCCACGGCGGCGCCGACGTGACGATGCCCATGACGGCAATGACCGCGATCACGGGCGACCCGCACTTGGAGCTTCTCGATGCCATTGCCGAGTACTTGGCCCAGCACGTATTCGGGACGGACAAGGCTGCGGCGTACCGCTGGGCCAATGCCCTCGGCCATTCGATCCCGGTGCCGTCGAATCAGCCGGCATCGGCCTTCGAGGGCGGCCCCGTGGTAACCGAAGGCGAGAAGCCGGACTTCGAGCGGGAAGAACTGAAGTAGCGAGCCCGTAGGACAAAGGCAGAGACTCACATGAACGCAATTCTCACTGACGACCAGGGGCGCCCCATCCGGCGCCCCGCGCGTTCCGAGTACGACTCGGACTATGCCTTCGTCGTCGCGTTTCACAGCTACAAGCAGTGCGTGGCCGACAGGGCCAACCAGGCGTTCGACGATGAGTGGCGGAAGCAAATGCGGCGCAAGGATTGCCGATGACCCGCCGTAGAACAATTCGACTCACCGACGTCGCTGTCCCGCTTGGCGCCCTGCGGCACCAGTGGGCGGCGTCAAACGACAACGGCATCGACTGGCGATGCTCCCTAAACGCCCGCTGGTGGCGTATCAATCGATCGAGGTTTTTCGATGTCTGAATTCGATTTCAAACGTGCTTGGTACAACGTGGCTCGGCCTGCGTTCGATGCGCTCCCGGAAGCAGTCAAGGCCTTGATCGAGCGCGTCGATCGTGACGCGGCCGAGCTCCGGCAAGACCCGTCGACCCTGCTCATGCCGTGGTCCGAAGGACTTCGGGAAGCGTTCGAGAGCTTCGACTCGGATACCCTCGCCGTGGCTTCCCACGTGGTCTACTTTTACGGCCACTGGGCGTTCGGCGAGCACACGAAGCATGCTTTTCAGGAACGCGGTACCTACTGGAAGTTTTCGGACTACGCCGACCAGGTTCTTGCCGCGCGACTCGGCCTGCCAGCGTACGACAAGTACACAACGGGCTACGGCATTACCTACCGGGTGCACCAGGGCATGCTCCGCGTGCAGTCGAATACTCCGGACTCCTGGCTCTGGGAAGACTGCGCGCTCGGGACCCAGACCTCGCTCTTCAAGCTGACGGAACGCTCGTGGCCTCTCACGCCACAGGTATATCGGAACAAGCCTTCGAGTTGGCGTGCCTACGACCAGGCTATTCCGGCGGCGCTCCGCGCTGCGCGCGAAGAATTCTGGCCCGCCGAGCTCGCGGCGTTCAAGACTGTGGTCGAAGACTACCAAGAGAAGCCCCGGCGAAAGACCGCTGTCGATGAGTACCTGGAAGAGAGCCGCGATGTCCGAAGGTAAGGTCACGCTCTACATCGAATCCGCGCAGGCACGTTACCTGCGGAAGATCGCAGCATCGCTCGTGAGCGGCGAGCGGTTCGGCGGCGACGCTCTTCGCGACACGGCCCAGAGAATCAGCCTGATCCTAGACTATTCCGCACACTTTAGCGGCGGCGATACACTGGCCGAGCAGGATCTCCGCGCCGCAGCTAAGCGTCTCTACACCGAGCGTACGCTGAAGGACGACGACCGGAAACACCTCGCCCTGCTCATCACACGCGCGCTCGATCGAGCGCAGATCGTTGACGAATCCTGATGCCCGACGCCGAAACACCCGATCCGCCAAAGCCTCTCACCGTGCCGCGTTTGAGCGACGACGAGATCCGCCAATTCGTGATCGACGTGCTCGGCGATCGCATCTTCACGTCCAACCACGTGCCTACTGACGACAAGCGTGCGCTCGGCAGAAGACCCTTCAGGTCTGAAGCCTCAGGGCTGGGGCGGGGCCGGCGGCGCGGGCACCACGGGCGGCGGATCGAGCCGTCCGGGCGAGAAGTGCATTGCTAGGCCCAGCGCGGCCACTGCTGCGGCCAGGCCGAGCTTTTGGGAGTGCGGCTTGTTCTTGATGCTCCGCGCGGCGTAGTAGAGCACCGTGTAGAGCGTGAGGTCGCCCGTGATGTTCTGCCAGGTTTCGGGTTCCTTCGATCCGAAAATGACGCTGCCCCGGGGCCATTCGTGCGCGTACTCGGCCACTTCGTAGGCCAGGGCGCCGGGGAGCGCGATCATCGGTCGGATGCCGAGAAAGCCGACGGCGAGTCCGGAGAGCGAATGGACGAGGCTCCACTTGTCGATGAAGCCGGAGTTCAGGTTCGGATCATCCGCGCCGAAGGCTCGCATCATCTGAAAATCCCCATGGGCGGTGCGGGCGCCGGCGGCGGTGGGGCCGGTTCCTGCACTGGCATCGACTTCGACTCGGCTGCAGCCCGGGCGAAGGCACCGAGGTAGTAACCGACCATCTCGACCAGGATGTCGGAGGTGATGTTCACCGGCGTTTCCTCGTGCGGGTGAAAAAGCGCGTGCTCGGCCCCGCCATGGGCCACGTTCTTGACCATTTCGAGGCCGAAGAACACAACCAGGGCCGCCGCGGGCTTGATGCCGGCGGCGCCGGCGACCAGGCCGATCGTGAAGTGGATCGGGGTCCTGGAATCGAGCATCGCCTTGCCCTGCTCGGACGGGCCTCGGGCAAGCACCAGACTCATAGAACCGAGGGTAACCGAGGAGCTTGCCTCGTGACCAGAAATCCACGAGTTTTTGGGGATGGAGTTTTCCGTGGCCGTCCAGACCTGCGCCGGCAGGGAAATCGCCCTGGGTCGCACGTGTGCCGAACTCGAGGCAAGCGACGTCGGCAGCGCCTACACCGTCTTCGATCACCCGCCCGGCAAGACCGTGGTCGAGCATTGCTTGGGCGTGCTCGACGCCCTCTCCAAAGCGGGGACCGAGTACGCGATCCGGCTCGAAGATGACGTCTTGGTGAACGCCAACATCCTGCACAATCTCCGCACCTGGCCCGCGCTCGGTGAGCCGGACTTCGGCGCCGGCTGGCTCTACGTACCGCGCTGCCTGCTCTTAGATCTCGCGCGCACCGGCTACGGCCGAAAGACCCGCAGCGCGCACCGGATCACTGACCCACGCCTCGGCGGCTCGCTTGGTGTCCTCTTTCGGACGGGGGATCTACCGGCCGTGATCGAACAAATGCGATCCCACGCCGGGCTCGTGCAGGACTGGTCCATGTCGCGCGCCGTGTTCGAGCTCGGCAAACGCGTCTACTACGCGAAGCCGAGCCTGCTCGAGCACAACGTGGATGTCCCATCGTCGCTCGAGCACAGCGCGAAGCATCACGGCATTTACCACACGTCGGGCGGCTACTTTCAGCGCGCGTGGAAGCGCGGATCCAGTAAAGCGCGCCCGACATTCGGTCCGTGATTGACGGGGGGACGCCGAGACGTCCGGGAACTCTTCGCGCCCGGATGCTGTTCATTCTTAGAAATTGCGTTCCTGGTTATGCGCGACCAGGAATGCTCTCGCGATCGTGTGTGCCGCGTGTGTCCCGGGCTATGCGCTCCCGGGATGCTCTTCACAGAAGAGGGTTCAGCTAGGAATTGACGGAATCGTTCTGCCCCGAGCTCATCGCGCTCGGGATGCTCTTCACGGAGGCCTAGCTGCTCACCGCACCAGTATCGTGCTGCCATTGCACGTCCCGAGCTAGTCGCGTTCGGGATGCTCTTCACAGTTCCGCTGCCTCGATCGGAACCTACCACGCGCGCATGTCCCGAGCTTATCGCGCTCGGGGTGCTCTTCACTGACGTCAGTCACGCACATGAATGGCCTCAGTCCCCTTGCTCCGTCCCGGAGCTCATCGCGCCCGGAATGCTCTTTTGCCGCATGTTGTCGGCTAACGACTTGGGAGCTTCGTCTCCGGGCTATGCGCGACCGGGATGCTCTTCGCCGAAGGGCGCCGATGAGCCCCAGCATCGTGTCCCTGGCTAGTCGCGCCCGGGATGCTCTTCATGGGTCGTCTTATCGCACCGCTCTCGGCAACGTTTCGCGCCCGTCCAGAGCTCATCGCGCTCGGGATGCTCTTCCCTGACGCCCGACACGTCCACGAGCTCATCGCGCCCGGGATGCTCTTTTAATGGCTTGAATCACGTCCCCGATCTCAGCTATCCGCGAACGGAATGCTTTTTTATCCGCTGCCTGACGGATCCAGATCATCATCGAGTCCCGGGTCTTCCGCACTCGGGATGCTATTTGTCGGGACCAAAAAGTTGACGCGGCGGTCCCGTGCCAACTTCGCGTACGGAATGCTCTCATTTCGATCGTCTCGCCCTCGTCCCGAACCCTCTGCGTTCGGAGTGCTCTTTATGTATCCGGCTGTGACGGAGTGTCCCTGGCTCATCGCGCCCGGGATGCTCTTCATAGACACGCCTGCGAGAGCCGTGCTTGTCCCGAGCTCATCGCGCCCGGAATGCTCTTCACAGATTGATCTCTAGCGCCGCCGGTAGTCCCGAACTCGTCGCGCTCGGGATGCCCTTTCACTCGTAGACGTCGACCGACAGTCCCAAGCTCGTAGCGCCCGGAGTGCTCTTCATAGCGTTCGTTCCACTGCGAACGTATCGACGTACGTCCCGAAGCTCGTTGCAGCCGGGATGCTCTTCGCACGGTCAAAACATCGGTTCTCGCTGGTCCCGAGCTATGAGCGCTCGGGATGCTCTTCCAATGGGGTTACTACCTCGAGTCCCGAGCTACGCGCGCCCGGAATGCTTCTTCACGGTGGATGCCGTCATACACGAGCCACCCGTCCCAAGCTCATCGCGCCCGGGATGCTCTTTTCCTATTCAATTGTCAGAGAGCGGTGGCCGAGCATCACGCGATGCGTTCGATCTCGGCGTTCGGTTCCTGAAGCATTCGCCACGGGCGGGGCGGATCGCCGGGCGCGGCACCATCATAGTCCCGCCAGCCGATTGCGATCACGCGACAGGGTCCGGCGACTTCGACCCGGCCGCCGTGGAGCTCGCGGCCGCGGCTTCGCCCGCATTCGCAGTAGCGGATCCGATCCACGCACTTCAGCACGTCCTCGCAGTGCTTGCAGTTCAGGATCTTCATCGACTCGACGTTAGCCATCGGCTGCCTTTGCCGCCAGCTCCTCCACCATCTGAATCAGCTCGGCGTCGCTTGGAAGAGACCCGGGGCACGCGCCTAGGACATGCGCCAGGCTGCGGCGCAAGAAGTCGTACTCGAACGCGAGCTTCGCTTGAACCAGGGAGACGACCGAGCCGCTATAGCCGGCCGGGTGGATGACTACCGGGATCTTGTGTTTCACCGCGCGCACGATGCCGTCCAGTGTGCCGCTGCGATTGCCCTTCGGGCCCCGCTCTTTCCCATCCCAGAACGCGAGCCAGAGATGGGCGCCGATGAGAGCCATTTTCTCGTTTCGGATGGGGCCTGCCGCTTTACCGTCCCGGTCCCAATCAGCCAGATGCTGTTCGGGAGTCATCCCAGGTTCGGACCGCGCCACCGTATGCGCCGCCGCATCGGCTCCCCTGGCTCCGCCGTGCACCACGGTCAGCGGGCGCGGTAGGGCCTCGAGCTCGCGTTGAACCGATACGTTATCGGCCCAATCGCGATTGCCGCTCACGATCACGCGCATCAGCCGATCCCCTTCTCTTGTTTGAACCCGGGCCCGTGGGGGGACGCGCGCTCTCCCAGCCATTTGGCCCGCGTGACCACGCTCCGAAGCCCACGCGAAAGCCCCAGCTCGTCTTCAGTAACGTCCGCCCGATCGACGTCGATCGTGTCGAATACCGGGACCTGCGCCGCAAAGATGCCTCCATTGCCGGCCGAGCGGCGCATCGGGCGCGTACACCAGAGCTCGCACATGCCTTCGCCGAGAGCCGCAAGGACTTCGCCGATCTCTTCGTTGTCGTCGCCTACGGCCATGATGCCGGCAGCGCGGACGGCGGCCACGTAGGAACCATTGTCGAGTGGCTTTACCAGGAGCTCATCATCCAGCACGGTAAACTCGTAGTGTGGACCCCAAATGATCATTTGATGGAGACGCGGCGCGTATCGGACTTTTGCTGAATCGGGCGGCGCCAGACGTACACGATCATGGTCCCGAACTTTTTCTCGGAGTCGAGCTCCCAGCCGATGCCGTCGGGAACGATCGCCGAGGCTTTGCCGAACGCCGCTTCTTCGGCTTCCGTCGTGTGGGTCTCGGTGTATTCGTAGTTGTCCGCGATCATGCTGTCAGTGCTATCACTGACGGCACGGGGTCGTCAACCGCGGGGCTGTTCCTCGACTTTGGCGAGCTCGCGGCGCACGTCGTTCAGCCGTTTCACGAGCCCGCGCTCGTCGGCCCGGAGCGTCGACTTGTACTCGTCGAGGCAGATCTTGCAATAGCCGTAGCGGCCGGAAAGGCTTCCGCAGCCCTCCGTCTTACAGATGATGAACCGGTCCTTTTTCACGATTTCGATCCTTTCTTGTGGCGCCGCACCTTGCCCGTTTTCACGGCCTGGCCGACGCCCATGGTGACTTTCGAGATGCCGCCACGCTGCAGATCCAGGATCACTTCCTCTTGGTCGAATTCGGCGGCGATGGACTCGGCTAGCTCGACCATCTGCTGCTCGAAGTCCTGGCGTGGCATGCCGGGCGTCCCGATGATGACGACCTGGGCTCCGAAGTCTTCGACGACCTGGCCCTTACGGCCGGGCTCCTGGTGCGTGTAGAGGCCGCGCTGGTAGAGAAACGACGAGGCGGGGTCGCCGCTCTGGTCGGTGCGCACATCGCGCACGAGATCGATGAGCTCGTCGAGCTTTCGTTCAGCCTTGCGATCGGCGACTTCGCGCCGTCCGCGCACTTCTTCGAGCCCGACGAAGATCCTGGCGCTCCAAATCGGGTTCGTGGTCCGCCACCGGCTCTCGTTCTTCTCGAACCCGTCGCCGTAGTAGTACAGGTCGCCGTTCGGATGAAAGCTCCGCTCGCTGTCGCGATACGTCCGTGTGTTCACCTGTCGCAGAAACATCTTCGGGTCTCCTTTTATCCGCGTACGCTTCGCAAGAGCTTGTCGTATCGTTCCTTCGCCAGGCGCGCCTTCCGCTCCTTCGGCGATTCGTCGTCCGGGTGGTGCGGATCGGTCTCCGGCAGATCCCGCACCTTTCCGCGATTGGCTCCGTGAAACTCGCCCCGGCACCGGCACCGGCAGCGGCGCTTCGGGCTCTTGGCGTTTTCGCAGGTGGCAACCTGCCTAGCCGTGAGTTTCGTAGAGCTCTCTTCGGTGTCGTCCTTCATTATGTGCCACGTAGCAGCAGATGCAGATCAGTGTGGGGCAGAACGCACAGATGTAGACCTCGCGGAGATCTCCTGGGCAGCGCTTCGGCAGTTTCGCATATTCTGGTTCATCGTGGCCACGGCAGCGCGGCATGCACGCCGGGCAGTTCGCGATGGCCCATATCAGGGGCACGCAAACTCGAGGGCAGTTAGTAACGGGTAAAGGTCGGCGTTCTCCGCGCTGGTCATGGTCTCTGCTGCGCCGTAGGGAAACTGCGCGGCGGGCGTGGTGATGATGTCCGGGGATACGTGGCCCGCGTAGGACACCTTCGAGACCTTCCAGCCCGTTTTCGTTGGCGCCAGATTGAAGCTCATCGGCCACGGGCTCTCGTACGCAATGATCGTGCAGTCTTTTTCTGCGCCGCACGGCCCTTCATTGATGATGAAGTCCGGCGTTTTCGTTTCGAGCCACACGTCGATGCTCGTTGCCGACGTCCACTTGTACGGCATGTCCCCGGTCGCTAGATCGTACCAAATCAGCTTCACTGTCGCGCACGTGTCCTTGCACGACGCGCAGGTCCCCTGAAACTCGCGCGTCCACGCCGTCCACTGAAACGACTGGGGCAGGGCGCTGATCTTGAACGCGGCCGATGCTGCGCACTTCGGCGGAACGCCGCCGCTGCCACCGCTGCCACCCGTGGCTCCGGTCCCGGATGCGCCCGCGCTGCCGCCGGTGCCCTGGCCCCCGGTGCCCGACACGCCGCCGGTACCGGTGCTGCCAGCCGTCCCGCCGGTACCGCCCGTGCCAGCGCCTGCGCTGCCGCCAGATCCGCCGCTGCCGGCGCTCCCGCCGATGCTCCCGAAGCCGCCTGCTGCCGCGCTACCGGCCGAACCGGTGAAATCATCGCCGCCGCAGCCCACGCACACGGCGACTGCCACGAGTAAGAAGAGTGCCTTCATTGCGCCTACCTCCGGGGTAAAGGACGAGCACGTTCCGTGCCGTGCTCAACGCACGATAGCATTGACAGCAGTGCTATCACCAGCGTAACTTTGCCGTCACACCCGCGTACCAGCGTAACAGTGTGACGCTACGGGTAGAACCCGGGGATCGGCAGCGTACGAATGGTCATGGAACTCTGTGCCCTGCACGAAATGAGCGCCCGGATCTGCGGCTGCGCGAGTGTTCAGGAAGCGGCCCGTGTGCTGCGGGAAGAGCAGCGCGACTTCACTGGGCTCCCGCTCGGCAAGCGCACGCGTTCGGTGCCCGGGATTGTCGAGGACTGCCCGCTCTGCCGGCGGCTCGGCGTGCACGTGGTCGTCTGCGCCCGGCGCGGGCGGCGGCACGAGATCTGGGTGCACACCGCCGTCTTGAGCTACTCGAACAGCGTTCTCGTCGGGCACACGAGCGAAGACACGTGCCACCAGTACGGGACGCCTACGGCGCCGAAGCGACCGAAGCGCCGTGCTCCGCAAGCATCGCGGTCGCCGCGCGTTCGGCGCGCCTAGCAATCCGGCACGCCCGCTGGAGCTCGGGCTCTTCGACTGCTTGGGCGATCAGCGCAAGGGCGTTGCGCATCTGCCGAACGACGCGCGAGTGCGAGGGGCGATCGGCGCGGAGCGTGGCAATGACGTTCTCGGCGCGCCCGATCTCGTTGCCAGGCTCTTCGCCCGCGCGGATACGGCTTGCTGCCAGCGTGACGGCCCGCGCGCAGCAGCGGATCGCGTACCGCTCTTGGTCAGTCGACGGCGACGAGCTCACTCGCCGGAAACTCCATGTAGCCGCCACCGACGAGCTGCACGAGGGCCAGTGATTCTCCCGGGTTCCCTAGACCGGCCGGGTCGCGCCTGTACATCATCAGCACGACGCCTGAGTAGGCCGGGTTGTCGACGACGCCCGCGGCGGCATTCGCTTGTGCGTGGATCACGATCTTGCCGGCGAGCGCCGTGATGTCCGCGCTGTCGGCCGGCAGGAGCTCATCGAGTACATTGGCATCGATTGTTGCCTGGCGAAGGCCAGTCTGCCAGAGCACCGTTGCCGTTCCGGCGAGCGCTTCGACCATCCCGAAGATCGGTGGCTGCGGCGTGATTCGGGGTACGGTGGTAGTGGGATACTTCGTTCCCGAATTTCTGAGCGTGACAATCGACTGTTCTGCGAGCGCCATGGGGTGATGCTAGGGGGGTAGGGGTGGGAGGGTCAAGAAATCCGGCTGTTGTCAGCCGCGTTTCTGGCACCAGAGCATTTCGTTCGCGGAAGGGCTCAGTTTCTCGAGCTCGGCCGCTGTCGTTGGCTTGATGGATCCGTCCGCCGTCACGGTCCCGAGCGAGTAGCCGATGGATGTGATCCGCTGCAAGAACTCGCCCGGCGCCTTGTGCTTTCTCGGCGTGAACTCGAGCAGCACGGCGCGCGCGCCCGGGGCGCCGAGGCACTTCTGGGCGCCGTCCCAGACGCGTTCCTCGTGCCCTTCGGCATCGATCTTGATGAAGTCGGGCGGGGCCCCGCCGCGATCATCGAGCCGTGAGCAGCCGATGGGCTGGCCGTGGAGCGTGCCACCGATCACGACTTCGGCCGAGCCCATGTTCGTGGTGCTGTCGACCACGAGCCGGGCTCCGCCGTGCGGCACGTCTTCGCTGCTTGCAGCGGCCGCGATGATGTCCGTGCGGCGATCGAGCCCGTTCAGTTCCACCGAACGGCGGAGGCAATCGACGGTGAAGTACTCTGGTTCCCAGGACTGCACGCGGCCGCCTTCTCCTACCAGATGGCCGAGAAGCACGGTGTAGTAACCAGCGGCCGCGCCGACATCGACCACGCGCATGCCGGCCTTCACGTAGCGGGCGACAGCGATGCTGCACCAGATCTCCCAGTAGCCATCGAGCGCGAGATGCGGCGTGACCGCGTTGTCCCGGGCATCAGCGACGATCGGGTAGCTGCCGAGCACACGGCAAAGCAACCGATCATTGCCTTGATAGACGGCCCGGGCGCGTGACTCGAAGTACGTTTCGCACGCGCCGCGCTCCTCTTGCCGCAAGAGCTTCAGGGGATCGAGCACGGCTCAGTCGTCCTCATCGGCGTCATCATCGTCTTCCTGCTCTTCGTCTTCCTCTTCTTCCGCAACGCGGGCGACGCGCACCTTGAAATGCTCGCCGGACTCGAGCGTCACGTCGATGACCGTGCCGAGTCGTCCGAGGTCTGTGAGCTCGAGGTTATCCTCCAAGAGCTCGACGATTTCTTCCGCAAAATCCTTTGCTGACAGCATGCGAATTTGCCCATTCGCACACCCGGAAGAAAACGTCAAATCGTCGGTTCGCCCCAGCCTGCGTTTTTCTGGCAGTAGACAAGCCAGGCCTTGGCGAACTCGCCGAATGCCCACTTCACATGCAATACGGCGTCCTCGAAAGGCTGCGCCGCTGGCGAAGAGGCCGACAGTATCTGCGTTCGATCAGGCGCAATGAATCGCACCACGTGAAGCTCCTGTCCCGATGTCGCGCCCGTGCACGCGTCGAACACCATGTCGACCCCTGCCGGCAGCGGCAGAAAGATCTGGCGCACGAGCGCCTGGAATTGATCGAAGCGCGCTTGGTCCATGGTCACTTCTCCTCCCGGGGTACGGACACCGTCCAGTACTTGTTCGGATCATCCCACATCTCTTCGGGACTGGAAATGATCGTGAGCCGGTGCATCCTGCCTTCCAGGAGCTCGATCACACCACCGCGCAGATACCCGGTCGGCGTCGCCCCGCGTTCGGTTGCGCGCTTCACCAAGGCATGAAACGCACCTACCGTGATGTCCGTGCCTTCGCAGTGCGGCCACTTCTTGTTCCGGTACACGCCGCTGAAGCCGTCCATCTTTCGCTTGCGGCCCCGGTACCACCAGCCGCGCCCCGTCCACATCGGCGGGTGTGGTGTGAGAAGGAGAGTGTGGACGAGGCTCCGGAGCACGAGTGAGCTACTCACCTGCCGGAGCGCACAGTACGACACCCAGTCCGCGTGGATGTCGACAGGAAAGGCGATCTCGATCCGCTTTCGGATGCCGCGCGGCGTGTGCGTGCCGAGCCGCGTCATGGGTAGCCCCATGGCCTCGCGCTCTTTGTCGAGCTCGAGCTGCGCCAGGCGCAAGGCCTCGGGATGGACCAGTAGCCGCTCGGCGAGCTCTTCACGCGTTGTATCCTCCGCGCGTGCCCAACGCGTGCGCTTGAGCTTGTCGATCAGCCAGCGCCGGAAAAGCGGTTCCTTGTCCTCGCTCATTCCGTCAGGGAACGATGACGCGGGGGGCTTCGGGGGCGGATGCGGGGACTTCGGCGATCGCTTGGACGTAGTCGATCTGTTCGGGTCCGAGCAGGACTTCGGTGATGACGCCAGGCTCGAGGCTCATCTTCACGATGAGCTTTTTCCCGCCAGGCGCGGGCCTGAGGACACCCAGTAGAACGATGAGCGGCCGCGGCCGCTCGGGGTTGAAGGTCGGGGCGTAGTAGCCGCCGATCGACTGGTATTTCTTCGTACCGGGTTGTTTCATCGGCTCGATGGCAACCAGCGGGCGGACGAGCTGGATGGCGACCGGTGAATGAAACCAGTGCGCGAACGATTGCACGGCTTCGGACAGTGGGGATTCGGCTTGGGTCATGGGCATCTCCTTCAGATCTTGCCCACTATCACGAGTCCAAGAGCTTGAAGAGCGGGGCAAGCTGGTTTTCCCATTGCCACTGTTCGGCAAAGCGCGGCGCTTGCGCCCGGGCTCGGGCTGAGAAGCTCGTCCAGTTCTCGTAGGATTCGACCAGCGCTTCGGCGAGTGAGGCGCGGCTGATGACGGGGGCTTCGGCGCCGGGCAGATCGTCGATCGGGCCCATGGCCCCGCACGACACGCCGCGCACGCCTTCCAGGCGCACATCGAACCACTCGCTGTGACCCGTGCACAGCGTGGCGACAACCGGCGTGCCGACGGAGAGGGCTTCGACTGGGACCATGCCGAAGGCCTCGCCGCGGGAGGGTTGGGCCACGAGATGGCAGGTCGCGAGTGCGCTCTGTATCGACGAGGCGCTCATCGACAGACGCCCGCGGGCGATCACGTTCGTCGGCGGCTCGCCGCGCTCGCCCATCCATTCGATGAACCCCGCGTGCGCCTCGGGATCGAGCACGAGCTCGAGGAGCGCCATCTCCGGGAGCTTGCCGTCCCGGATTAGGTTCTCCCACACTTCGACGAGCTCGAGCGTTCCCTTTCGCTGCCGCGCGCTCGACGAGAAGTGGCGGACGAGAAACTGGCTCCGCGAATACTGGGCAGTGAGCTGCGCCAAAAACGACGCCGCAAGCGGGGTCCCGTTCGTCGGCAGAAACGCGGCATCGACCCCATGGGGCACCACCGTGATCGGTAGCGAGGTGTATTCGCTGAGCACGCGTGCCGCCCAGCCCGACGGGGCTAAGAGCCGCGTGCAGGCCCCATTCAACAGCTGCATCAAGACGGCTGGCATCTTGTTACTGTTCGGCGCCACCATGGCCCAGCGCGCGGGGTGGCGCGCGTTCTTCGTCATCCGCGCGGCGTGGTTCAGGGGACCCGTCAGGATCCCCACATCGGCCAGTGCGCCAAGCGGTTCGGGCTCATCATCGCTCAATTCCGCGTCGAGCTCGACGATGCCGCCGAGAACAGCCCGGCTGCGAAGTGCTTGCACGAAGCCCGCCGTCACCCGCGCATGCGAAGCGTGGCCGACGGCGCGCCCGTAGATGCGTACTGATTTCATTCACTCAAGCTCTACGGATCACTCGTTCGATTGCTTCCCCTCGCACGCTACGAGCTCGGAGTATACCTTGCGGGCGAAGATGGCGCGCCGGTAGGCGCCGGTCCAGCCGCAGTGGCCCACGGCGAAGTAGCTGATTGCGCCCTGGTCGGTGTGGCAGGCTTTGAGACCGCGGGCGAGAATGCGGTCGGCGGCGCGGGCGGCTTTCAGCACCGAGTCGTAATCGAGACCCACGATCTCCGACCACTCGGGCACGATCGGAATCGGCTGGATCTGCCAGTAGGAGTGGGCGCGGAAGTGGACGGCGCCCCAGCGATCCTTGTACCCGTCGCACTCGAAGAATCTCCGGCCGTGCGAAGCGTACGTCCGGCAGTCACCGGCCTGAATGCGACTCAGGAGCGACGACTCGAATTTCGCCGTGGTGAGCGAGAGCGCTACCTTTCGAGGCGTCTGGGATGCAATGGCGACGGCTTCGGCCGTAACCGGATCCGCACTGGGATCGTGGGAGATGGATTGAAGGGCGGCGAGCACACAGGCTGTTTTGATCATGGCGTGGTCCTAACTCAGTTGGACCACGATGGTCAATCCTTGGACACTGGGTCAGTGATGCCGAGGCTGAGCCGAGCCTGCGCTAGCGCATCACACTTGCCTAAATAGTAGGCGTCACTGGCGATGGCCTCCATCCCGTCATTGAACGCGCCCCTCATCACCATGATGGTTTCTGGCGCCATGTCGCTGCCGAACTTTTCTTTGAACGCCTTGGCGTGCAAGGCGATGTATTCCTCTGCGATGTCGCGCTGGGCATCGAACCCCAGCGCGCCTCCACGGGTCATTAGTCTTTGCTTCATGATGCCTTGGCCTCTTCCTTCGTCTCCACTTTCTCGAACGCGCACCGGGTGAGGAGCGTCTCCTTGTTGTCTTTGTACGTCTCGTGGGCCTTGATCGTTCCGTTGCCTTTGACGACGTCGCCCTTCGCGAATTCCCGTTCGCCCGAAGCGAACCACTTGAACACGTGGCCTTCGGCGTCGGCGAGCACTAGGAGCGTCTTCACGCCGTAGTTGCCCTCGATGTAACGGACAGCAACGACCTCGAGCGCATCGAACGTGTAACGCGCCTTGATGGTGCCGAAGTAGGTGGAGGGCGGGCGGGCAACGCGTTTCTGGCGTTCGATCTCGATTTCCTTTTCCTTCCGGTACGCGACCACAGCGGAAGCGACGAGGCCCGCGTGCTTGTGGTCGACGTAGCCGAGCGCGATCGAGACGCGTAGGTTATGCAGGTAGTCGGACACGTGCTCGCGGCCACCGAGCTCTTCGGCCCAGCCAATGACGGCTTCCGCTTCCTCGACATCTTTCGGCGAGGGCTGGAGGGCCTCCCAGCGCTCGATGAGCGCCTGGGGCTCGCGCGGGCGCTTGCCCACGATCCACGACGCGGTGTCCTTCGTGGCGGTCTTGCCGTAGTCCCGGGCTACACCCGAGCTCACCCAACCCTCGTGCCGGATCGCTGAGCTCGTGGCGGCCAGGAACGACCGGACGCCGGGCAAACTGAATCCACTGCCACCCCAATCATCGCCGTACTCGGACAGCTCGGCACGGAGCTCGTAGAACAGTCGCCAGATGGCGAGCGCTGCCGACACGTCTTCGGTCCTGAGAAAATCGGCGAGGCAGTTTCGACCGATGCGCTTCTGCACGCCCGCGGGGTCGACGAGCACGAACGTGTCGTTGCGGCGGCGCACGGTGTTGCAGTGGTCGCAGTTGGGATCGGCCGTGCGTAGCGACTCGGGAAGCGCGTGCGCTTCATAGCCCGGAGCTCGGGCAACGATGTTGCCTATCTCGGCGTGGTGTTCGACCTTGGCGACGAAGGCCCAGCCGTTGATCTTCGGGACCACGCCACCGAGGCGAACGGTGGCGGCAATGGCGACGCGGCCCGTGGGATGGCGCTTCCCGAAAAGCGTCTCGAGCACTTCGCACGCGTACTCGGTCACCGACACTTCGATGCCGCCGCCGGCTTTCTTCGCGCGGCGGTTCAGCTTCTCGACCCGGGCACTGAGCTCGGGCAAACGGTGACCCGGCACGACATACACATTCGGGGACACTTCACCGAACACAACGGGGGATCCGAGCGGGCCAACCAGAATCGTTTCCATCGTTCCTAGGTATTGCAGCCGGCGTGCCGGGGCCAAACCCGCCCAGGGCGCCCAGGGAGGGCTTAAGTCAGCCGTAACAAGGGCGTAACACCGTTACAGGGTGACGCCTGTTACGGCCATTTCCAGGCCTCCGTGGCGCCCCTCGCGTTGGTCCGGACTTTGCTGTTCGGAAGGACTGAAAGGAACGCCGCCATGAGCACTCTCGAACTACTCGCCTTGTCCCAACTCCTGCACAAGGAGGGTTTGCACTTCAAGCGCCTCTTTCTGAAAAACGGCCGCTACCACGCGCACATTCGCCGTGGTGAATTCGTTACGTGCGTCGGAGTCCACGAGGATCCGGCTGAAGCGATCCAGCGCGCATTGAACGATCTTCTCGCTTCCGAGCCTGCTGGCGTCGCTGCACATTCATAGGCTCGCTTGTCCCGGGCTCTCTTCGCGCCCGGGATGCTTTCTTACCCAACGCCGACGACGGGCCCGGGATATGCGCGCCCGGGATGCTCTCTTTTTTATCCGGCAGGACGACGCGGGCTACTCGCGCCCGCGGTGCTGTTTCGATCATCGTTTGCCCCGAGATCTTCCGCACTCGGAGTGCTTTTTTCCACGAACGCATGGTCCCGGCGCAGTCCGCCGCCGGAATGCTCCTTCGAGCCGGTCTGTCCCGAGCTATGCGCGCCCGGATTGCTCTTTGTGTGCTGCACCACGAGTCCCGAGCTATGCGCGCCCGGGATGCTTTCTCTTCTCATCTTTTGGGTGGATCTCAGTCCTGAAAGAATGTCCCTGTCTATTCGTGACCGGAATGCTCTTCGCACAAGAGCGACCTGCCGTCGGCGTCCCGAGCTATGCGCGCTCGGAGTGCTCTTCGTGAGCGTCAATGGCCGCGTCTGACGTCAGTCCCGATCTCGCTTGCGCCCGGGATGCTCTTACCAGCTCGAACGCAACACAGGAGGGTTCCGGGCTATGCGCGCCCGGGATGCTTTTTCAAGTCGATCCACATCATCCAACCAACCTAGCGATCGCGTTGTCCCCGAGCTCTTCGCGCCCGGGATGCTCTTACCGGATCTGAACGCGAGGAAGGAGGGTCCGTGGCTTATTCGCGCCAGGGATGCTCTTCACAGTACGCAGACGATGCGGCTCCATCGGCGGGAGGCGTCGTCCCGAGCTCTTCGCGCCCGGGATGCTCTTCACAGATGCACAGCCGCCTGTCGATTATCCGGTCCCGAGCTCGTAGCGCCCGGGATGCTCTCCGCAGGTTCTGTGACCGGCCCGTCTTCGCTGCGAAAGAGCTGGTCCCGGGCTATGCGCGCCCGGGATGCTCTTCAGTTGTCAGAGATCGAAGTGGCGGGTTACCGCCTGGATAAATCAGACCGACGCGCGCGGCTCGGCGCCAGGCTTTCGGCGCTTGGTCAAAGCGCGTGGCGGCGGCTTTGATGGTGGCGGTGAAGCCGGCTTCGGCTTGTCTTTCGATCCACCGCTGCCGGTGTCGCCCTCGAAGTAGCGGATGAGCATCGTGCGGGCAGCGTTCGCGTCCTGGTCGAACATCTTGCCGCATCCGGCGCAGGTTAGGACGACGTTCTTGCTCCGTTCGGTTTGCGACCAATCGTTACGATGCCGGCAGTGTGCGCAGTCGTTCGTGGTATCGGCCGGATCCATGGGGACCACGTGCGCGCCCACGGCCGATCGCAGGGTCTGCATGAAAAGCCCTGGGGCGGCTTCGTTTCGCTGCCTGTGCAGAACATCGAAGCTCTTCTCGGCCTCGACCACGCTGTCCTTGGCGAAGGTCGTGTGCGTCATGTCCTCGAGCAGAATGGTCTCGTAATTGTTGACCAGAAAGCGGGACCAGTTTCTGAACGCATCGCGGCGAATCATTGTCGCACGGTAGAACTGATCGGCGGCCCACTGCTCGAGATGGCGGTCTTTGCGGGACCAGAGCTCGAGGTAGAACGCCATCTGCTCGAAGGGTTTGGTGAGTCCGTGCTTCTCAGCCCAGGCGAACGCTTCTTCAGCCGGGGCGAAGAGATCCTTCTTCGGAACGGTCAGGGGATTTTTGCGGGATCCGACCCGCTCGAAACACCAGGCGCGCCAGAGCTCGCGGGCCCGCTCGAAGCCGATCGTTTCAGCAAGCCACTGGCGGGTCAGGCCGCGGAGCTTTCGGTGCGATAGCCACTGGGAAACGCGGGCAGGCTCGATCGCGCCGGGGAGTCCATTTTCCTTGATCCACTTGGACACGAAGTCCTTGGTGCCATTGAAGATGCGATCGGCAGCGCTCTTCATGTTGTCGCCCATCTCGATGAGCTCGGGCACCGCCTTCGGCAGCACCATCTCGAACTGATTGCCGTGGTGATCGACGGCGAGGCCAAGGCGGAGGCCGTGGTCCATCTTCCGCCAGCACACATCGACCGCGCACACGCTCTTTTTCGGCTGCTCGGGGAGGCCGGCAGAGAAGAGATTCGATTCGACCGAGAGCTGGAGCTGGTAGCGGAGCGTCGGGCCCTTACGGGTTACGAAGATCCAGGCCCAGGTGAGCTTGGCGTCCGCCGGCGGGCGGCGGTGGAGATATAGCGGCACTTCGACGAACACAGGCACTTGCTTGCCTGTCGTGGCGGACTTCTCGGTGCCCACGCGCACGCGCGCTTTCGTGTAGGCGTGGCGGCGGCCCTTCCTGGTATCCCATTGCGTTTCGGGCAGCGGGTCCACCTGGAACATCTGCGATTTCCCATCCACGATGTCCGACCATTTCACGTGGTGGAGCTGGATGCCGATGCGGCCGGTGCCGCGCCATTTGGCAAAGCGCGGGTCCATCTTGCTCCGGCGCGCCGTCTCGACGGCTTTTTCGATCAGAAGATACGTGCCCCAGTAGACGCCGCTTGATTTGCGGGCAGCGCGGACCTTGCCGCTCACGACTTCCTTTTCTTTCTCCTGGAGCTTCTTCAGTTCCGGGGAGTTTTTCATTTCGAGCCGGAGGGCCTTGAGCTTTTCGCCGATCGCTTTACGCGCATCCTTCAGGCGCTTGAGCTCGCCCGTGTCGTCCTTCTTCTTTTTCTCCGCCTTCATGGTGGCGCGGAACAGATCCACGGCCTTATCGAGCTCGAGGAATTCGGCCTCGAACTTTTCGATGTCGGGGCAAAGCTTGGCGCGATCTTTTCGGTACTCGGCGCGCCGGTCGCGCTCGATTTCGATCAACGTGTTGTAATACACGTGCGCTTTACGCAGCTGATCGAAGAATGCGTCCGTGTTCGTGGTCGGTCGAAGGCAGCCGTAGCTCCAGATGCGGGTCGGTAGCGGGCTCGTTCGTCGCTTCATGCCACCACTGATAGCAGTGACAGCACGGCGGGGTCAATTCTTTTTCAGGTGGGGATCGCGCGGTGCTTTCGCCAGGGGCGATCGAAGCTCCCGCTACGGCGCGACTTAGGCGCTGTTTTGTGCCCTTTTTTCTCGACATACCAGACTACGGCGCCGAGCGTGAGAAGACCTGCAATGCTGAGGACGAGCCCTGTCTTCGACGGGGGCGTTGCGTCGCCCATGCCCGAGGTGGCCTTGCCCGAGCAGGCGCAGCCAACGCCCTGCTGGCGGGGACCGACGAGATTTGGGTTATCGCCCCAGGTAACCCATGGCGATTCCTTCCAGCCGTCTGCATCCGCCTGCCACGGCGTACCGGGCTGAAACATCTGGTAGTACTCGGGCGTCGTCGATACGTAGCTCATGGCTTCTTCTTTCGGAGGAGAACGAACGCGGTCACGACGAGCCCGCCGCCGATGATCCAGGGCCAGTTCTTTTTCGTGCGATCCCACACGTCCGCTGCCATCGCGTTCACGGCGTCATGCATGATCTGCTGAAGCGGGACATCGACCCGGAGCGTCGGGAAGAGCGGAACGTTCGTGGGGATGTCGTACGGCACACCGAGCCCGGCGGCGACGCTGCCCCATTCGGCAGTGCCGTTCGATCGGATGATGGCGACCTTGCCACTCAAGTCGGCGTAGCTCACGGAACACGCCCCAGGTTATTCGCGCGGACCTCGATTCGCTCGAACACGCTTGCCTCGGGATCTTCGTCGTACATCTCGACAGCTTCGTCCCCGCCATACCAGCGCGCGCCTTTGCGGCTGTGGATGATGACGTCGAGCGTAGCGCGGCCCCGCTGCAGCGCTTCTTCTATGGCCGCCAAACAGGCTAGCGAGTAGTCGTCGAAGTAACCGTCGCCGGCGGCATATTCGACATCCGGATGTGTAGGGCTCTTCATGCCGCAGCCTTCCGTTTCTCGTACTCAGCCGTGAGGAGATCGAACGCACGCTGGATCTGCTTGAACTTCGCCTCAGCCTTCATCTTCGCTTTTTTCGCTTGGAACTTGTCCGGGTGCCACTGGCCAGAAAGTTTTCGGTGCGCCTTCTTCACGTCGTCCCAGGAGGACTTTAGATTCACGCCGAGTTGCTTCCGGGCCCACATGAGCTCTTTCTCATGCTCGGCCACCTGTTCATCGTCGACCTGTGCACGGGTCTTTCCGCCCGGCGCTTCGCGGCGGCGCGAGGAGGTCGCCATCGCTTCGGCAACGCACTGGTAGCAAATGGCGTCGCCCTTCACGTCGATGCACGCGTGGGTCAGGCAACAGGGCTGGCGGCACACACCGCAGGCCGTGATCGCGACGCCCGGGCACGAGCCGGCGGCTTTGCCGTTCTTGTAGACCAAGACCTCGCAGGCAAACCCCGCCGATAGGCGCGGGAGCCATTTGGGCACGGCATCGATTGCTAGGCTCTTGAGCCATGGGCGGAGCTCTTGCCAGATACGGGCCGTGCCCGGCGGATCGGCTTGGATGGAGCTTGCAATGCGTGTGAAGGCATCGAGGACCTGGGCGGCGTTCATAGCCACCGATGTTATCGCTTCTTTTGCAAAACCACTGCACCGACGAGGGCGGCGGCGGCGACAGCGCCGGCGATCATGAGCATTTTCTTCTTTTTCGCCGCTTCATCGTCCGCGGGCGCGGGCGTGGGCGTCGCATCGGCGCCGAAGCCGAAGCCGGTCAGCGCGGACTTGCGCATGAAGAGTGGCTGGGTCCGGTGGGGGATGCGCCAAGCGCCAAGTCCACTCATCTGCATCTTCCGGAGGAAGAGCGGGCGGCGGCGGCGCGGGATATGCCACCTGCCAAGGACGCCATCCGAAAAGGACGTGAGCATCTGCTCGTAACGCGCCGCTGGATCGGCCTGGGAAAACAGCCCATCGCGAAAGCTCCGCGGCTGATCGAAGCCGAGGCTTCCGTCCGCGTAGGCTTCGCGCTTGGCGCCAAATGCCGCCTGGGGGGTCGAAGTCGAAAAGATCCCGTCCCGAAATGAACGCTCGTTTAACGCCATTGTCCGTATCTCCTACAAGCGAGTGTAGGGGGAGCCGGGCAGCGCGCCAAGAAAAAGGGCTAAAGTTTCAGCCGCTTCTTGATCTCGGGGCCGTACTTCACGCCCACGAAGAGCGTCGCGCCTACGAGGATCGTGCCCCAGGCCCAGCCCGGGATCCCCGCCCGTTGCTCGGCCGCGCCGAGCCCAAGAAGCCTGCCGGCGAGGCGTATCGGATTGTCGTCGATACGCTCGGCCGCTTCGGCGAGCTTCATCAGATCCTGGGGCGAGCTCGTGAATTCCACTTAGCGCCCGAGCCGGAGACGCGGCGGCGAGACCATGGCCCAGAAAAGAAGCCCCGCGAAGCCGGCGAGAAGAAGCCAGGCGGCGATCTTGCCGGAAGGCGCAGCCTCATCACCGAGACCGCTGACGGCCACGATCGGCCGTTTCACCGCCGGCCCTGCCAGTAGCGGTAGCCGAGGTAGGCGGCGCCGGCGAAGAGTGCCGTGCCGACGAGCAGCTTGCCGGTCGATGGGGGCGCGGCAACGGGCGGCGCCGGCACGCTGGTCGGCGGCGTAGATGTGGGCGCTGCGTGGATCTGCGCGCCGAGGGCGATGCCAAAGGGGAGATCAGGATGCTGCCGCTCGCTGCCCGAGCGGGGCACTTGCACCGGGAACACGAGCTGGCCATTCAGGCGCCGGGCCGCGTCGTCCATCGTGCCGCGGCCGCCGTCGCGATCGTCGGGATCGGTGCGCGCTGTGGCCCAGTACAAAAACTGGATCTGCGGCACGGGCTTCGGATCGTCCTGCCGGTAGACGCCTTCGGCGGCGAAGAGCTTGTAGGGGCGCCCGGTGAACGCCGTCTCGGCCGCCATGTACTCGACCGGAACGGGCGTAAGTACGCCGACCCAACCGATGTCGTGGCCGAAGGCCGCCGATGACGCCATCGATAGGATCTGCTGGCTCAGCGGGTAGACGATGATGTTCTGGTCGGGCGTACGGATGTCCTGCCAGTCAATGCTGCCCTCTTGCTCGCCCCACGCCGTGTACACACCGATGGGTTGCACAGGCGTCGTGGCGCCGGGGAACTGGCCGCGAAGAATGGCCTCGAGTGTCTGTTCGCCGAAGCCCATGCCGCTTGGCATTTCGGCGATCGAACCGAGCCCATTGATCGGCTGGTTGTACGCGTTCTTGTAGTAGGCGCCGAGACCGTTGATGGCCTGGTTGTACTGGTTTTTGTAGTAGGCGCCGAGCATCGTTCGACTCCGTTTAAAAAGCCTGATGACCCGCGAAGCTCACCGGTCCCGATGCACGAGCGCGGCTGAGTTTTTTTAATCCCAGCCGGGCCGCACTTCGTCCTCGATGCGAACGCACCGGCTCCGCGGGCCACCAAACAATCTGTTCGATCACACGCCACCGCCCGGCGATTGGCAGGGCTCCATCGCGCGCATGAGATCTTGGAAGGTGTTGTAGGGGACGAGTAGCCCTGTCACGTCGAGCTCGAAGAACGCGATCGGGATCGGCACGGGACGAAACACGATCACCTGAAATTCCGCGTTGTCGTTCTCGGTCACCGCTTGCATGAACGGGAGCTGGAGCGCGCCCAGGCGCTCGGTGCGCTGGGGCAGAAGCGACAGGCCTCCGCCTGCGGTCTGGCTTGATTTGGATGTGCGCGCGAGATTGAACTCAGCCTGCGTAGCGCGCACCGTGCGCCCCGTCTCCGCATTGAAACTCGTGCTGAAGGTGGTCGTGGCAGCGAAGGCATCGGCCTGATCGGCGGGCGTCACCGGATCGATCTCCATCCGGATGTTGGCCGATTGGTGCGATGTGATGTTCCACTTGTAGCCGAGTAGGGTCGACAGGCGGCGCGCTTCGATCGGTGCCGTGTCGCCCGCAGCGATCCCGCTTAGTCGGTAGATGTCGAAGCGGTAGTCGATGATGAGCAGGGCCATGTTGCCCGGCACGGTGAACGAGCCGAGCGAGATCTTTTCGGGCCGCTCGGGCGTCGCGTTGAAGATGCCCTGCACCGGGAGCTTTCTGTAGAGCTGCTCGAACGGCACCCAGGTGGGATTGGTGAGTAGCTGCGAGAGCTGGCCGCCGGCGAGAACGACGCGTTCGGCGTTACACGGACCGAAGTAGTTCACCGGATCGGGCGGCGCGAACGGCTCGGGCTGGGTGAAATGCGGATTGGTTTCCCGGAAGCTCCGCACGAGTTCTTGCCCACTGGGGTTCGGGCGGATGGGCGGCAAGTGCGGCCCCTTGGCGACGGGGCGACCGGGCGCACCCGGCGGCCTTCCGCCACCACTTGGCGGGGTGATGATCCCGAGCGACTGCATGGGGCGAAGCGGGCCTGCCATTTTCTGGTCCAAGCGTACCGCCGAACGGCGAGCGCCTCCTAACAATTCGGTGAAAACTTACGCCGTGTACACGGCTCCATCGATGACGTGCCCGTGCCACTGGCAGCCTGTGGGCAGGAGGATCGACGGGCGCAGGGTCAGGTTTGCGAGGCCGGTTCCGGTCGCATGCCAGCGCCCGGGCCCTGGCGTCACGCCGGCGGGCACGTTTCGCCCGGCGAACCAGACCAGGAGCGAATGCTGGTCGGTGAAGCGGCACTTCGGGCAGAGGAAAGTAACGCCGCCGGCAAGCGAGAGATCGTCCGTGTGGACGAGAAGCTCGCGATCGCCCTCCATCGTGTGGATGACGAGCTGCGGCTCGAGGTCGATGAGCCGGAGCGTACTCAGTAAGGACCGTACCCCGCAGGCTGCACGATGCGGTAGCCGTGAAAGCCGATCGTCAGAATGCCGTTCGGCAGCCGCGTGACCGGGTCGGTGTCGCCCGCGTCCGCGTTGTTCGTGTCGTTGATGCCTTCGACCGCATCCCAGCCCGCGTCGAGGAAGGGGAAGTTCGTGTTCGGGGCACCGAATCCGGAGAGGTTTCCGTAGGCGGCGTTGTTGGCGTGCAGGGGCAGGATCTTGAAGGTCAGGACCTCGCCCCGCTCGAACACGTCGAGCGCACCCAGGGGGAAGGGATCGTTGATCTGCTTACACCAGAGCGAGCTCGGCACTTCGAGGTTCGTTCGGGGGAAGCTCGAGCCGGCGTTCTCGAACTTGATCCGGAAGTCGCCTTCCATCGAGCGCCAGGGCGAGAGCGTCGGCGGACTCGTCACGTGTGGAGCGCCGGTGCCGGGCGAGGCCTGCACCATCGTGACCTCGACGACGGGCTTACTGTCGCCGATGTCCCAGACGCTGGCGATGGGGCGGTAGCGGCCGTTGCTCCGGCCGAGAAACGAGGCGCGGTCTCCGGTCACGGGATCGATGAACTGAAATTCGTAGTCGGACTGGAAGGTCGCGTAGCGGGCCACTGCCACGAACGGGCCTTCTTGCGAGATGGTGATCGAGCCCTGAAGGACACTCGTCACGCTCGCGCCGACGTTGATGTCGACCAACAGATCGAACGGGATGCGCCGGCCGGGAATGTTCTCCACGTACTGGATCTTGGGATCACCCGTACGCGAGGCCTCGACCTTTTGAATCGCCTGCGACAATCGGGCGAGCTCGCCGCGGATCGCATTGGCATCTTGGGACTGAAGTCCTGCTTGCTGCGCGAGTTGAAGGGCCTGCCGGGCAGTGCCCGACGCGTAGCCCACTTGGTTCACGAGCTGCGCAAACTGCTGATCGGTAATCATCACGTGCCTCCACAATCGAGGGAGTACCGGCGCGCGGGGTGCGCGCGCCGTGCCGTTAAGTCGAAGGGCCTAAGCGCGCCGCATCGCCCGCGAAGTGGGAAAGGAGGGAGCCTTTTAGAGGAAGCTCGCGAACCACTTCGCGGGCAATTGTCGCCCGCGGCGCTTGGCGTTTCGGGAGGAGTTCTTACTGAACGTCTCGCGAGAACAGACCGTCGAACGTGAAGGTCACGACCTTTTGGATCGCGTCGATCGCGTTCAGGTTGTCCCGGAGGCTCAGCATGTCGCGCGACCCTTGGGTCGTGCCGAACAGCTGCGCGTTGCCGTTCGCGCTCATGCCGAAGATCTTTGCCTGGCAAAGGATGTTCTGGCGGGGCGGGAGCAGGATCGCGCGCGCGAGCCGGAGGATGCCCGAGTGGCCATCGTTGCCGGAGTTCTGCCAGTGGATGAGGTCGGTCGTGCCGCCCATGTCACCGGAGATTCCGCCGCCGGCCGGGAAGTACCAGGTCGGCATGTTGTCGATGGAGTTCTTGAGGCCGGTGCCGAAGCTCCAGTGCAGCTGCTCTGCCGTCTGCCAAATCAGACGGTAGTAGTCCTGCACGGTGCCCGGGGCCTGACCCTCGGCGATACCGCCAGTGAGCCACGCCTCGAGAGAGCCGTAGTCACCGTTCTGCGCCACTTCACCGTCGGCGCCGCCGTCGATCCGCAGGATCGGATTGCGGTACCAGGCGAAGACGCGCAACGCGAGAACGACGTGGCTCTGATCGGACGGCAGAGTCGAGCCGTTGATCAGGTTGGTCGTCGACTCGTTGCGTTGCCCGTTCGAGGTGAACAGGCTCGTCGTGTCGGTGAGGGAACCGGCGCTGAGGCCGGCTGTGCGAACGAGCGTATCCCAAAATGGCTGATGAACGCGCTCGCGAATCGAAACTACCTTTGCCATTGTGTCTTTTGTCCTTACAGGGCTTCCATTTTTAGAGTGGCTGGTTCCACTTCGTGGATCCCTTTCGGAAGAGCCACAATTCGACCCTGTTGTCGGATGTTCGGGCTGGCACTACACGGCACAACCATTGTTCCGTGTGAGCGCCTTCAACGCCCCAAGGCCCGAGCTCCTGGTTTTCCAGGAGACATCGAGCCCGGGAGCGCGGCTGGATTCCCTTCTCAGGGACTCACGGTCACCCGCATGACCGTGAGGGAGCGCACCAGCCTTCGTGATGGATCAACCGAAGACGCCCTGGCCTCCGTCGGTCTGGAGAATCCCAGCCGGGGTGAGAGCGCTCGCGCTTTGCGGCGAGCTCACCGGCCGGACGCCTGCCCACAGCTGTGGGTCACTCGTCCCGGGGATCCACGTGTCCGCAGAGGGCACGCGGCTGATAGCGCCGAGACCATTCATGCTCTCGGCGAAGTACTCGCCAACGCCTGCACTGGCCTCGTACGGTTGAACACGACCCATGCCCGCCGCCGCCTCGTAAGGCGGAAGCTGGCCGACGCCTGCCGCCGCTTCGGCGATCGTGAGCTCGCGCTCGAGATCGCTTGCCGGGTCGATGTGATTGGTGTTGGTGTTCGGCATCGCGCCGATGCCCGCTGCCGCTTGGTAGAAGTCGGGATTCGGTCCGTAATTGCCGAGACCATTCATGCTCTCGGCGAAGTACTCGCCCATCCCGCTCATCGGCTCGTTGAAGTACTCGCCCACGCCGCGCCCACCGCTGATCGCGGCGTAGTGCGGCATGATGCTCGCGCCCGCGCCGAGGCCGTACATGGCGGACAGGCGTGCAGCCGTTCCGTCATCGTACCCAGCGAGGTAGCCCGAGGCCTGCGGAGCAACCTTGTCGAACACGGTAACGAGCACCGTGTGCAGGAAGGCTGCGGCGAGACCGCCGGTGAGCAAGTACTGCGTCTTGACGTCCTTCACCACCGCGGTCGTGAGCGCGATGCCAGCGATGGCGCCGACAGCGCCGCCGATGAGTGCCTTGTAAGGCTGAAGGGCTTCGAGACCGCTCGTGGCCGGAGGGGTCGCCGGCGCTGCGGGGGTAGCCGCTTTGCCGAGCACCTTGTCGAGGACGAGATCGCCCAGGACTTTGGTGATGACCTTCTGACCAGCGAAACCGAGCGCGATGAAGGCGCCTGCTTTGAAGGCGGCTTCGAGATTGCCGAGAGCGCTGTTCTTACGGAACACGCTCTTCGACCGACGGCTCTTGCGCGCCCGGCGACGGCCGTGATGCCGGCTCCGGTTCGGAGTGTGCCGGCGATTCTTGCGGTGCGTGCGGCGCTTCGCGTGCGACCGGCGACGGGCATGCACCCGGCGGCGATTGCGACGATGCGTACGGCGCTTGGCCGCGTGGCGGCGGTTCTTGCGATGCGTGCGGCGCTTTGCAGCACGGCGGCGCGGCGAACGACGCTTGGCCGAAGCCTTGCGGCGCTTCCTACGGCGCGGTGCGGCCACCTTCACAGCACGGCGGCGGCGCTTGGCCGACGCTTTCCGCTTCTTCCGGCGGCGCTTCCGCGGGTTTGCCACGTAATCGCTCTCGCTCGAGCGCATGGCGCGGCGGCGCGCGCGGCGCTGGGCCGAAGCGTACGACGCCCGACGCCGACGACGCCGGCTACGGCGCTTCTTCGGCGTGGCTGCCCGCTTGGCAGCGGCGCGGCGGCGCTTTCGGGGCGCGCTCTTACGCTTGCCTGCGCTTCGGCGCCTTTTCTTGTGGGTACGCTTGGCTGCATGAGTGCGGCGGTTCGCGGCGAGCCGCGAGCGCCGACGACGACGTCGCTTCATGGTGCTTTTCCTTCCTGCGTGCTTCCGAATGCGCTTTCGCGTACTCGAAGTTTTTCGGGTTCGTTTTGCCGAAACCTTGCGCTTGCGCGACTTTTTGGCGACCTTGCGGCGGTGCCGCGCGGGACGCGCAGCCGCGACGGTCGGCGTGTGCCGGCGGAACTTGCGGCGGCGGGGCGAGCCGAACCGCGATCCGCTATGCGTGAGCGGGTGGGCGCGGACCGTGCGACGTTTCGCGTTCTTCCGGTGCGACGCGCTGTGCACCCGCTTGGCAAACGCGGACCGTTCGGACGCCGTCAGCTTTCTGGCACGTGCGAGGCGCGCATTCGGGGAGAGCCCCGTCATCGCCCGGCGGGCGGAGGTCGGCCGGCGGCGGAATCGCCTACGGTAGGCGCCCCGGCCGTTCACCGCGGCAATCGCGGTGACCCCTGGATTTGCCCGCATCCCGGGCCGCGCGTAGCCGTAGCTCTTCGCCGCCCTCTTCGGGATCGGGAATGCGCGTCCTACTGCTCGTCGCTTCATCGGTGACTACCTCGTCAGGCAGATCCCTGCGTTGCTCGCAGGGACAGCCGGTCAGTCCGATGAAGGAGATCCGGTGTTTCGCGGTAAAACCCACGCTACTGGGCGTGCCGGATTAGGTCAAGAAATCGAGCGAAACTATTTCTTGCGCGCCAGCCAAAGAATGCCGGCAGCAGCAAGAAGGCCGATTCCGATGATCCCGCGAGTGGTCAGGAGCTTCGTTTGCGGGTGCGATTCGTTGTAGGACGGGGCGTTCGTAAGGACCGGCGGCGGGTGGAGGTCATCACCTACGGGGAAGTTTGCGTACGACATCAGCGGGTCCTCCAAAGCACGAGTCCGAGGGCAGCGGCGCCGGCGACGAGAAGTGCCGTGTTGCGGATCGTCTCCGATTGTTTCTGTGCGTGGCCAACGAGATGCTCATGCTCGCGCACGACGGCAGTGTAACGGAGTAGCACGCGCGGGGTCGCGCCGAGGAGCGCGTTCGTGGCATCGGCCAAACGCTGCACAGACACCGCCGGCGGGAAGCTGCAGACGTTGTAGGGCACCGTGTTTGGTGGGAGAGACGAGGGGGATCCGTTCCAGCCTGGTGGCGGGAACAGATCCATTGCACCAGCGGCCACGAGCTCAGCCCACGAATTGATCGGTGTGAGCGCGCCCTTGTACATGGCAGTCGGCGGCTTCACTTCCGGATGGGCGCGGCGCGCATCATCGACCGCCTTGATCGAAGCATTCTGCTGGCGCAAGTACTGCTCGTGCAGCGGCGCACACGCGCGGAGCTCGGCTGCGGCGCGCATGCGTTCGCCAGCGTGGTCCAGGTAGTCCTGGCAGGCTGGCGTGTTGTGGAACGTCGCGCCGCCCGCGCGCATCTGTTCGCAGAAGTTACACGGATCGAAACTGTGCACGGTGTTGCAGTCGATCGGGTGACTCACGCCGAAGATGTCATCGAGGACATCGGCCACGGCGCCCACGATGGCGCCGGCGACTGCGCCGCAGGGCCCTGGCGGAATGCCGTAGGCCGCGCAGTACGCGTTCGCGGCGCAGCTTGCGCCGTTTTTCGCGGCGTTTTTTCGCCCGTCGCCCGTCGATAGATCACCGTGGGCAGCGAGTTTCGCGCAATTGCCCATCTTGACGTCGATGTCTTTGCCTTTGTCGTCGCCGAGACCGCGGAAGAATTGGTAGCTCATCCGGTGATCCCGTCCTTTTCCACGTCGAGTACTTCGCCGGTCACGAGCGCATGCACGCCGGCTTGCGTGTACACGATGAGCATCATCTGCCCTGTCTCGGGATGCTTCGTAGCACCGAGCCAGCCGGCAAGATTGATCTGGTAGTAGCCGCCGCGATCGGGAATGCCGTAGTCATCGGGCGTGCCTTCGTGCAGGCGGGCCTGGATGCCAAGGATCTTGGCGAGCACGGCAAAGCCTTCAGGCATGGGCCGCGGGAGTTCGAGCATCGGGCCCACAAAGTCGTCGTCATCTTCGGCGAAGATCACAGAACCCGGGGTGAGAAGGAGATTCTGGTTACCTTCGGCGATGTGCTTGTAGTCGACCGGCACTTTCTCGCGCCACTTGTCGGAGCTGTACATCACCGCCTCGCACGTGCCCACGTGCTGCATCCGCCGCGGCCAGGTCCAGGAGACCGGCGTGATCTTGTTCGCGGGTTCGTCATAGAACGTCTCGCGGATCTTTTTGGCCCGCTCGATGTCGCTTTTTCGGTTCGGCGTGTAGATGCGGCGGATCATCGGTTTCGCTTCCAGATCCACCAGCCGATGCCGATGCCGAGGGCGAGCATGCCGATGTTGCCGATGCCGATGCTCATGCTGGCGCCGAGTACGCCCGAGCGGGACATGGGCGCAACGAGCCCGCGCGCTACGGGTCCGGAACCGACACGGGTCGAACCCGAGGGGATGGAACGGCCCGCTTCGTTACTCGGGATCCCGATGTCGGTACCGCCTGACAGGCGTGGCACGGGCAGATCATCGCCGATGCCGACCGATTGACCGGGCGCATCGTAGTAGTCGTACCCGCCGATGTCCGGGCGCCATTGAGAGTAGATCACGCCCAAGTATGATCCGCTGGCTTACGCGGGAGGTCCAGATTTCGCGCCGGAACTGCTGCCCACGATCTGAAACGCCACCTGATCGACAGCGCCTACGGTAGTTCCATCGCCGAAGGGGCAGGGGCGCGAGCATCCACTCGAGGCTCGGGATCGTGTCGGCGTCATCCTTCATGGCATCGAATTCTGCCTGGGTGATCCCGATCACGAGAAAGCCCTGCCGCTTGTAAACTTGCCGGCGGCGGTCGCGGGCTGGCCGCTTCGCCTCTTCATGGGCCAGTTGAACCGCCCCCTCGAAGCTCACGATTTCCAGACCTCGGCGGCGACGTGCGATCCGGCGGTCAGCGGGCGTTTCTTTCATGGCAGATCGGCTAGCTCGGCCCAGCGGGTTTGTTCCCGGGCGTCTTCGACCGCGCGCATCCCGCCCTGGTTTGCACGAAAAAGCCTGCCTTGGCGGTTTTCGGTGCCGGGATCGAGGTTCGCTTCCCAGCGGTAGCGCATGTCATCCACGTCGTTTTCGCTGAGGCCCGAAGCGATGTACGCGAGGCTCAAGAAGTTCACGGCGTCCGGATCAAGCCCGCGGACGTCGAGCGCAAGAAGCGTTGTCGATTCGGCAGCGTAGATCGTGCCCGGTGTTTTCAAGATTTCCTTCCAAAGCCAAAGGATCGCGCTTTCGTCGGGCACGCTTTCCGGGATCGCCACGCCGAGCTCGACCGCTACCAGGTTGTGTTTCTCCGCACTTTCGTACTCGTAAATGTCGTACGAGACTTCCTTCTCGCGCTCGATGTCCACGTTCAGCGTGTTGACGTATCGGACTTTGGCGTCCTCGTAGTCGAGCGTGACGCAGCCTTCAATTTCGTCGGCGGTGATGTTGAGGTCCACGCCCTCTTCGACTTCTTCTTCGGTCTCGGTGTGCTCTTCGGTAAGGCCCTTGCTTGCGGCTGCCGACCACCAGCGCGATGCGGCGTGCGAGCGGGAGCTCGAGGCCGAGGAGATGCCATCCTTCGACTGGTTCTTCGGCCACATGTCGATCGCGACATCCGGCAGGTTGTAGTTCGCGTACGCACCAAGACTCAAGGCGGTATAGAGCGAGGTGCCGTAGCCGCCGCCCTTGATCGCGACGCCATCGGGCGTGTGCGCGCGTGGGTAGCCCGTGATGCGCGCCGGCTCGGCGTAGTCCGAATGGCGATCGCTTTCGTAGTAGCCGACGCCGAGACGGGCGAGAAAGTTATTGGCGCGGAGGCTTCGGATGCCCACGTAGTCCCCATCGGTGATGGTGATGAGCGGCTCCTGGAGTTTCGGGTTCACCACGATGCCAAGAAGCATGCGGCCGCTGAGCTCGATCTTTGGGCGGCCGGCGCCGGGCGTCGGCGCGCTGAGCTCAAGTCCGGTGTTTCTGCGGTAGCGCGGCATGCCCCGCCTCACTTCGGGCGGCGCATTACGACGAGGCCGATGGCCAGGACGCCGAGTCCGAGCGCCCAGAGCATCGTCTTGTCACTCGAGCGCTCGCAGGTGCCGGCGCAGTAGTCGAGGCTCAGGAGGTGCGCGATCTGTTCGGGGGTGCAGAGACCGCCTTGGTTCGTTTGGCAATCTTCGACGATCTTCTGGTTCAGCTCGTCGCTGTAGCAGGTGTACGACTGATCGGCGGGCTTTGCCGTCGGTGTCGAGTCGAAGGGCCAGACGCCCATCGCCTGATAGCTCATGCTGTAGCCGCCGTTTTCTTCGCGCTCATGAAGCGCTCGGTCACCTGGGGCAAGAATTCGATGAGCAGAAAGACGCCGACACCGATGCCGCCGATGTACATCGCGGTCTTGTACCAATCGACGTTCGCGCCTTCGGCGAGCTTGTTGCAGAGATCTTTTTGATCCTGGGTCGGGTTCGGCATCTGCTGGCAGAGCCGGATGTCTTCGTGCAGGCGCCGGTTATTCGTTGCTGCGTACTCGTAGAGCGCAACGATCGTGGCCAGGCCCAGGATCAACGCCACGGCGGCAACCAGAATGCCGACCGGGATCACGGGCACTTCGCCGAGCCCGGACGCGCCGCCTTGCGACTTCATGAGCGCGATCGAATGCGCGACCGCTGCGTCCACCTGGTGCACGGTGCCCGATTGGAGCTCGGGGCTCGTGATGATGTACTTCTGAAGAATGCCGCTTTCGCCGATCTTTGCGACGGCCTGGAAAAGCGTGAGCCGGGCCTGGTAGTCCAGGCCGAATTGTTCGGGGCCGAGTTTCGCCTGGGCGGCGACCACGTTCGCGTGGCCCCAGTGCGCCGGCGCGCCGTCCGCTGCCGCGATGAAGGCTGCAACCAGGATGTCCCGGAGCACATCGAACGATGTCTGCACCGCGAGCGAGACGGGAACCGAGGCGTAACCAAGAAATCCGAGCACGCCGTCGGCGCGCTTCGTGAGATCTTTTCGCATCGCCGCCATTTCGGCGAACGCATTCCGGGGCGCGATCGCGTCGATGCCGGGCAGCATGTTGATCTGCACGAGCGCGCGCGTGTACCACTGGTCGAGCCAGAGGGCGCGGGTGACTTCATCGTTCGAGGGGGACGACTCGACCGTGAAGCGGACTGCAAGATCCTTGTAATCGGCCATCGTGGTTCAGGCGTGCTTCGGCTTCTTCTTGTGCTTCTCCCACTCCTTGTAGCCGTAGTACGCGCTACCGAGGGAAGCGACGGCGATGAGGCCGTAGGCCCAGAAGGGAACCTGGTTCAAGGCAGAAGCAATGTCGCGCTTCCACGCCGGCATCTCCGCGCCCGTTTCCACGAAGCGGCGGAACGCCTCGGGCAGGATGCTCGAATCGGTCGGTACATCGCCGAGGCCGTCGGGCGTCCGGCCCATGTCCGTGTAGTACCCATCGTCATACGGAGCGCGGAAGTTCGACACGTCACCGTACATGCGTCCCGGCGGCCAGGCGGCGCCGAGGCCCTGAAACGGTACGCCGATGAACGGCGACCGAAAGGACTGCATGCCGATGTACTTCCGACTCATGCGTGTATCCAACCCTTCTTTTTGGCGATCGCGTAGCCGATGACGCCGACGGCCGCGATGCCGCCACCGACCATCAGCATGCTGGCCGTGGTCATCTTCGGCTTGGTCGGCGCAAGCACGGGATTGGTCACCGGCGTCGGGGTCGGCGCGGGCGGCGGCGGGGGTGGTGGTGGCGGGGCCAGGTGCGGATCGTAGGAGAACGACTTGCACGTGCCGGGCACGGAGAAGCCCGAGCCGCCATTGTCGAGCGCCCACTTGAGCGCGCCGCAGGTGCCGGGGCCGAGCTTTCCGTCAGCGCCGACCGTGGCCGCGCCCTTCGAGGCGAGGAAATTATTCAGGGTGCGCTGCATGAGCGCGGTGTTCGAGCTGTACGTACCCCAGGGGTATGAGCTTGCCGGTCCGCCGCCGCCGGCATTGATCCCGTGCTGCAGGCCGCCCGTTGCGCAGTTCGCCTGGCAGATGGTGCGATTTCGCGTATCGTCCTCGTCGAAGGACGGGTACTGCGCGCCGCACTTGTCCAGGCACTGGTTGAAGCTGAAATCGTCGAGGCCGGAGTCGTCAGCGCCGACGCCGCGATTTTTCGTCTTGAAAATACCCATCCCTTGCATGGCGGACTATCCTTTCCTCTTCTTCATGAAATAGATGAGCGCGGCGGCAGCGATCCCGCCGACCACGAGAGCCTTGGTTTCCGAGCTCATGTTCGCCGGCGAATAGCGCCCGGGGAGTTTCGTGCCGGTGGGCGGGGGAACGACCGAGCCGCCGGGCGGCTTCGTGCCGCCACCCCCGCCGCCGGAACCACCACCCGATGCGCCGCAGTTCGGGCCCTTCTTCGGGGGCGTGCCGAAACCCTGGCATGTAGAAGGTGGCGGCATGCCGATCGGGATCATCGCGGCGCAGGTGCCGGCGCCGAGTTTTCCGTCAACTGGGATCGGGCAGTATCCGGCGGCGACGAGCGCGAGATTGATCGAGCCCTGAAGGCCGACCGTGGCCGTGCTGTACTCGCGCCACGGGTAGCCCGCGTCATCGCCGAGCCCGCGGAGCCCGCTGATCCCGTTGTTGAAGATCCCGCCGCCCGCCTCTTCGGTGCCGAAGATGCCGCGTTTGGTTTCCCACAAGAGTTCGCCGAGGCCGGAGAGGCCAGAGAGTCCCGACATGGATGATCCTTTTTCCTGCCAGATGTCTTCGGGCTTGAAGACCGACTGGGGCGAGGTCCTGTAGATGAGGGGGCCCGTGACCGGACGCGTGTAGATCGGGCCGTGGAACCGCGTGGGCCACGGATGCACCGTCCAAACGAACGGTGAGGGGACGCCCGAATCTTGATACCGCATCGTCCTCAATCCTTACCGATGGTGAAGCGCGACTGCCGCCTCGATACCGAGACCGAGCGGTCCGAGAAAGAGTCCCGCCGCAACGCCCCAGAGGGCGTACTTCATTTGCTTATCGCGCGAGGGAGCGACCGCCTTGCCCACGAAGTAGCCGGCACCGGCGCTGATGGCGGCGCCGAGCAGCGCCATGCCGAGACCGACGGGATAGTTATGACCCGTGGCCGGGACGTTCGTGGTTGGCGGCGTTGCGTCTGCCGAGAGCGCGCCGAGCGCACTGAGCGCGGGAGAATACTTGCCGAGCGAGGAGAGCACGCCGGGGCGACGCTGGGGCGTGCGCGCGATCGCGCCGAGCCCTGACATGGGCTCGTTGAAATACTCGCCCATGCCGCTCATCGGTTCGTCGAAGTATTCGCCCAGTCCAAGTTGGTTCATTTGCCTTTCCTTCGTTTCGAGCTCCGGAGCGATGCGTACGCGGCGCCGGCAGCAAGACCGGCAAGGCCGATGAGGCCGATGACTTTCCAGTTCGAGGAGAGACCCGGCGCAGGCGCGTCGTCGGCGCCGATCGCTTGCGGGTTCTGCCGCACGTTGACGATCGATTGCATCGCCATGGGCGAGCCCTGGCCCGCGCGCATCACGGGACGCGGGGGCGCGTAGACGCCGCCTTCGAGGTAGGCGATCTGCGCGGCGCTATCCATGCTCACCGCACCGCTCGGCACGTACACGACGGGGCGGCCCGTCGTCACATCGACCACTTCACTCGGCTCCCACATCCGCTCGCGCGCGAGGTAGCCGGGGAGATCGAAGCGCGCGGCAAGAATGCCGGCGTCCGCGTTGATGTTCGGGCGCGTACCGGGCGGATCGAAGACCCCGTTGCCTTGGATGTCGTCGGCTTCGGCGTAGACCGCGAGCTCGTTCGCGGCGTAGGCCTGATCGGCCGCTTCGTCCTGCACATCGACATCGGAACCGGCGAGATGGCGGCCGTGCGCACGATCGATCGCGGTCTGGTAAAATGGAGCCGTGCCTGAGGAGTAGCGAAGATCGCTCGGGCCCACCTGGGTCATCCGGGGGAGCTCCCCGCTCCAGGGCTGGTTGTCGTAGTCGGGATAAATCGGGCTCATCGGTTCACCGTTTCTTCTTCATCGATCGGTAGGCGATGATGCCACCACCGACGACGAGGGCGGCGACGAGGCCGCCGATGACGAGCTTCTTTTTCTGATCGTCTTCACCCGATCCGGCTCCGGCTCCGCTGTCGGTCGGCGTGCCGCGGTCGGTGTGCGTCGGCACCGACGTCATGGACACGCACGGGCGAAGCGTCTGCACCCAGCACGGATCGGCGCCTGCGAAGCGGCCGCTGAGCGCGCCGAGACCCGCGATCACGGGGTGGCAGTTCGCGCGCGCTTCGATGAGCTCGGCCTGCGTTGCGCAGGTGGGGTATCCACCGTTTCCGAGTCCGCTGTACATCACGCTGCCTTTCGATGGCGGTAGTAAAGAAATCCGGCGATGGCGACCGCCGCTGCGATGCCGCCATAGAGCGCATAGTTCGGTTTGCTCGAGGCCGGAGGGACATCGCTCCGCGGCGGAACGAGACTGCCGCCGTTCGGCGGCGTGTTCGTGTTCGGCGGGGGCTGCGTTCCGCCACCACCACCGCCGCCGCCACCGGTCCACCACGAGTCGTGCGTGGTCGGCGGGACGTTGGTCATTTTCGGCGCCACGTGGCTGTCGGTCGGCACACTCGAAAGGCGCGGGGCGATGTGCTCGTCACCGGGCGGCGTGTAGTCCGATTGGACCTTGATATTGATGTCTCCGATGGCGGCGTACATCGTCTCGGTGCTCCTTACTTTTTCCGTTTCTTCCAGACACGATAAGTGACGTACGCGCCGCCGACCAGAAAAGCAGCCAAAACTCCAACCGAGCGAAGTCCACCGGCGTTTTTCTGGTCCGTTGTCTCAGGCGTCGGGATCGGCGGCGGTTCGTAGATCCCGGGATCCGGCGTTTCGGTCACCGATGATTTCGGTGGCGGTGGCGGCGGCGCGAACGGCGGCGAACGCGTGGGTGGTGGCGGGGGCGGTGTGTTTTGCTTCGGCGGTGGTGGCGGCGGCGTGGTGTACCAGGGGCCCGTCGGCGAAGGTTTCGGGGGCGGGGGCGGGGTGGGCTTCGGGCGTGGCGGCGGCGGCGTGAACCACGTGCCGACCTTGGGCGGCGGCTTCGGTGGGGGTGGCGGCGGAGGCGTGGGCTTTGGGCGCGGCGGCGTAAACCAGTTGCCGACTTTGGGCGGCGGGGGTTTCGGTGGCGGCGGCGCGGAACGGGCGGGCGGCGTGAACCAGGTGCCGGTTCTGCAAAGCGGCAGCGTCTGCACCCAGCAGGGATCGGCGCCGCCGAAGCTCCCGGTCATGCCGAGGCCGGCAAGGTTACGGGCGCGGCATTCGATCTTGGCCTGATCGATATCCGCTTGTGTCGCGCACGTGGGATAGGCACCGAGGGGAGGGATTGCTGCGTAGCTCATCGATCAATCCGTTTTGAAGGCGCGCCAGGTTTTCACGCGGCGGAGCATTTGCGCTTCGGTCGTGCCGGCCACCGGATCGCACACGATCCACTTGTTCGATTTCGGTTCGTGCACGCGCGCGAACACGTGGCTGAACTGGTTCGGGGCGCCGAAGCCCACGATCACGAACTCCGCTTCGCGGCCGACTTGCCGGGCGCAGGTCGCGATGAGCACCGCGATGTCGTCGCAGTCGCCGGAAGCGACGCCGCGCGCTTCGATCTCTTCCACCATCCGCTCGGCATCCTTACTGAGCTCGGTGGTCAGGGGATCGTTCACGTAGCGGACCTTTTCGGCGACCGCGTTTCGGATGGCCAGGATTTCGCCGAGGTAGTCTTTGGGCTGGAGACCCGACACGATCGACTCGGTGAAGGACCGCACCCTGATGCTCCGCTCGCCGCGCTGGCCGCGAACGTGCGCGATCATCTGGCGAATGGTCGTTTCCGGCCCGCGGAAGGGGGCGTACGTGGTAGGCGGCGCGGCATCGAGCATAGTTCGGCCCTTGCTGCCGAACCGGTGACGCCGACTGCACCACCCACTCTACGGGCGTGGGCTTAAAGTTGGCAAGAAAGCGCGCTGAAACTTCTTCGGGCCTACCGGGCGTCCCGCGCGGCGGGGCGGCAGAGCCATTCGAGGAAGAGCTCTTCGGTAGAAACCACGACTTCCTTCACCGGGCCGCAGTTCATTTCGATGTAGCGGCTGCCGCCGATGTAGCCCTTCATGCCGCCCGTCCAGGTGCCCTTTCGATGGTAGCGAACCACGGTGCCAGGCGGGTCGCTGAGCAGTAAGGGTGTGCCTTGCATGAGGTGCGGCAGGATGATCCTGTCCACGTCCTCAATCGGCATCTCGAAGGTCTTCACCTCTGCTTCCAACAGATAAGCCTGGCACTTCTCGCACCACCAGCGCTTTTCGGTCGGCATGTCCATGGCGGTGTCCTTAGGCGTACACGGACGCCATCCACACGGCGTGGATGCGCAGGGCGCGGCGGCCCGAATCGGTGATGCGCCAGACCTTGTACTGCGTTTCACCCTCGTACTCGATCGTGCGGCGCACGAAACCTAGCGTGGTGAGCTCATCGAGAATCGGCGCTTCGCCGTCACGAACATCCAATAGAAACGGCGGGAGCTCAGTCGCCATTTCGGCGAGCGATCGATGTTCTTCAGGATTCATCGCGCGCATAGGGGTTATTGAAATTCTGAAATGTGGCAGCCGCAAAAGCACGGGCGGTCCCTGGCTTTGCGGCAGAGCTCGGCGAGCTTTGCGTAGCTCTCCGCTTCAGGTACGCGCTTCAGTGCTTGGCCGATGCCGTTCAAGAATCGGCTTGCCTCGCGTTTGACGATGTAAAGCTCTTTCGCAAGCTCGGTAGGTGCCGTCGTCGAGTCGGCAATTAGTTTCGCGAGTTCCCTAACTTCATCAGGAATCTCTCCGCCGCACTCTTGGCACCAGATATTTTCGCAGCCCGCTTCTTCAAAATCTTCTGCGGTCGCGAGCTTCTTTGCGAAGTCGACCATGCGCGCATGCACATCATCAGTCACGAGTCATTCTCCTCGGTGAACCTTACAGAACACGCCGCCCTTCCCAGGCGCCCCACACTCGTCCGAGATCGGACATTTGTTGTTAGCGCGCCGGGTGAGCCACAGCGCGTCGACTTCTTCGGAGAAGGGTTGGCCGGTGTGGGCGATGTGCGCGGCTAGTCGCTCCCGCTCTTCCTGAATCCAGGTCGGGGCCCAAAGGCCGACCTTTTCGTGGATGGTGCGCTCGAGCGGGGTCACTTCAGCCGGTTCCGAAAATTTGCTGCACCTTCTGCAAGGTGGCGCGGAGCCACTTCTGCCCGGCGGGGCGGACCAGCGCGCTGGAAGCACCTTCGGCAGAATTGCTGATGGCCGAAATCACCTGGCCGGCTTTGAGGGCGGCGGCGATCGCGGCGGCCTGATCGCGGCCGATTCGTTCGGCCAGCATGTGGGCGAAGTGATTGGCGGCCTCGTCGGGCGTTGCGCCCTGGTCGAGCGCGCTTTCCGCGTAGGGCTTGATGAACTGCAAGATTTCTTCATCAGTGATCCGAACCGCGGCGGGCGGGGCCGCGGGGTCGGCCTGCGGCGTGGGCGGCGGGCGCGCTGGCGGCGGGGCGGGCGGGACGGCGACGACTGGTGGGGCTTGCTGCGGCTGGGGCGCGACCTGCTGCGGTGGCGCCGCGGGGGCTGCTTGTTGCGGGCGGGCGATGGGCCCGCTTGGGCCGTGGCCTTCGGGGAAGGTCGGCGGCATGTAGGGGATATCGGCGGGGCCCGCGAACTCCGGGCCGTCTTCGGTGGCGAATGCGTAGGGCTGGCCCGACGGGAGGGCGGGGCGTGAGGGGCCGGGCGCGGGGAGCGCGCGGGGGGGCGCCGCGCCGGGCATCATCATATGGGGCTGGACGGGGGCGCCGTTCTGCTGGCGGAGCGCGGCGATCGTTTTTCCGGCGCTCTCGACCATCTCGGGCAAGCGCGCGGCCAGGCGGATACCGACCTGCTGCCAGTTCATTTCGCCCTCGGCTTCATCGCCGCCACCTTCGCGCATGCCGAGTTCTTCGGCAGCAAGCTTGATCTCGTTGATGCGACCGGTGATGTCCTTGCTCTTCAGGATCTCGCGCTTCTGCTCGTGCACTTCGCCGCGCATCCGGGCGAGCTCCTGATCCTTGGCACTCATCTGTAGCTCGAAGGTCGTCTTCTGCGTTTCGAGCCGTGACGTGTACGTGGACTCGAAGCTTCGTAGCTCGCGCTCGTGCTGGCGGGTCTGATCATCCATCCGCTCTTTGGTGCGCCGGTCGGCGTCTTCGAGCTGGCGGCGGCAATTGGTTTCGACCTCGGTCACGCGGGAGGCGGACGCTTCGCGGAGCTCGCGCATGCGATCTTCGCAGCGCCGCTCGACATCGATGACGCGTTGGTTCGCGCGATCTTCGGCGTCTTTGATCATTCGATCGGCGCGGGCGGCGGCTTCTGCAGTCCGCTTCATCTCGCGCTCGAGATCTTCTTGGTGCGCTTTGGTCAGCCGCTCGATGTGCGCCTGATGCTCGGCTGTCATCTGCCGGAGGTGCGCTTCGGATGCGCTCGCGTTACCGCCGCCCATCGTTTTGCTGAGCTCGGCGACAGCGCGCATCATCTCGACCGGATCCTGGCGTTGTTCGTTCACCATGCGAAGCTTCTCGGCCGCGTCCCGTTCCGCACGGGCGACGGCTTCCTTTCGTTCGCGTTCGATGCGCAGGATGTCCTGCTCGCGCATGTTGCTCACGAGCTGCACCATGGAAAGCGAGTCGCGCTCTTTTTCGCGGCGCAGATCGTCTTCCTTCTGCGAACGCTCTTTCTCGCGCTGCTCTTGGCGATCCTGCTGCCGCTCTTCGTGCCCGAGCTGGGCTTCGTACATCTTGGCGTCGGCAGGTGTAGCCGGCCGGCGGGTGAACCCTGGTTGCATGGCACTCCTCGGATCGTCGTCGTCGTCTTCCTCGCTCTCGTCGGAAACGACGATGGGCGGGGAGCCGTCAATCGGTATTGTGTACGTGACCGCGGGCGAAAGTCTTTTGGGGCGGACCTTTTTGGTGACCGGATCGATCACGCCCATTCCATTTTTTGACGGGGGGCCATAGAGGATCAGGTTGTACTTGCCGCCGCCGTACGTGTACTGAAATTCCTGCGCCGTCATGGGCTCGGTGATCGGCCTCTGCATGCCGCGGACGGACAGTGAGCCCCAGGCTGTGGGCCACTTGCGATCGACCGTGATGTAGTAGTTGCCGTCGCCGATCGGCGCGAAGCTCATGAGGTCGTCGAGCGTTTCGGGTGTGAAGTCCGTGCCCACGTGATCGGTGACTTCGATGGTCGGCCGATCGCGTTTGGATGGGTCGGTCTCCTCGGGCGGGATGGGCGAGCCGGCGGAGTAGAACTCTGTGCGCTGGGCTACCTCTTTGATCGACGGGAGATTGTCTTCGGGGATCGGCTCTTCTTCGGGCGGCGGGCGGCCGGCGAAGCGGCGCTGGAGGTACTCATCAAGCTCCGTACTAGGTGCGGGATCAGGAGGTGGTCGAGCAGCATCTGTTCCGTTGCGGCGCTTCTGACGAGGGACGCGAACGAGGCGTTGTCCATTTTCAATCTCTTCGCTTTCGGGCGGGAGCTCATCGAGCGCGGGGGCACGCTCGGTTTCCGATTGGACTTCGCTGCGCTTCTCGGCACGGCGCGCACGGCCGCGTGCGAGCGCGGCGAGTTGCGCGTCCGACAACGTGCGCTTCGGCTTCGGCGCGGGGATTCTTTCTTCACTCGTCTCGCTCATTCGTGTTTTTCACTCATCGGGCAGGCGCCACCCCGTATCGTGCCACTCATCAGTGTACCGCGGCGGGGTGGAGGGCGGGGAGCTCGTTCGGAGAAGAAAGGCGATGATCGCGCGGAGCGGGGACAGAAGAAGATCCAGGACTAGAAAGAACAAGTCGTCGATTGATTCAGAGATCCATTCGCTCGCAAAATCCACGACCATCGCCCGGGGTCTCTACGCAGGGGAACCGTTTGGCTCGAGCGCCGGCGGCGCTTCGGTCTCGGCTTCGTTCTCTTCTTCTTCGGCGTTCTCTTCTTCGTCCTCTTCGGGCTCCTCTTCCTCTTCGGGCTCGTCCTCGAGCGTGATCTCCTGCACGCGGGCGAGTGCCTTATCGATCGTGGCACGCATGGCGCTCGCCTGGCGCACGTAGCTCTCGTCGGTCGCCGTACCGATCGTGATCTCGAGCGCGGCGCGGCCGGCGGCGAGGGCTGCAATGATGAGCTTCGCGTCGGTGATGAGCAGGCGCGAATCGAACTCCTCCGGCTCGCCGATGAGGTCGTCGACACTATCGGCCCACTCGTCGGTGTCCGACGCGTACTCCGCGACGGCGCCGGCGAGATCGGCAAGGAGCGAAAGTACGGTGTCCCGCATCTCGCCGAAGGCTAGCTCGGGGGTCATCTGACTCTTTTTGATGAGCTTCAGCCGGGTCTGGTTTTCTACTATCTCGTCCACAATGCGGGCGAGCACATCGGCCGGCGTCTTCTCCGGGCCGAACTCTTCGCCGTCGTCGTCTTCATCATCGTCTACAGGGCGCGGGTTCTTTGCCATCCTTCGGGTACCTTTCAGGTCTGGTTCGCTAGGGCCGTTTCCACGTCGAACGTCTGCTGCTCGAGGCGCGCTTTGCCTTCCGCGAGCTTCTTTTCGTCGAACGTGTCGAGATCCCGCTCTTCCGTTGCCGGGTCACGGGGTGATCGCATGTCGCATGCGTGGACGCGATTGTCACGCACGCTGAAAAACTCACCGTTTTCTCCGCGCTGGGCGGTGCACACGCGGCGGATGATGCGGTGGGTTGCGTCCATCTCGAAATCCACCATTTGCCGCTTGTAGTGCGCGCAGGCCGGGCGAATCGGCTCGACTTCGATCTCGCTGCGCATCGGCGCGGCGGTCCAGCCCATCACGGCGCGGGCAGTGTTATACTTGACGATGTAGCTCCCGTCGGGCAGCTGCTCCACTTGATCGGGGGTGAAGCGGGCGACGATGCGGCGGTGGCTATCGCGGATCACGAAAGCGCTCTTGTCCGCCATGCATACGAATGTCTCGAGCTCGAAAGGCGGCACGAACGCATCTTCGAGGGCGCTCGAGACGGCGGGCTTCGGCAGGCCGTCGATCGGATCGGTGCCGAACACGCTCGGTTCGAGCGGGAAGGCGTCGTAGATTTCGTGGTCGGGGCGCGGGCCGCCGAAGCCGCCTGAAGATTCGTCGCTCATCGAAAACTCCGAGATTAGTTCTGAATTCTAGCCCTTCAACCGGCAGCTTGCGGTCCAGGCTCCGATTCTTGGGTTTTTGGCACTGTCAAGTCTTTTTCGGATTCGAGCTGTCGGGTTACGAACTCGAGTCGGAATTCTTGGGCCACAATCTGGGCCGCTCTGCCTAGTTTGAGCTTTCGGCGGGCTGCAACGTGGGCGTCTTCGAGCGACTTCGATGCTGTGACAAGCCGTGTCAGCCCTTCGTATTGCCGCACACAGGCCTCGAGCTCTCGAAGAAGTAAGTCCTGTGCGGCGGCGTGCGCTCGGGCTTGGGACTGGTAGAGGTCACTCCAGCTCTTCTTCTCACCCAGGATGCCTTCTATCTTGGCGACGACCTCTTCTCGCTTTCGCATCTCGTTCGCGAGCTCGGCCTTTTGAAGGGTGGCGGCGGCGCGAGCTTCGGTCTCGACCGACTCGCGGAGCGCGCGTTCGGCGAGCGCGGCATCATACGAGGTCTTCACAGCGTCGTCGGCCACGCGGATGGCGCCTTGCAGCTTCTCGAAGAGGTCGTCCACCGTTTTGCGGCGTTGCAAACCAAGGGGCGGGGGAAGGATGCCGAGGAGTACGAGGGTGTAGAGGGCGATGACGCAAAACGCCACAATAAATGGTTCGTAAACAATTAGGTGATTGAACACAGCGGGACTCCTGCCCTTTACGCGGATTATTGATCTTCAGGGAAGATCCGGTTAAAAACCATGTCGGCCTCAGCGAAGTTTCCGCAGCAGAGCGTGACCCGGATTCCGTTGTTACCGAAAGACTCGACCTTGACTTTTACGCCGGCTTTGCGCTCCATGCGAAGCTCGAGGTCGCGCAGGTTCGGGTTCACCACGGGAGGCACGCGCGGGCCGCGGCGCTTCGGGCTCACTATATTGCGAAGCTCGCGGCGGCTCGCCCCATTGAGGACCTTTTTCGTGAGCTCGGCGAGTTGCTCCCCGTTCTTCGCTTTAAGGAGCACGTTCGCGCGAGCCGTGGGGACTTTCCCGCTGCGGACAGCTTCTCTGACTGGCTCTGGAAGTTTCAATAGCCTAAGGATTTCACTCACGTGACCCTGGGACAGTCCGATCGTTTTCGCGGCCATCTCCTGGCTGTAACCGAAGTCCTCAATGAGGTGGTGAACCCCCTCGGCCACATCGATCGAGTTCAAATCCTCGCGCTGCAAGTTTTCGATGAGCGCGATCGCTCGCTCGACGGGCGGGGCATCGTTACGAAGGAGGCACGGAACCTCGCGTAGTCCCGCGCGCTGCGCGGCACGCCAGCGGCGTTCGCCAGCAGTGATTTCGTAGGCGTCATCGCCGGTTCGGCGCACGAGCAGGGGCTCGAGGACGCCATGCTCGCGGATGGACTGGGCGAGCTCTTCTAACTTATCGGGGTCGAAGGATTTACGGGGCTGGTCCTTCGCTGGCGCAATCTTTTCCACCGGGATGGTGAGGAGGGCGGAGATCTCCCCAGCGCGGGGTGGTAAAAGCGCCTCAAGGCCGCGGCCTAAACCGCGCGCTTTTGTCGGCATGCTGAACCCCTTAACAGGCGATCTTGGATTGGGTCAAGGGTCGATGCCACAGGGCAGAGGGCGGCGGCGGTCGCTAGGACCACGCGCCGATCGCGGGAGGGGAGGGTGTGCACGAACGAGCTCACCGCGCGGCCGATTTGCTTCGTGCGATCGGCGGCGAGGGCGGTCACCACTGCGTTCTTGTCCGCGTAGCGGAGGACGCGGATCTGGGCGAGCTGGGCGATGGCGGAGAGGAGCTCTTCGACCGCCTGCACGCACGCGGGGTCTTCGGTGGGGTCGACCGGCGGGCCGATCGCGAGCACGCGCGGCATGTGCCGCTCGAAGACGACCCCGAGCACGAGCTGGTGCACGCGCCGGCGCTTATTAACGCTTGACTCCGAGGAAAGGGCGCGGGCGTGAAGGACATCGGCGTCGATGACCACGGCCCGGTTCATGTCGACGACGATCACGCTGTAGGCAAGGGCAGAAAGCCCGGGCGCGACGCCGATAACCCTCATCTACAGATCTCGTGACGCAAGGACGCGTGCGTACAGGCGTAGCGCGTCGAGCAGTACTTCATCGACTGATGTATCTCCGAGCTTGGCGGCAAGCTCGCGGGCGAGTGCGAGTGTAGTACCACTAACCTCGAGTGGTCTCAAGGTAGTCCGTTCGGCGGATTCCGGTTCGCTGTCGTCAGTCGGAGTTCTCACCATTGATCGAAGCGTAAGCCGAAGTCGAGCGGGCAATCAAACTTTCACACTGGAACGAACTCCCATTCTTCCCACTCGAACTCGTCGCCGCGCCCGGGCCATGACTCGCCGGTGATACCGAATCGGAGAAGTCGGTACTGCCCTTCGCCGCGCGCTTCCCGTGGATGGGTGAGCGGGCCGCTTTCGGTCGCGACGTGCTCGCTCTTTGGTTCGCCGCAGATCTTACAAATCTCGGTGGCCATCAGGCCTCGTCTTCTTGAGGCAGCATCACGTCGGCCGTCCACCCGCAGGCTGGTTTGCTGCACACGTAGCGCGCTGTCTCGCGGAGCCACTGCACCGGTCGGCTGCAGCGCGGGCACTGGTGCCAGACGGTCTGGTTTTTCGGGATGTCTTCCTTGTCGATGTATCTGACGTGGCGCTCGAGCGTCTCTGCCGCGTAGCGAAGGTTCAGCGCGATGTATTCGACGCTCTCGAGGTGCATCTTTGCGGCAGACCCGACCGCGCCGTTCAGGTTTCGCCACTGCTCAGCGAGGATGGCCACGTCTGCTTCCACCCGTTCGATGAGCTCGGCCGTGGCGAGAATCGGGTCCATGTCTTTCATTGATCGCCGCGCTCCTTGGCCTTCGCGAGTTCCATCTCGCGCTTGGCCCAGGACATGGTGCCGACGACGTTTGCTGGATCGGTTCTGGCGTCGATCTCTGCCTCGAGCTCGAGGACCCTCGCCAGTAGCTCGCGCATGATCCGCATCGCGGACTCGAAGACATTTTCTCCGCACGGATGCTTCTCGGCCTCACCCGGCATCTCGGCCAGGATGAAGTGGCTGAGCTCAATGAGCCTTTGCACGCCTTTGTCGCGAGCGCGCAGAAGATCTTGTTGCGTTCGGATGATCCGAATCGCCGTGTCGATCGCGCCTTCGCTTTGACTCGGCTCACCGGGCACCTCGGCCATGATGAAGTCTGCGAGCTTTTTGATCTGCGCGTCGAGTCGGAGGGCGTCTTGCGAAACGATGGTCATGGTTCTCTCCTTTTACGGTGGTGGCGGGTCGTAGTCATCGTAATCGTCTTCGTACGCGGGCTCGGACGGCGTGAACTTCATCGTGCCGCCCGAGAAGTGAAACTCGATCGTGCAGGTCGGACCGTTTCGCTGCTTGGCAATGATCTGCTCGGTCGGCTTCGAGGCTTGGGAGCGGTCGTAGTAACCGGGGCGGTAGAGAAACCACACGTTGTCGGCGTCCTGCTCGATGGCGCCCGACTCGCGGAGATCGGAGAGCTGGGGGCGCTTGTTGGCGCCGCGGTTTTCGACGGCGCGATTGAGCTGCGAGACCTCGATGACGTGGACGTTCAGATCTTTGGCGATCGTTTTCAGGTCGCGCGTGAGGCTCGCGATCACTTGCTCGCGCGGGACGCCATCTTCTTTTCTGCCCTTCATGAGCTGGAGGTAATCGAAGGCGACTACGGATAGACGGGTGCACGGTGTGCTCGCGCGGCCGGTTTCGATTTCGCGCTGCAGCTTTCGGATCCGGCTTCTGGCATCGAGTGCGGTGATGGCTGCCGTGTCGTCGATCCAGATCGGCACGTTCTGCAGCGTGTGCGCGGCGGCGACCACGCGGCTCCATTCGGCCCCGGACATCGACCCACTGCGGATGGCGGAGAAGTCGACGCCGGCTTCCTGGCTGATGCAGCGCATGGCCATCTGCTCGCGCGGCATCTCGAGCGAAAACAGAAGCGCGCCTTCGGTGCGATCGATCGTGTCCGTGACGCGGCGGTGCGTGATGCCGCGGAAGAGTGAGACCAGGAACGCGGTCTTGCCCATGCCGGGGCGTCCGGCGAGCACAGTGGTGTCGCCCGAGTGGAGACCCGTCATCTTCTTATCGAGCTCGACGAAGCCCGTCTCCGTTCCCGTGATGAGCTCGCCCCGCTCGCGCGCACGGCCGCGATCTTCGATCACGCGCCGGACGATGGCACCGAGTGCTTCGACCTTCGTGTCCTGGTAGACATGGGCGACGGCGGACGTCTCGTTTTCGATCTGCTCGAGCCAGGTCTGGATGGACGCGAGACCGTCGGCGTCCGCCGGAAACTCGAGTTTATAACCTTCGGCGATCCGGGTGTGAAACTGGTCGAGCGTCACGCGCACGCGCCACGCGTCGCGGATCGCCTTGGCGTGCTCTTCGATGTGCAGGTAGTAGGGTTGGTTCGAGACGAGTGAAGCGATGTAGGCGGCGCCGCCGACCTGCTGCAGGCGGCCGCGGGCGTTCAGCTCGTTGGCGATGATGCCGAGGTCGATGGGCTTTCCGGCGGCGGTGAGATCGGTGAGGACCTCGTAGATCCGGCGGTTCGCTTCCGAATAGAAATAGTCGGGTTTGAGGATCGTGTTGACGCGATCGAAGACCGATGGGCTCTCGATCACCTGCGAGAGAACGGCGGCTTCGGAATCGAGTACGTGAGGTGCGACTCTCCCAGTTGGGCGAGGAGCAGGGGCCTCACGGGGCTGCATCATTACTCGACCACCACGTGTGCAGCTTCTGAGAGCTCCTGGATGTAGCGGCCTGCCAGATCGGCGATCGGAGCCGGGCTTGCGATGATGGTGTTCGCTTTTCGTTTCCAGCGATCGAGGATCAGGTCCCGGAGCTCGAAGAGGTACCAGTCGGGCACGTTCTTCACGGCCAGCCCATCGATCACCGCGAGCTCGCACTCGCGCAGGTTGTCGAGGGGATCGATCTCTTCGGTGTCTTTTCGGAAGTACTGCTTGAAGCGGCGCTGCATCGTGGGCGCGTACTCGTAGCGGGCCCAGATGCGGTGATTGCGGCGAAGGACGTTTTGGAGGATGGAGACCGAAAGCGTGGTGTGGACAGGGGCTTTTGCGGTGATGACGAGCCAGGCGTCTTCAGAAACGCAGGCGCTCGTTACGAACGAATCGATCTTCTCGATCTCCTCGTCGCCCAGGACCACGTTCTGCCGCTCTAGATCGGCCATGCTCAGGCGCGAGCTACGCTGGTCGACGCCGGCATCCATCAGCCGGGCCCGCATCGCGTAGGCGCGCCAGGGATCGCAGCGCTCGGCCACCAGCTTGTCGCCATCCCATCGCGGTTTCATGCCGCGCTTCAGGCACGGGACCTGGTGTTTTTTGCAGGCGGCACCATCAGGAGGGCATGTCAAGCACAATTGAATGCGCTCGTCGCACGCGCTGAAGTAGGCCGCTGTCTCGTCGAGGAGCGCGGCCTCAGGCAAGTCCACGCTGTTTGAGCTTTTGGAGCCAGAGAGGCGGAGATTTACTAACGCCGGATGGAGCTTCTGAAGGTACGCCAGGGGGCCCCCCGCTTGCACCATTTCCTGACGCATCGCGTCCCGTTCTGTCGCGCGCTGCGTCAACAATCGGTCGTGTATCGACTGGAATTCTCCCTGACTCGACGGATCCAGCTTGCTCCCTCTGTCCTCGGCCATTGATGTCTCCTGCCCCCGCAGTGGATACCCCATCGAACCTTACGGATACCCCATCCCCGGTGCCCCCTGGGGCAAGAATGGGATATCCACCACCCGGGGTCGAGCGCCCACGTGAACAAGAGTTTACGCTAATGGCTTGGTAGGGTGGGAAAGTCTTGGGATCTTCAGAACATGAGCTACTAAGAATGTGTGTGTGTGCTTCAGGTTCGGATGGGGTATCGGATGGGGTATCGAAGGGGTACAAAGAAGAAGAAGAAGAGAAAGACAAAGATACACACACAGGAAATGAATCTTTTTCTTCTCCGGAGGCGGATGGGGTATCGGATGGGGTATCGACCTCGGATGGGGTATCCTGGAACCGAAATTCCAAGCCGATCATCGAATCCGCATTAGAGGCACCAGGATCGTCTTTCCCGCTGGCGATGACGTGTTGGGTCGTCGAGACGAGCGCGGGGACCGTATAGCCCGCCCTAAGCCCGGCAATCACTATTCCGAAGGAACTGTTCCAACACCGTACGAGCCCAGGGTTCTCCGGATTGATGGAACTCGTGAGATTTTTGACATGTGAGAACTTTAGTCCACACACGGGCAGCTTCTTCCAGGTGTTCCACCAGGAGATCAGGGTCTTCCAGGAGTAACAAAGGTCATAACGCGCTGCGCGAGGAATCGAGATGAGCCGCGTGCCACGGTCGACTTGGATGATCCCCCGCCGCTCGAGGACAGCGAGCCCCTCCTCGACGTACTCTTCTGGCCGCACGATCTCGTCGCCGATGACCCTGGGGCTCGCCACCACGATGCCGGGAACTTTGATAATCAGGGTCCCATCGAGAAAAAATTTCAGCACCTGTCGCGCTGGATCCGGCAACGCCTTGAAAAACTGTTCTTGCCAGATGGGATGTGTTAGGCCCATAAATACAGCCGTTTTCGCAATGTCAAGCGAAATACCAGTTCCGCGCGAGCGGACGAAATCCCCCCGCCGCCCGCGCTGTTAGATTGTGTTCGGAGGCGTTTGCGAGCTAATCAGCCAGCGCGGCGCTGCCCGAGCTCGGCCGCTTCGGCTGCGGCGTCAGCGCGGAGCTTCCGGGTGTATCCGCGAAGGGCGCGGCGAATGACTTCGGAAATCGTCGCTCGATCGAGCGTTCGGGCTTCCTGCAGGAGGTTCTCGTCTACGTCGTCGAGCTCTACACGTAGGACCCTCGGTCTGGCTGCGCGGCGCTTACGGTCGGGTGAATCTGCCATCGTAGAGCAATAGTCCGCACATTCGTTCGGCGTCAACAACTTCGTCACGTAACGCACGTTCATGTGACCGATCGAAACAATTGGGATGGTATCGCAACGTGGCGCTTAGCGGGCTTGACGGGTGCGGCAGTTTAGGCCTGAAAACTTTACCAGGAGTGTGAGCCGAGTAGCATCGGTCCTTGATGACGACGCAGCTTTACGCCGCCGTTGAGTACCGGGTCTTGCCGCCGTGCGATGTGCCAACGGGCGCCACGAAGCAAAATCCCGCCGCGCTCGATGGCCAACCGGTCGACAAGCTGCCGAACGGCGCGCTCTGCTGGGTGAGCTCCTCGAACACGAGCTACCGCTGGATTCAGACCTCGCTCGCCTCCCCCGATGGCGTGCAGGTGATTCTCCCGGTAGGGCGGCATGTGCTTCAGCCGGGACGCTGGATCATTTCGTCGAACATCACGAGCACGACGGCCATCGCAAACCCCGTCGACACCATCGAGCTCACGAGCGATTCGCGCCTGGTTGACGTCGACACGTCGCTTCTCACGAACGGCACGATCATCATCGTCTTGTCGGTGAACGACATGTTTCAACTCGACACCGACCCGAGTGCCGAGCTTCTTGCAGCGACCGATCAGATCACCGTCGTCCAGCCGATCCAGGTGCCGACGCATCGGTGGGTGCGGCGAAACTTCTCGAGCCTACAGTGGCGGCTTCAGGCCCAGTACAACATCAACGCGACCACGGGCAACGACGAGAACATCGGCGATTCGACCGCGCCGCTTCAGACGATCTCCGAGTGGCAGCGCCGCATCGGAAGGAACGAAATCATCCCGCAGGACATGACGATCATCATCGAAACGGATCTGCCTGCGACGGACCCGTTTTCGATCAACTTCATCGTCGGCGATGGCGCGCTCATCAAGTTCCGAGGCCAGGAGACGGTCCTGCACTCCGGCACGTTCACGGCCACGACCAGCATCAATCGCGCAACGCAGCAGATGCAGGAAGTCGAAGACACGAACCTCGTCGGCGGCTTCGCGCCCTACGTGGGCGCCGTGATCTTCCGCGACACGGGCGCCGAGAGCGCGTTCATCGCCAAGTCCACCGGCGCATTCACCGCGCGTACCTCGCGCTTCGGAACCGGCGCAAACGAATACAACCACCTGCCGGGCACGTACACCGAGCCCACGGCAGGCGATACGTACGAGATCTGGGACATCCCCAAGGTGCACCTCGGCATTGTAGATGTGCGCGGTCAAAGCACGACCGGCACGATCATTTCGACCTTCGCGATGTCGCGGATCGAATTCGATGGGCTCGGCGGCATCGGGCTCATCTCGAGCTCGGGCATCGCCACGCTTTTGAACCGCTGCATTTGTAACGACATCACGCTCACCTCCGACAGCATGTACATCACGGTCACGAGCTTCGTGACCACGCAGTCCGGGTGCTTCTTCTTCAAGACCGGCGGCGTGCAGCGGAACGTTGCGATCTACCACTACGATGGCGCCGTCCTCTACGCGTGCATGGCGCTGAACGGCCCGCTCAAAGTCGGCGCTCGCTCGAACCTCACGCTCGACGTCGACACGCTCGGCCAGGGCGGCGGGCTCTGCCAACTCCAAAACGGATCCTTTTTGCAGATCGGCACCGCCTGCTCGTTCGACAGCACGAACAATAACCTCGCGGTCGAAGTGCAGCGCGGCTCCTTCGCCTACCAGGCTTCGCTTACCGACGGCATCAACGCCTACTGGGGCACCGGTAACGCCCAGCACGGGCTCGTGGTCCGGACGGGAGGCATGTACGTTTACAACGCCATCAAGCCCTCGTGTAACGATGGGCTAGGCGCCGGGCGCGAAGCGCTCATCGGCGGCGCCGATACCCTCTACGCCGGTGGTATCCCGGTGTTCAAGACGGTCGGGACGGGTGGCGGCGCTGGGGTTTGCGTCGAGGCTTAGACCGGCTCGGTCATTCCATCGCCGTCGGTGCCCTGAGGACGAACACGAAGCAGTCGTCGCAAAGCGCCGGCATGTTGTCCCAAGCGCCGTAGCACCAGCCGCAAATGTTTCCGCACCGCGTGCACTGGTAGACGCCGCCGCACCCCTCGCAACCCGGCGCATGGATCACCGGTGGGATCGATTCGGGGAGGTTCAAGTGCGTTCCTTTTTGCAGTCTGGGCAGGTCGCCATGTCCGGCGAGGCGATGTACTCGCCCGTTGCCGTGCCGGTCCAGCCGCCGCCGGCGGCGTACGTGTTCGTGAAGCGCTTGCCGCAAGCCGTGTAGAGGCCGTACACGTCGGCGTTCGACAGGCGCGGGCCGCCGGGGGCATGAATGAAGGGCCAGGTTCCGATCCGTTCGCGCATTGGAAATCTCCTTAAACAGGAACGTTGGTACCCACGAAGGCGTGGGCCCGGCAAGCCAGTTGCTGAAGCGTTGCGGTGTCGGGCACGGCGATCTTGCCGTGCGCATCCGGCCAGATCGTACGCTCGAGCCGGATCTCGCGCCCCTTGTACATGAGCCGCACGCGGAAACATCCGAGTGTCTCGGGAGAATAGATCACGCTGCCGAGCCGGTCCCCCGTGTAGTTGAAGACGACCAGGGGGACGAGCGTGATCTCGAGCCGCGGCCGCGCGCGCGGGCGCGCAATGGGCGTCGGCAGTTCCCGGCACGCGTTCTCGAGCTCGAGAAGCGACTGGACGACCAATAGCTTCCGCGGGAAGGCGCGGTGACTTGCCGCCGCCCTCCGTCGCTTTGTTTTGCGTTGCGGTCGCGCCACGTTCTCAGCCATCCATGACGATGGGCGAGATCATCGACAGAAATCCTTCGTCGGAGTCGAAGAGCAGCGGATCAGAGGGACCGCCGTGATCCAGTCGGACGATGCCGCCGGCCGAGTTCAGGATCTCGCAGACAAGCCGTGCGTTCAACCGGATCACGAAAAAGCCGTTCCCGTCGACCGGCACGACGTCTTCGCCGGTCGAGTCCTTGCCGCTCAAGGAGACCCGGATTTCGCCATTGGCGAGCTCGAGTCGCACACCGATGTCGTCCTCGGCGCTTCGGGCCGCGTACACGGCGGCGACCGATCGGGCGAGTGTGTCGGCGTCCACGCGGCACTGCAGGCCCCGCGGCGCGTTTCGCAGCACTTCTTCCCAGGGAACGAACGGCGCTTGCGGGAGCGCGGCAGCGACCACAGTTTTTCCCGACTCGGCGAAGATCCAGTGGTCGGTGGCGACGAGCGCGACGTCAGCGCCGCCGAGCATGCGGAGCGCTGGGATGGCGGGCGCCGGCACGAACATGCGGACGCCACCGGCTTCGGCCTTGATCGAAGCGGTCGCCAGCATGGCCCCGCGCGCGGCCACAGCAGTGATCGACGCGGCGGTGCCCAAGAGCTCGACGCCCATCCAGCCCGGCCGCGATCGGTCATCACCGATGGCAAAGCCCACGCGCTTCAAGAGCCCCAAGAGTGCCTTGTGCGGCAGGGTGAAGCGCTTCGCGGCCTTCGGCGGCGCCTCGATCACCGGGTAATCCGCGCCGGGTAGGGCACCCAGCGTGTACTTGCGCTTTGCGGCCGAGAAGAGGATCCTGGAGTCCTTCGGCGTGTGTTCGAGCTTCACGACGCCCGGCGGCATGTTGGCGGTGAGCTCGCGGATCTTGACTGCGCTGACGGCCCACTTGCCCGGCGTCTCCACGCTTTCAGCCCGTGCGACCGTATGGATGGCCAGGATGGTGTTCGTGGCCGAGAAGTGCACTTCCCCGTCGGGCCGCGCGTCGATGAGCAGGCGCGAGTACATGTCGTGCGGGGATTTCGCTTCGGTCGCCAAGATGGTGACAGCGAGCGCCTCTTCGAGCGCTTTCTGTTGGATCGTGAATTTCACTTCGGATTCTCCTTGGGGATGGCCTCGACGGCGACCTTGAGCTCGTTCTCGCGGGCTGCATCGAGTTCGTTGAAGGCGCCGGTGATGAGCTCGATTTCCTCGTCGTTCCAGCTGTCGTTGACGATCATGCACGCTTTGCCGATCATCGACTGCGCGCGCAGGGTCGAATTGAGCAGGGCGTCGCGCGCCGCGTTTGCCTCTTGGAGCGCATTGGTGAGGTGCATCACGCGCCGCTGAAGATGGATGCAGTTCTGTTCGAGCATGGGCACGGCGCCGCGCGCACTGAAGAGTGTTTTCGTCTCGAACGCCATGAGCCCGATCTGGATGGCGTTGCCGACGGTCCATTCGTCCGGCGCAGCGCCCTGGGTCGCCGACCGCGCCGCCTCGATGAGCTCGCGCGCGTTGTTACGGATGGCAATCAAGAAGGCGGCATCGTTGTGGCTGTAGGTCTGGTTGTGCCGGAGAACCGTGTGCACGCACCCGTGATGCTGAATCCTCAGCACACCGGCACCGCGGTGTTCGATGTCCCCGTGGTATTCAGGGTCCCACGTCCACGGTGCCGGCGTCGCCGCCCGCTCTTTCTCGGCGAGGTCGTCGAAATCGATCATGGGTTATGGGGGCGCTCGAGTAGCTCCATCACGTCGCCGAACAACGTCTCCGCGTCGGCCGCGTACGACACGTTGAGAAGATCGCAGAGCTTCGCCCAGCGCTCCTCGTAATCCGTCGAACGCGCTTTCCAGCCGGTCCGCTCGTCCATGACCTCTTTGACCCGCGCGGCCACGTACTCGACTGGCGTGTCCTTCGGAAGGCCCACGGTAGCGCGGATGGTCTCAAGCTCGTAAACGAGCTTTTGGAGCATAACGCTCGATTCTTCAATGAGCGCATCGAGCTCAGCTTCATTCATCGGTATCATCGTCGTCTTCCTTTTCGTCAGTGATGGGTATTGCTTTTCGGATCGCGCGCTCAACGGCATCTTGGACAACCGTGATGATCCGGTCGCGCTCGAATTCAAGGACGCTGCTCACGTTGTCGAGGTCTTCCCAGAGCCAGACGATCGTTTCCCGGATCGATTTGACCGGGTCGGTGCATTTGATGTAGGTATCCCCGCCGCACTCCGGGCACGCAGCGTCAAACCCTTCCCAGAAGCATTTCGTGCATAGGCGGACCGGACGGATCGCAGCGAGCTCGGCCAGTTGGACGCGGATAGCTTCGAGCTCGGTTGCTGCATCAGTCATCGACTAGCCTTCCTTCGGGTGAAATGCAGCGTGGGCGCGCCGGCCCGATTCGCGGAGTTCATTCATCGTGATGGTACGGATTTGGGCGATGAGTCTTCCCATCTCGGCCCGATATTCGTCATCGTCCCAGGCGTAGGGCCCGCGCCCCTCGGTCACCCACGAGTAGCTCACGGCGATGCGGTGGATCTCGGCGAGCGCCGCTGCGAGCCCGGTTTGGTCCCGGTCGAGCAGACCCTTGAGCCGCACGGTTTCGGCGCGTTCGGCGGCTAGCGCGCGCTTCAGGTCGGCGACTTCTTTGTTGAGCCCGACGGCATGGCCGACGACGATCTCGTGCCACTTGTCCGCATCGCGAAGGATGCGATCGGATCCCGGACCCTCGAGAATCTCTTCCGGAAACGCAGCCATGAAAAGCTGCATGTACTTTCTCTTCCAGGTCTCGAGCTCGTCCGAGCTCCGCTTCCGTTCCGCGAGCGCGCGATTGCCCTCGTCATCCGACATCATGGTTCCGGTTCTCCTAAAACAGGCTGAGCTGCCGCCCCGACTTGGCGACGAACGCGATGCGCGCACGCGCAATGCTCACGAACGGCTCGTCCTCGGTGTCCTGCTTTTCAATCCCCACGAATCGAAATCCCTCCGCCCAGGCCGCCCTCCCTACCGAGCCACTCCCGCAGAAAGGATCGAGAACGACGCCGCCCGGCGGCGTGACGAGCCGCACCCGCCAGCGCTCGAGCGCATCAGGCTTCACGTTCGGGTGTGCATTGCGCACGGCGCCGGCCGTTCTTCCCGCGCCCGCTCGCGGGTTATTCACGCCGTCCGAACCAGCTTCCCGCCTCACCGCCTTCGATCCAGCCCGTGACGAAATCCCATCGCATCCCGCTTCCCGTTCGGCCCGCGAGGCCTTCGGCGTGTAGAGAAACGGGTCGCCGGGATCCTGATCCCAATCGAACTGTGGGAAGAACCTGCCGAGCTCGCCGCCCAGATCTTCTAGAAGTTTCACCGGGCAATCGTCGGAGCACTCGTTCACGCAACCGGGGGTGTGCGCAAAGAGCACATTCGGCGGGTAGCGTCCGCCCGGATGGCAGTCGATCCCATCGCCCGGCGGCGCCGCGAGCTTCTCCGCCTCCGGTTTTCGGCTATGCCCGCTTTTCCGCCACGATGCTGGCCTGTCCGGTTCGTTCCAGTCGGTCCGCACCCGGCAGGCGTCGATGTTCATCGCGCCCGTCCCATGCTTCAGCACGTTCTCGGCCACGGTTCCTTCCAGGGGCTTTCGCGCCACGACAATCGGCTCGAACCCCGGCTTCAGCGCCGTGGTCCACCCATCCCACGCCCGCGCTTCTTTCGTCGCGCCCCGGGTCACCGTGAGCTCGATCGCCTCAGCCCCTTTGCTATCGGCCCCGACCACGTACGTGCCGCCCTTTTCCTCGATCGAGATCGCGGCATTGCCGCCGGCGGCGTAGCGGTGGATCACTTCCCGCTTCTTGCCCCACGCCGCCTTGACCATCTCCCGGGCCTGCTTGATCCGCTTCTTCCACACCGGATCCCGTTCGCCCACGGGGATCTGTTTCACCCAGCGCGTGAGAACGGCAGAAGCCTTCCACCAGCCGTCAGCTTCAGGGTTCAGCTCCAGCCATTTGCCGAACAGGTGATCGTCGATGGCCTTGCTGACGTTCAGGTATTTAGGAAAACCAGATCCGAAAAGCCATGCCTTCGCATCCCGGATCTCGAACCCAGCATCTTCGATCCCGGCGGTCATCCGGTGGTAGGTGCGCGGCGCGCCGGTGGCAAGCAAGTAGCCGCCTGGCTTCAGCACACGCAAGAGCTCCTTCGCCCATTCGGTGCACCACGCCTGGTAGCGGCGGTTCCCTTCCAGCGTCACGTCGTACTCGACATACGCGTCCGATGCGATGTCGCCGCCCGCGCCCGGCGGCACTTCCGTCTCCGTCCGTCCCCGCCCGCGCCCCCGGAACTTGTCCCACGTGTTGCCCATGAACGCGATGCCGTACGGCGGATCAGTCACCACCGAATCGATGCACGCATCCGGTAGCCCCCGCAGCACCTCCAGGCAGTCGCCGTGCTCCACACACCAGCTTCGCCGGCGGCCGAGAACGTCCAGGATCTCATCGGTGCTCACAGTCCCGCCTTTCGCACGGCATGGGCCCACTGAAGCTCACGCCGATACTCGTCGGGCGCGTGCCAGTCGCACCGATGCTCGTACACCGCCTTGTCGATCCACGTGGCCAGCTGTTCGCACATCGAACAGTGCGGCAGCGCCGCCACGATCTCGCGCAAGAGCTCGAGCTCGGTGTGCCCACCCACGACTTCGACCGTAGCTCCCTTGAGACCCTTCATTCGTCCGGTTTCCCTGGTGGTGGTTTCAAGATCTTCATGTAGCCCGGCGTCTCATGCGGCAGGACCACAGCCCGTGCCCGGGCCCGGTGCTCCCGCTGCGCCGCCGGATCAAGTGCAGAAAAAAGGTTTGCGGAAGGCGCAGCCCCGATGATGCCGTGCCGCTCGGCCGCATCCTGAATCCACGCGACCTGTTTCAGGCTCAAGCGCTTGTAGAGAACCTGCTTACTCATCGCCTCGAACGCGATACGTTCGGTCGCGGTCAAGCACGGCTCGTCCGCATCTTTGGCGATGAGCCGCTCGAGAAGCTCCCGGACGTCGGGTTCCGCGTCGGTCATCGCTTCTTGCCCGGGCGGCGTTTCTTTGGCTTGGGCTTTCGTGCCTTCAGAAGGGCAGCGACATCGATCCCGTTCGCCCGTGCTGCGCGGGATACCTTCGCGAGTTTGAACCGAAGCTTATCGATCCGGTCCTCCAATTTCATGACTTCGACCTGGTCCATGAGGCCGTACTGGTATCTCAGGAGCTGTTCCGCATCTTTCTCGCCTTGCCGGCTCATCCATTCGTTCCAGTCCTGCTCTCTCCTGTAGTCGCGGTCCAGCTCCTCGTTCTGCTCGCGGAGCTCCCGGATGGTGGCCCGGGCTAGATTCAGCTGAACGCCGAGCGAGAGAAGCTTGATGTTGTTCTCGCGGACCTTGCTCTTCCAGTGCTCGCAATCTTTCTCGAGCGCAGTGAACTCGGACAACGAAACAATGCGCCCGTCGGTCATCGCTTCTTGCCAGGTTTGCGCTTCTTCGGCTTCGGCTTCGCTTTCGGCTTTGGTCGCGGCTTTCGCTTCGGGGGCTTCGGCGGGGCAGCAACGTTAGCTGCGCGGGCTTCCGCGAGTGCCTGCTCGAGCTCGCGAATCCGGGCGTTCAAGGTATCGACCTCCCGGGCCCGCTCGTCGGCCCGATCCCCCAGTCGCCGGAAAATAACATTGAAGTCCGCTTTCGCACGATCCAGTGTGTCCTGAGACTTCGCGACCTCTTTCTGCGCCCACGCATTGGCCGCGTCCACCTTACCCTTCCAGTAATCGCGATCCTTTTCGAGCGCGGTGAACTGGGAAAACGTGATGCGTGGATTCGTGCGCTTCGGTGTCATCGGACTCACCCGCACCCTACGCGGCCGCACGAGAAGTCCTTCCCCGATCCAGCTAGCAGAGGACGCCATCGTCCCAGAGCGCCACGACTTCGCCGTTCTTCACGGCGCGCACCATCCCCCCAAACCGTAGCGCCGTGGTCGCCGCAGCAGTCAAGTGCGGCGCGCCCGCAATCAGGATCCACACGCCATCGCGCTGCCGCTCGAGCTGGAGCGCATACGCCGCCACGGGTTTGAAACCCACGAACGCCATTCGCCCAAAATCCCCAGACGTCCACTTCATGTTTCGACTCCCTTTTCTTCCCGGCGCGTTAACGGGCACGCCGAAAGGAAACGTTGACATCGGTGACAGCATTGATAGCATAGCCACCATGCCCGGATCGAGGGAATTGTGTGACCCGCGCGAGGGAAGGACTCCGCCAGCGCGCCCGTAACCCACGGTCATGAAGCCATCCCCCGATAACCCGTACACGCCGAACATGCGCGGCTGCCTGCTCGCGCTTGCTTCCGGCAGAAGCCTTGCTCTCTACGGCTTGCCCACGAAGCTTCGCCTCGTGAAGTATGGGCTGGCCCGCTGGGTCGATAAACCGGTCACGCTCGAGATCACGGACGCCGGCCGCGCGAAGCTCGGGGAAGAGGGGCTGCCGTGCCGATAGATAAGGAAGATCTCATCAACGCACTGCTAGAGCTCGTCGATCGCGAAGCACAGAAGCGGCTTATGGGGAAGGCCGAGCGGCAGGAGGGGCCCGAAGACTGCGTCTGTGGGCATCAAGATGCCGAGCACACTCGCGAGCCAATGAACGTGAATCGATTGGGTCCCTGTGCACGGTGTGTCTGCGTGCGGTTTACCCCGGAGTCTAGCGAAGGGAAGGCGGCACGCTGCGTCTGTGGGCATCGGGACGCCGAGCACGCCCGTGACCTAATGAAGGTGAATCGATTGGGTCCCTGTGCACGGTGTGTCTGCGTGCGGTTTACCCCGGAGTCTAGCGAAGGGAAGGCGGCACGCTTTGCGACCTTGATCCGCGAAGCCCGCGACGATCTCGATGCGGTAGAGCGTCACCACGGTGGAAAGCACCGCGCCGACCCAAACGTTATGCGCCGCCTGATAGACGCGCTTGATGTGGTCATGGCCCAGCGAAACCTGGCCATGAACGAAGTTAAGAAGCTCAACGGACAGCTGGGCGAGCTCAAGGGGCAGTTTAGAGAACTGGGAACGTTCTGCGACAGGCTGCTTTTCAGTCGCCGCGATGCGTACCAAGCTCTCAAGGAAGCCGAAGTCGAATGCTCGATGCCGGCCGCCGGCGCCGCTGCGATTGCGCGAGCGATGGAGCATCTGCTCGGGGAGAAGGAACCGAAGCCATGATCTGGCCCCTGTTCTTTGTAGCCCTGGTCCTTCTGGCCTATCTTCTGACGAGAATCGGCCTAGAGCCCGACACCGAATTGCACCGCGCCATCAAGCTCGACGCAAGCGGGGTGCGCCGCCGGAAGAAGGAAACGTTTTGATGGAGACGACGACCTTTTTTCCACTGCACACCACGGTGGGTCTGGTGGTTGGCCTGATCGCAGCGCTTGCCGGCTTGCCGTATCTTCTAACCAACATACATGACCGGCTTGCGCAGGTAGCGACCGGGATCATCGCCGCGCTCGTAGCGACGATCCTCCTCGTCGCCCTGGGCGAAAGCTGGGCCGCGAAAAGCGAGATCAGGCAGACCATCGGTGTGTGCGCGCTTTACGGCGTTCCGATCGCCGCCGGCATCTACGCCGCAGCCGCGCACACCCTTTTCACCACGGCCTTCTGGCGATGGCACGATCGGCGCCGGCTCCGAAAGGAATCAGAGCCCGTGTGCCCGGAGTGCAAGCGCCGGAGCGCGTACCGGTGACCCGCCCAAAGTTTCTGCGCCGCCCCGACTCCATCGTGTTCATAGCGAGCCGGTGGCGCAGAAATCCACGCGATCTTGGAGGAAGCATGAAAACGATCACCATGATTCACAGAGGCGGCTTCAAGCGTTCGGTCGAAGTGCTGAAGGTCACCGAAGCGATCATCTACATCCACTGGCCGATCGCCGGCACCTACGAGGTCGACCTCTTCACCGGAAAAATGATCGGGGATCCGGAGTCGCCGCCCAGGCGCGCCCAGAAAAACTACCTCGACTGGGAAGCCGATGCGCGGGACCTGGCAGCGGCGCGGCGTGAAGCTTCGGCGGCGTGAAGGGCGGGAAGGAAAGGGAAGAAGAATGGTTGCGACAGCGAGGGTTCAGACGGAAGCGGACCGCTTGCAGATAGCGGTCGGATCAATGGAGCTCCCCGCGTTTTGCATGGGGCTACTCGTGTACGGTGCCCGAAAACATCTGCTCAGTCCGACGCTTGCCGGGCGCTGGGCTGAGGCGGCGTACTGGGCTGCGAACTCGATGAACGCGTTGGCGGAGCACCTCAGATCGATCACAGCCGGAGAAGTTGCCGATGCCCTCTGGTACCGCCGCCTGGCAGAAGCCTGCGCCGAGCGAGGCGTGACCCGGCTTCAGGCCTACGAAGAGATACTGGCCGAGGACAACCCGGGCCCGAGCGAATAGTGGGGCGCCCGCGAAAGACACCGGCATCCACGTTGTCCGAAATCCACGTGTATGTGGACGAGGAGCGCTGGGCGCGCGTGAAGAAGATCTCCGAACAGACCGGAGTCCCCGCGTCCGAGCTCGTGCGCCAAGCGCTCGACACCGTGCTCGATATTGCAGAAAAGCAAATGGACACACTAGAAAAACTCCAAGTGAAGCCGTGCTGAACCTCAACATCACGGTCATGGTGTATCGGGAGTACACCGAAGAATTCAAGCAGCTCGCCACGCAGCTGATGCTCAGGCTCGACCACGAGACCGTGCTCATGATCCAGCTCAGCGGCCGGCTTCGGATCTCTCTCGAACGCGACGAGCCGGCGACCACCCTGCGCGTCGTCGATCGCCTGCTCGACCTCACTACCGAACCGCGCCGGCTAGTGCTGATTACGGTGATCGAATGAATTCCCCGACAGTCGTCATCGGCATCGATCCCGGTCTCGTCTGCCCCGGCCTGGCGCTGATCTTAGGCGGCGATCTATCGCTCACCTGCTCGTACAAACCGAACCGGAAGCTAGCGCTGGCAGACAGACTCCGCGTGATCAGTGATTGCTTCGCCAAGGAGATCCTGACGCACAAGCCAGACGCGGTGGCCATCGAAGAACAGCGTTTCGTGCAGGTCGGCAAGCGCGCGCGCGGGCAAATGGGCGAGCACAACTCGAAAACACTTATCGTCGTCGGTATCGCTGTGGCGCTCGCGTCAGTGGTCGGTGCAGAAGTCCTGTTCATCCCGCCCCAGAAGGCGAAGATCGCGGCCCTGGGCAAAGGCTACGGCAACGCATCGAAGGGCGCCGTACAGGTCGCGCTCCGCAGCTTGTTCCGGAAAGTACAATTCGAGGATGAAGCGCAGGCTGATGCCGCCGCCATCGCCATCGCCGGCTACAGGATGATGGGGCTTCCGAAGGAGCTCCGGCAGAAGGCCAGGCGATGACCGACGAAAAGAAGCCCGTCGCCCCCGCGCTGGCCCGCGAGGCAATGCGTAACCTGTGGGCGCATCTGTGGATGCTGCACCGGTTTGGATTTGCGGAAAAGGACTGCAAAGCAGGATACGTAGAAAGTGAGCAGGGCTTTGGGATCATCGTCAGCCAGGGCACTTCCGTGTTCAAATTCATCATCGAACCCGCCGTCGAGCTCACCGACGAGGAGGAAAAGGCGTACCAGAACAGCTTTTACGAAGAGCTAACCAAGCTTTCGGCAGAAGGGGTGATGGAGTTTCTGGACCAGTCAGGCATCGTTGACACAGCCGAGTCACTCGCCGTCGCCATGACCGATGCTGGACTCAGGATCCCGAGCGATGAAGTTCGCGGCTTGGCGGAAGAGCGAATCAAGGAGCGCGATGCCAACGCTAACTAGCTCGCGCACGCCTTGCGATGGCGTCGTGGATTCGATCTGGGTCTGCCGCCACAAGTCGAGCAGGGAGTGGCAGATCATCGTGCACCAGCGGAACGCCTTCTACGCCCGCGCCGAAGCGCAGCTTCACATGCACTGCGGCTATGATGAAGTGGAGCTCGTCGCCCATTCGGTCTGGGTGAGCCAGGGCAAACCACCGTGGGTGGGCCATGTCGTGATCGAAGGCATCGGCGCGCCGGTCACCGGCTCGGGCACGAAAGCAAAGAAAAGCGAGTGCCCGACCTGCAAGTCGTTCATCAGAAAAGTGCGGCGCCTATTCGAGTGTACGGATGCGTGGCACCGGGGCCCGACGGTGTGCCTCACGCCCGCCGAGATGTCGGACGATCACATGCGAGCCTGGTGGGGAAGGTACGAAGCACAGAAATGAACAAAACCATCAGCGAAGGCCGGGTCGTGATCGAAGGTGTCGGCATCCCGGTAATCGGCTACGAAGAGAACTACATCCAGTTCGAGGACGGCAGAGACATCGTCGCAATAGCAGATCTCACAGAAGCCGCCGGCGCTGATTCCATCGATTGGGAACACGCGACCGGCTTCGAGTACGCAGGAGATGACCACTGGGCCGAACCCCGTGCGGAGTTTCGCGCGAAGACAGGCCGCGCCCTGCCGCGCGTCTACCGGATGAAGTTCACCTGCGAGGTCGAGGCGCTGAGCGAAGCCGATACCGAAGCCTGGTGGAAGAAACAACAGAGGCCCACATGAGTGACTACGAAGGACGGGAATGCGCCTGCGAAGGCTGTAGCAAGATAGAGGCCTGCGCCCAGCACCGGCAGGGCCCTTGGCTCTGCTACGACTGCTGGCACGCGGCGCGCGAGAAGGAAGAGCCGTTCAACGTGGTCTGGCAGGTGGACGGTATGATCTGCAACACCGACGGTGTTTACCTGAAGGAAGAAGCGGACGACTTCGCGCGCGAGCTGAACGAGCGGAACAAGACGACGCGCTACTACGCCCATCCCGCGCATTCGTGGGTCGGCGAGCGGATGGCGCACCCGGGCTACATGCAGCGGCGCCGGCGCGCGATCTTCGCCAAGCATCCTGAGCTCAAAACGGACCCGCACTTCGGGTTCACGCCGGGCAAGGACGGGTAGCAGCAAATGAGCGACGGCATATCCGACGCCCATGAAGAAAGCGACCTAGCCCGTGCGATCTGGGAGGCAGCGTTCCACTTTCGCGAAGCCACCTCAAAGCTCGGCCGTGCCATCAGGCGCGCCAGAAACGGCCATCGCGGCTGGGCGATCGCCAGGGTTTTCATCGTGCGCGAAACGAACGAGGCGCTTCAGAGCACAGGCTTCAAGCTAGTCGATGCCGATCCCCAAAAAGCGTTCGAGTACTACCCCGACGCCTACGGACCCGACGAATGAACGACGTGGCCATTGTCACGGTTGCCGCGGTCCTGAACATCATAATCATCACCGCTGCTGGTCTCTGGTACTTCGCGCAGACGCGCGTGGAGATGGTGATTCTCGAGAAGCGCATGAACGACAAGCTCGCCGACCTGGAGAAGAAAAACGAACAGCTCCGGTTCTTGTACAATGAGGTCGCAGCCAAGGTCCTGCACAACGACCATCAGTACTCGGCCTGGCTCCTGCCCGCCTACGTGAAGAAGACCAAGCGCACCCTTAACTAGGAGCACACGATGGGAACTAGACTGGACACGGCGAAGGGCGCCGAGCTCGACGAGCTTGGGAAAACGATCGGCCGCCAGAGGCTCTCCATTTCATTTGGCACGACGGTGAATTCCGTGGCCGCGATCGCGGGCGAGCCCCAAATCGATGACGCCTATCGTGCGCGTCTGCGTGACGTGTGGCCCCGCGATCGCACGAACAGACTGCTCTACGTTGGCGACAGGATCCGCCTGGACGACCTCACCGCCGGACCGATCCGGGAGTTCCGGCAATGGGGCAGATACTGGGTAGCCATTCTGCACAACGATCGGTACGTCTACACGCACCTCGCCCGCTGCGACACAGAAGAGCATGAGGACGCGCCGGTTACCGAGGCGTCGAAGCCCCCGGCGCCGCCGCCCCCCGACGCGCATGCAGAAAAGAAAGTCTGGGAGCGGATGCGCCACGATCGACTCACCAGATGGCAAGAAGAGCTCAACTGGCTCACGAGCAAGCTGCCCGCCGGCTGGCGCATGATCTTCGATACCCGCGGCCACTTCTCGCACCCGATCGCCGTCGTGATCGAGCCAAGCGGCAAGGAATGGACGGTCTTCGAGGACAACCCGACGGGCGACGATCTGATCCTGATTCTCCGGCGCCACATCGAGCTCACCGAAGCCGCCCGCGCTCGAAAGAAGCGCTGATGTCACTCCTGAACTGGTCGGAGCTGATTCTAGCCCCGGGCGGCGAACCCACCATCATCGACATCCCGCTGTCCCCCGGTGGCGTTGAGGTCGAGATCTACAAGAACTGGGTCAGTGTGCGCGATCGTAGTGCATGGCGCGAGGGTACGTTCGTATACCCTGTCGTCATGCAGATCGTGCGCGGCGAAGTCATGTACATGGACGCGCGCATCATCGCCGAACGCGGACCCCAGAATGGCGTGTATGCCGCCGTCTGGTACGCAGGGGAAGCCGCATTCGCCGGGTGCGGGGTCGAACGGTACCGGGATCACGATGGCGCCGAGATCGGCATATCGGACGAGGCGCGGGGCTTTCTCTTGGGCTTCGCCGAGCGCTACGATTTCCCAATCGATTCGGCTTCGGCCGCAAACCCGGCCTAAAACTCGACACTCGCTAGCCCCGCCCGGTACCCTTCCCGGGTGGCGACCGACATCATCATTTCGGCGTTCGCGACCCCGCCCCAATCCAGGGCCCGCGCCATCGCCCAGCCGACGAACCTTTTCTCCCACGCTCCGGTAGTCCTGGACGTGAACGGCATCGGCAGCGATGTGTTCATGGGTCCAAGCGACACGGAGAAAAAGCCGCGCGAGCCGTGGGGCGGATCCCCTTTCAGCCGCGAAGCGGCGATGTACCGCGCGAAGGGCGACGGCAGCGTGCTTCAGGGGATCTTGCGCACCAAGGCCCGCGGCATCGAACCCCGCCGGATCTGCGCGATCGGATTTTCCGCCGGTGGCACGTTCATCAAAAACCTGGTGGAAAGCGAGCAGGACAGAAGCGCGCTCGACATGGTGATGATGCTCGACGCGTTGAACCTGCCGAAAGCCTGGAACGGCGATCAGATCCCATCGACCCTCACCGGTTACGCGAACTTCGGCGCCAATGCGCTCCTTGCCGGCGTGCGCGCCGCGCGCGGCACCGACAACAAGGATCCTTTTCTCGGCCCCACATTCATCACGTCGCATACGAACATCAAGCAATCCTCCGCGCTCGAGGCCCAGGTTGCGAACACGACGCTTGCCAGCGAATGGGTCTTCAACGCGAGCCTTGACGTGCTCCGCGGCTGGCAGGAGTCCGGCCACGTCGAGCTCGGCGGGATCAAGACGATCAACGTCGACTGGGCCCAGATGACCCAGTCCCTCCCAGCAGGCGCCTTCCCGGTCACGATCGGCGATCGGCCGGACAGCGCCGGCAACCGCCCCTGGGCCACGACACCGGGTCCCACGAAAACCTGGAAGGAAATGCCCTTCCCGAACGTACGGGTCGCCGCCGGCAACTTCTACGATTTCGACTACGGCGGAAACGTGGCCGCCGATCACGTCTTCGAGGCCTGGCACGTCCAGGGCGCGCTGTGGCGCACGTTCCTGATTCCCCGCTGGAACGCCGAATTTAACAGCCCGTACGCCGTAGCAGGCCTGGGCGACTGGTCAACCTGCTGCCCCGGGCGCGGCGGAAACCTCCTTCCCCCTGGCTACTTCGACACCGGCATGTCGACCCTGAAGCTAGCCGCCATCGGCGCCCTGGGCTTTCTGGCCGGCAAATCGATCGTCGAGCTTCTCTGACCCAGGGGAAGAATCCCGCCACCCCCACGTAGGAAATCAAGCCATGAACGCCGCCGACTTTTTCTACAAGTACGCCGGATACAGTTATCCGACTGGCGCGACGCGCGCGAAAAAGGAAAGCGCTCGCCGCGCCGCCGCCCGCAAGCTCGCACGGGCCGAAGCGCGCGCAGTGGCGGAGGGCTACCGGTTCGAGTGGGAAGAGGATCCCGAGGGTTGGGATAACCTTGGCGATGTCGATCCCGAAGAGATCACCGAGGTGCTTTCGGTGGTGATGTTCGATGGCGACGGCGAAGTTGTGCAGGCCCTGGGCGGCGTCCAGTTCGGGAGAAATCAGGTTGACAACAGACGCACCGCCCGTGTGATCGAGGCCGAACTCGCGCTCGAACACTTCGGTTGATCGAGGGGAAGAATCCCCCACACGTAGGAAAGAACACGAACATGGCCCGCGACGAAGCCGACGAGATCCCGATTGCGAATGCGTCTGACTTGTCCTTCGAGTCGGGCCTTTACCTCCTCACCTTCGGCGCCTACGGGACGACCAAGGTATTCGTGTGGGCCGACAGCGTGGAAGTCGCATTCGAGGTGGCCGCCGAATGGCTCGACGACAACGCCCCCGGCCACCTGGTGAGCATCGACGAAGAGGAGCTCAAGGCCGCCGCCAAGGATCTTGGCATCCCGTGGAATCCGAAGTGGATCGGACCGGACGGCAATGACGATCGGGATTTCCAGAAAGTCATCGAGCACGCCGAAGCCGACCTCACCCAGATCGGCCACACCACGCTGCAGCACGGCCAGTACGTGCTGAGCTACGAGTGGTGGGTAGACGAGGTCGACGCGGGCACCGACGACTACCGGATCGTGAAGGCCCGGTCGTACACCGAATACCCGGAAGGGATCCGTAGCGACATCGAAGCCGAGCTTACCCGCATGGCCAATGACGCTGCAGTCGTTGCCCTGTCCACGGTGGACGACATGACCGTGCAAGAAATCGGGAGTCGCGAAGATGAGTTCTCGATCGTGGGCGTAGCCGAAGCCGGCGATGCACTTGCGGTCGATGGCGACATCCTGATCCCCCGCCGCTGGCAGGAGCGACTCGGCCTTCCTGGCAGCCAATCCGCCGAGCTCTTCGGCGATGTAACGAGCTCCGCCGCCGTTGGTCACTGGCTCCGCGAGAACGGCTACGAAGAAACGCGCTACGGCGGTGATGTGCCGGGCGGCATCGAAGAAGAGATCCCGATCGAGCACGTGGCCCGCGCCCTCGCCAAAGAGAAGGACATCCCCGAAGAGTTCGCAGCGGACGCAATCCGCGCCGCGCTGAAGCTAAAACCCGACGCCGAGCTCGTCTACTGGGGCTCCTCGAACGCCTACACGTCCGTTTACGTGAAGCAGCTCTGAGCTTCACCGCACCCGATTGACACGCCGGTGCTGTCAGTGATAGCACTGATGGCGTTCGTTCCGAATCCCGCCCGCGCCGGGGAAAGGTCGACCTGCATGACGAAGTTATCCTACACGGGGATGCCGAGCTCGGCGGAGCTCGATGAACTTGGCAAGATCATCGGGATCGAAAGGGATACATCCGAACCGGACACAGCCTACTACTGGCGCCTACTCAACATCTGGCCTTGCGCCCGCATCGGCACAGGCGGCTCAACCTGCATCTACCCGGGAGACTGGATCCAAAACCTGGACGGGACGCTGACGCTCGAGGTCGAGCGATTCACCCAGGGTAACTCAGGCGCACCCGGCTTTTGGGCGCACGGGACGGTCGTGGCGGGCAATTGCGTGGGCGAAAAGAGCTACGCTCACAGCTTGCAAGAGTTCTGGAAGAAGCTTGCGCGCCCGGAAGTGAAGCCGGGGAAGGACGGCCCGCGCGATCGAACGGGGTCGCCGCTACGTGTCGGCGACAGGATCGAGAATGAGTACGGCGAAGTGGTGGACATAACCAGCATTCGCGAGTCCCTGGCCGAAGGCTTCTGCGCGAAGGGTACGAACGCCCAGGGCGGCTGCGTAGGTGCCTTTGATCTCGGGACGCGCTGGCGCAGGGTCGAGCCCGCGGAATCGATGCCGGCGGATCCGCCGAAGGAGATCGAAACGATGAAGGACGTCGTCAGCGTGATGAGCCCGGGAACTTACCCATGGAAATTGAAGGCCGTTCACGATGCTGCCAACAGAAACCTGGGCGAATGGAGCGGAACAGTCTCGGGGGATCCGTACTATGGCATGTTCGTCGTGAACACGAAGCGCGGCGCCGAGTCGTGCGAGTTCAGGATCCCCGCCGAACTCGTGCGCGAGGGAAACGAAGAAGAGATCGATGCATGCTTCCGGACACCCTGGAACATCATAAAGGTCATCCGTGCGCAAGATGAACTCAGAGCTGCCGAGAACAACACGGCGATGATGCCCGCCGATGTCGTTCCCGAATGGGTTTCGGTGGGCGATGACGCCGAAGATTATCGGCAGTACCAGAACAAGGTGAATCGGGCTGTCGGAGCGCTGCCACCAGGTTGGTCCATCGTGTTCGATAGGCACTTGATGTGCGAGAGTTACGCCCTGTACCAACCGGACGGGGTCCTGTTCGCGCGTGAGCGTGGACTCTGGGGACTCGATGGCCTCCGCGCTGCCATCACCGAAGCCCACGTGAAGCACTCACTCCACCCCGAACGTCTTCGCCGCCCCCGCCGCATCATGAAGTGGAAGCCACCCGAGGTGCAGAGCTTCGACGAATGGGTGAAGACGTTCACGAAACCGAAAGGATCTTGATGTTCCCGACAATCCGATTGAAGGGCACGTGCGGAACGTGCCGGTTCTGGAAACGGGCTGAACTCGCGGCCTACAAGGAGCTACCCAATCACCGGGTGTGCGAGAAGTTTCCGCCGGTGATCGAGGACCGCCGCCCGTTCGCGCCCGAAGCCCCGCTGCTCGACCGGAGCACGCGATCCATCGAGCTCTCGAAGCGCCTGGCAAGCTGCCGCCCAGCCCTCGCCATCGTCACCGAGACGGGCCTCGTGAGCCAACAGAATTTCTCCTGCGCCTGCTGGGAGTGAGCCATGACTCTTGGTGAATGCCCCAAATGCGGCGGATCGAAAATCCTCGGGCCCCGCTACACGCGCGTGCACGGCCGCGAGAAGCTCCGGTACACCTGCTACCAATGCAGCTACTCCTGGACGACGGCGCGCCGCGATGCCGAAGAGCGGAAGCGGCCCGATCGCGATCCAAAGACGCGTGCGATTCTGACCAAATGCTGCGGATGGAAGATCGTGCACGCCGACAACGGCGACTACGAGTTCCGCTGATGAAACGCGGATTCGGTGTGCGTATCGTGCACGCGGCCCAGACGACGTACAGCCCGTACTGGGGTTGGGTAACGACCTACTGGCGGGAAGAGCCGCTGCCTTCGACGGTCTGTGCCCGCTGGCTTCTTGTGGACCAGTACCTGAATCGCGCAGTGTGACGATGCAGGCCTACGTTGCGACCTTTGAGGATTGCCACGACGGCCCGCTTCAAGAAGTGGTGTGGGGCGCAAACGAAGCCGACGCGAGCGAAGAGGCATGCGGGTTCTTCGGCGGCGATCCGGATGAGATCGAGATCCGCCGCGCGCCGGAGTTCGATGCGTGCTGGGGCAAAACCTACAGCACGCTGCTTGAAGCCATGCTTGCCAATGGCTGGAGCTTCACGGGCTGCGCGTACTACCACTGCCAGCGCCCGATCGGTGACGACGAAGACTACGCCGACGACGATGGGGAGAACGGGTATTGCCCCGATCGCGAGCCTGTGGTCCGCGGCACGCATGTCTTCTGTTCGGAGTGGTGCGCCGGTGCCGATGCCGTATGGCACGTGGAACGCAGGATCCAGAGCTGGGAGTTTGCCGAGCAGGTGATCGCTGCCCTCGGGCCCGACATTGAAGTGACGAGCGCGGACGGCTACACGACGGCAGGGCCGGCCGTGCACTTCCGATTCCCCGGGGCAAAGTACGAAGCCGGCTGGGATCCATTCGAGAAATCCGCCTACGTCCCGAACGGCGATCACGAGGCATGGTTTGCCTGGCGCCGCCAGGTGAAGGAAAGAAATGGCACTCCCGGATAAGAGGTTCGAGCCGCACCGCTGGCTCCTCATCCATCGCGACGTTCTGATGCTCCGGATGACAGGCGGCCCATCGGGTCCGGCAGGGATCGAGAGATGTGCAAGCGAGCTCAGGATCGCCGACTACCTGCTCACATTGACCGACGCCGAGCTTGAACAGAACCCGATCTGGCAAATGTGGATCCGGGTGGACAGGGGACTTTACGAATGCCTGGGGGCGCGCGCCGAGGACAGCATGTTCTTTCACATCGTGACGCCCGGGAAGGACTCATGAGCCCGTACAGAAAGTCTGCGCCGCCTACGGAAGTGCCAAACTCGATCCAGTCGGCAACGCTCCCGCACTGGGCCAAAGCGATCCGCTGCATCAAGTGCGGACGCCGGCAGTATTCCCCGGATGCTTACTGCCAAGGCATTGAAGGCAAGGATGTTTTTGATCCATGTGTCGTTGTCGGCGAGCACCTGCATATCCGTTGCATGGGCTGCGGATACCGCTGGCTCACGCAATGTGCGGATGCGCCCGGCGCACCAACGAAAGAACAGAAATGACCTACAATCACCCAATTGTGCAGGGAATCAATTGGCAGCTGTTCTACAGGTACGAGCTGGATAGCCCACCTGTCTTGGGACTACGAGTTAACGATCCCAGTGGGCAGTACGCCGAGATCACGCTTCCCGCAGAAACCGCACGCGCCCTGGCAGCCGTCTTGAAGGAGTTTGCTGACTCACCGCCGCCACGCCCAAAGCCCTAGCGGAGCTTCGTCAGCGCCGCGACGAAGCCGGGATTGGTGAGCGAGTCCTGCCGGCGCGACTGGATCCAGCGTACGCATTTCTCGCCCGACCAGTTATAGAGTCGATGGAGCACCACGGCCATGACGATGCCCGATCGGTTTCTGCCCTGCGCGCAGGTGACCAAGATCCGCCGCCCGCCACGCAAGCGTCGATCGATCGCAGCGGCCACGGTCAGGATCGCGTTCCATTCGTAGCGTGTCGGCCCTTCCGGATTGTCCGCTAGCCGGCAGCGTAAGACTTCGACCGCGCTCCCGTACGCGCGCGCATCGGGCTGGAGTTCGGCAGCGGTTAAGACCAGTGTTTGAAACCCGGCCCGTTCGATCCGTTTGGCAGGATCGGGAAACGAGCCCTGGTAGAGCTTCGGTGCAATTTGCGACACATCGAGAATGGGGCGGTTCTTTAACGGGCCAAGGTCGACTTGAATCATGAGATGACTCCATCCTACCCGATTTCTTGACCCGTCCTTCCCTCCATCCGTAGCATCGAGTGCATGCTGAGTATCATCATCGCGATCGTCGTGGTCGGCGTTGTTCTCTATTGCATCAACACCTTCGTTCCGATGGAGCAGAAGGTGAAGACCATCCTGAACGTGGTCGTAATCCTGGCCCTGGTGATCTGGCTCCTGCAGGTCTTCGGCGTCCTTGGGATGCTGGACCGCGTTCCGGTAGGCACACACCGGTAAAAACCCGCGGCCTGCGGCGCCGGTTCTGGCCCGATTTCTTGCCCCCCGCCCAATCCCTCCCGTAGCATCGGACCATGATCCCCCTCGGCGTACTTTTCCTCGGTGCCCTTGGTGCCGCTTCCGCCGCGCGCGCGGCCTACCGCCCCTTCCGTGCGATCGTGCGGGACGGCTTCGTATCGGCCTGCGCCGGATCGCCCGGCACGGGCGCCTGCACGTCCGCCATGCGCATCGCCAGCTACCGCGGCAAGGCGGAGATCTTTTCCCCGGTGGCCGGCAAGATCATCCAGCCCGGCGGCACGAACCCCGGCGGCACGCTTCGGATCGCATCGAGTAGCGAGCCCATCATCATCACGTACATGGGAGACGCCGCAAAGGGCGGTCTCGAAATCCAGGTGCAGGGTCCGGGGCAGAAGGTGCATGCCGGCCAGGTCGTGGCCCTCGGCGATGGCCTCGCGATGACCGTCGAGCAGGTCGTGCGCGACGCAAGCGGCCGGCTATCGACCGTGTTCATCGAGCCGGCGAGCTGGCTTGCTGCGCGCGGGATCCGGGTGAGTGCCAAGCGCCGCAGTGGCCAGGCGGCCCAGTGGTGCGACACCGGCCGAAAGCTCACCGTTCCCCAGTCGGTCGGCCGCTGCGGCATGCGCCTGCCCGCGCCGAGCGGCATGATGATCCTGCCCGTCTCCGTTTCGATGGAGTAACGGTGGCGGCCCATCCCCCGCCCGTTCTCCAGGCCCCGCCAGCCAAGCTCGACTTTGCCGATGTGCTAATTGCTGGCGGCGCCGCGATTGGGCTCTTCACCATCGGCCGTGCCGCTGTCGATCACGTCCTTGCCTCCCGCGGCCCGGTAAAACCCACGAATTTGGCCCATGCAAAGCCGGGGGTTCCCAAGCGTGCCGCAGATGATGTAGTGGCATTTCTTGCCGCCATTGCCGGGCTCACGATCACCGCAGTGGGCACGGTGGAGGCCGTCAAGGAGTGGCTCGGCACGAAGTAATGGCGGCACCGGAAGACGAAGACAGTCCCCGCCTCGAACAGCTCGAGCGGCTCATCGAAGCCGCCCTCACCGGCATTTCGCCCGAAGTCCACGAACGGCTGGTGCGAAAATTGATAGCCCGTTTGAAAGCTGCGTACGGCCCACGCCGGACCGCCAGCGGGCGCTTGGATTTACGGAAGATTGATCCCGAATAAGGAACTCGTCCATGAAATCGCCCATCATCCTCGCAGCCCTCATCCTCGCCGCCTGCACCGGCTCCCTCGAACAGAATCGGCTTGCCGCGGCGCCGCCGCGCACAGTGGGCTCGCCCGCGGTGGCCCCGGAACAGGTCGCGCGCTGCAACACACTGGACGATCGGCGCCAATTCTGGGGCGCGCTTGGCAAGGGTGCCGCTGTTCTCGGCGGCGCATCGGGCCTCTCCACACTCCCCCTCGAAGATCCCAAATACGAAACCACGCGGGTGGGCCTTGCGATTGGCGGGGTCGCCGCAGCGGCCATCGCCGCCGGCGCCATCGTGATCTCCGAAGGCGCATCCGAAAGCTGGGCCCGGGAATGCAGCACGCAGTAACCCTGGTCGCGCTTCTTGCCCTGTCCTGCCGCTGCATGCCGCCGCCGGACAAGCCAGACGCCGCACCGATCCCGACCTCGGCGCCCGCACCGTATGGCGATGCAAGTGCCGCCACCACGGACGCTGGGCTCGATGACTGTGGCCGCGCCGAAGCGCGCATCGGCCCACGCGCCCTGCACCCCGCGCCCGATGGCCTGGAATGCCGGAAGCCGGATGGCACGCCGTGGTGGACGACGCCCGGCGGTACCCCGTTCGCTGTAGCCTGCCGCGCTGCCGCCGCCGATGGCCGCAACTGGGAACCCCGGTGCATCGCCACGATCCACGACTGCGCGGATCTCGATCGGGCCTACAGCGGGGAGCTTTGCAAATGAAGCATCTCTGCGGCACATTGCCCGATCGCCCAGTCACACGCTTCAGCGATGCCGTGGCTGCAAACTACGGGAGCGCCAAGGCGCTGCCCGCGCCCGGCACGGGCCGGGTCCTTGCCGTGCCATCGCCCCGCCGGATCCAGTTTGCCCCGGCTTGCTTGGGCTACTCGGGTGCAGAAATCATCGACGCGGCGCACGGCAACGTCATCACGGCTTCGGCCATCGGGATCTGGCGGGAGGCCCGGCGCCGGCAGGGCCTGATCGAAAACATCGACGAAGGCACGCGCACCGAATACATGATCGATGGGCTGATCCACCGCGGCTGGGATCACTATAAGGAGGGCGAAGACACCGATCCGGTAGAAGCCGGCCGCGGCGCCGCACCCGCCGGCGACGATCTCGCCTCCGAGCTCGACGCCTACGATCACCGCGGTACAACCATCACCCACTATCGGATCTTCGAGCTCGACGCGCTTTCAGATGCCACCGATCGCGGTCTCGGTGTAAGCGGCGCCTTCGGTCTCAAGGAGCCATTCTTCAATCTGAAGCCGAACGAGGTCGCAACAGCGGCGCACATGGGTGGCGAACAGAACGGCCACGCCGTCCGCATCGTGCGCGTGTGGAAGATGCCGGGTGGTCGCTATCGCGCGCTTGGGCAAAACCACTGGCCCGATCCCTGGGGCGGCGCGCACGATCCCGAAGGCCAGTACTGGCCCTGGTGCTTTTTGATCGACGAGGACGCCCTTGTCGGCGCGTGGGATCTCTACGCCCTAGAAGTAGCCCACTGACGAAAGGAAAAAACCGAGCATGACACCCGCAGAGCTGCATCGCTGGGCACGGCCATTCGTGGTCGAAGGATTTAGGACGCGCATCGGCCGGGATCCCACCACTTCCGAAGCGCAGGCCGAGCAGGGGGTGAGCTGGATCGAAACGCGCGACGGGACAGCGTGGAAGACGGCGGGCCAGGGCTCGAACAACATGGGCGCGATCCAATCAAGCCGCCCGCCCTGCGATCTTGGCACCTCCTTCCAGTACGTCGACACGCACCCGAACCCCGACGGGTCATCGACCCCGTACACGATCTGCTTTGCGAAATACCCAACGCCCCAGGCAGGCTTCGATGCGCTGGCGCGCGAAGTGTACGTGAAGCGCCCGTCCGTTCTTGCCGCCGCGAGCTCGGGCAATCTTTACAATGTGTCCGCAGCCCTTCACGCCACGCGTTATTACGAAGGGTTCGGAAAAACGATCGCCGATAGGATCGAGAATCACTACCAGGCGATGCGAAGCGCGGTTTTAGCGATCGCCGGCGCACTCGGTGAGCCGGTGATGGACACGGGGCAACCCCCGGCGCTCGAGCCCTGGCAGCTCGATACGTTTCTGCCCGATAATCCACTCATCCTCCGCGGCTCGTTCGGACCCTACGTGAAGATCTGGCAGCACGTGGCTAACCCCTGGCTCGAAGCCAATGGCCACGATGCCCTGGTGGTCGATGGTCACTTCGGCTCCCTCACCGAATCGGCGACCAAATTCTTCCAGCGCGCGCACGTGTCCGGAACGGGCGCACCGCTCAAAGTCGACGGCAAGGTCGGCCGGGAGACGTGGGCAGCGGCGGGCGGCTGATGGCATCGAAGAAAGCACCGAAGTACGGCGCCCGCGACGTCTTCGCCGCACTCGAGAAGAAATTCGCTGCTCCCGCCTGGGCGCTTCTTGCCGAAGTCGGGGACAAGACCGGATTCGGGTGCACCCGCCACGCCGATGCCGTGGCCGTATCGCTGTGGCCCTCGCGTGGGCTAGGGATCCACGGCATCGAGATCAAGGTGAGCAGGCAGGACTGGCAGCGCGAGCTCATGAATCCCGACAAGGCCGACGCGATCCAGAAATTCTGTGACTTCTGGTGGGTAGCCGTGGGCGACGAGAGCATCATCGAGCCCGGCGAGCTCCCGCCGACCTGGGGGCTCATGGTGCTCGGTGGCCAGACCCTGAAGACGAAGCGCGAAGCCCCCGCGCTGAAACCAAAGCCACTCGACAAGGGATTCGTCGCAGCACTTCTACGCCGCGCTGCAGAAGGCCTCGATGCCCGGGTGACGACAGCCCGAAGCGACGGCCTTGCCGAGGGCCGCGGGCTTGGCCCACCCGAGCTCGAACGGAAGATCAAAGACCTCGAGAATGAAAACAAGAATCTCGAGACCGCGATCAAGGAGTTCGAGGAAAAAAGCGGCATCAAGATCGGCAAGTGGAACGCAGGCCGCATCGGCGCTGCCGTGGAAAAGATCATGATGCTCAGCCGCTACAATCACGAGCATTTTGATCCCATCGTAGAAGTGGAGCAGGCCGAACGGGTGCTGCGCGAGCGGGCGGACAACCTCGCCCGTGCCGCCGAGGAGCTCCGCGCTGCCCGCAAAGCCGCCGATGGCGCCGCCCGGATCGTCCAGGTTGCCCAAGAGCTCGGCCGCAAAGCGGGCTAACGGGTGCCCGCGTGCGTGTGCGAAGAGTGCCTGACCCGCGACCTCGAGTTCATCGTGGTCTTTCGGGGTGAGACCTGCAGGCGCTGTGGCCGCACCCCACGCCCCGGCGCACTCTTCCCGGGAGAAATCACCCAGCTAGTGCGTATGAAGCGAAAACGGGACAAGAAGAACGAACGGAAGGCGAAGTGAACGTGGATGCAGGGCTCCAGCCAGTGTTCGCGGCGATCGCTAGCGAAGTCGACTACGTAGAACCGGAGTCGACCGGCGCGGCCGCCGGCAAGATCGCCGAAGATCTGGGCATGACGACGGCAGCGGTGAACCGCGCCGCGCGCACGCTCGCCCTCCGCGGCCTTGTCGTCGACACCGGCTCCGCTATGAAAAAGCGTGGCCGCCAATGGCACTGGATCGACGCACCCAAGACCGAAGGCGGCATGCGGAGTAAGCCGGGCGCATCCACGGTGTGGGGCTTGCCCAAAGCGGTCGCAGCCGATGTGGAAGAGCGCGGCGCGGACGCGGTGTTCGCGGATTCGGAGAAACCAGCCATGAAATCGAACCCCGGCTTCTACGTGTGGGCCCTCGCCGTGGGCTCTTCCGAACCCCTGACCTCCGAAGGCCCCTGGGGCCCGTACGATTCACTCACCCGCGCCGCGCAGTTTGCGCGCATCGGCGCCACCGAAGGGATCCACGATCGGGTCGTCTCCCGCGGCAAGGACCCGAAGTCCGCGTCGTTCACCATCGTCCGCCGCTATCAGGCGAAGACGGGGAAGAGCCTGCTGTGAGCACAGAAAACTACAAATACAAAACCTGCGAGTACTGCGGCGCGTTGGAGAATGTGTCCTACTCCAGCGGAGTATCGTTTACCCAGCACGTGTCGTGCTGCACGGTCATTCAGAAGCTCACTGCCCGCGTGGCCGAGCTCGAAGCGTTTAAGGCGAAAGAAGATGCCCGCCGCGCACTCATCGAAGAGACGGAAACGGAAGCTCCGCCTGGTTTCGACGGAGGATGAAACGATGAAACGCTACTCACCACCGGATCAACGCTACTCACGGGATCTGCTCGATCATGCCGCCGGCCCCGAACTCACCGCGCTCGGCGCGCAGCAATCACGGCGCGACGAAGGGGAGACGGACGAGGCATACAAGGCGCGGCTCGCCGTCCATTGGCCAGTCGATTGCAAGGGCGCGCGCCTTTACGTAGGCGATCTGATCGAGAACAAGGTGGGAAACGCCCAGTGCCAGTTCACGGTGGAGAAGCTCGACCTCGGTCTCTCCGTCGTTGGTTCGCTGAGCGAAGAAGACTGGGAAAAGTGGGGCAAGGAAATTGTTGGGTACGCGGACAGTTCCACATATCGGAGCCCAACCTGCGCTGCAGGGCTCCCAACGCGCCGCGCGATCGGCCTCTACGCCTACTCATCCGAGCTCATCACGCGCTACGGCGTGATGGAGATCGGCGACAAGGCGCGCCGCCAGCTTGGCCGGAAGGCCAGAGTCACCGAAATCGACCGCTTGGAGTGGGTCTATCGCATCGGGTGGCGCGGGAAGACCTTTTGTGTGGGCTTTGATGACGAGGCGAACGGGTACGCGCAAGTGACAAGCTGTTTTCATTGCCCCGGGTGCGACGCGCTGATGGATGGCGAGAAGCTCCGCAGCGTGGGCTGTGAAGGCATCTGGAACTGCCCGGCCTGTCACCAGAAGCGCATCAAGGCCATGATGGATAAAAGCTTCATGGACCGTGTTCCCGAGCCCCACGGCTTGAGCATCGGGCACCCCGAGCCGCCGGCCGTGATCGCGCCCCGCCCGACCCGCCACGAGGCGCACGCCGCATTCGTCGCGCGAATGAAAGAGGGAGTAGAACCCGAGCTCCCGCCCGGGCACACGTGCGTGTGCGATATCGAAGCGTGCTGCGAGAACGGAAGCTTCTGCCGGATTTACGATGAGCGCGGCAAGGAAGCCAAATGGGCGGTGTTGACCGAGCGAACGACCGAGGCGCGCGCGTATGACGTCCTCAAGAGTCTGTCCCACAAGTACCTCGAGCGCCTGAAGGCCGGGGAGGGCCCGAAGCGCCGTTGACGCTCTCGGCTCCCCGGTGCTAGTGGGGGAGAATGGCCGATAGCGATAGTCCGGCTGATGTAGCGGCAGAAAAGCCTGCCAAAGAGATCGAGTCGCCGCTCGATGCCTGGGTCCGGGGAGGAACGACCTCGTTCGCGTACGACATGGACGTTGCCCGGCGCCACGCCGAAGCCGAGGAGCGCCGGAACGTGCAGGACGCGCAATTCGCCGCGACCCGCGGCGGCGCCCTTCCCGGTGCCCTGTCGCCTGACGGAAAGCCCATCGCATCCGATGCCACGACGCACGCCAGGATGATGAGCATGAAGCTCGGCGGCCGCTCGACGCACGCGAGCATCGTGCTCGGCATCAAGCGTCCCCGCTCGACGGAGATCAAAGAGTGGATGACCTGCGAGCTGTCGGAAGAGACGCACGAAGACGGGACGAAGGAATACACACTCACGATGTGCTGCCCGCGCTGCGTCTTCACGCTCGGCCGGCACATGGCCGACTCGCAGATGCACATCAAGCAATCGAACCGGCATTTCGAGGTCGACCCGAAGAACATGGGCGAGATCTGGATCAACCCAGACGACCCGAACGAAGTGGTCACGCTGGCCGGTACGATCGAGCTCGACGAATGGGCGACGTGCCCCCAGCTCGGCTGCGGCTACCGGTTCAAGATCGATCACTCAGTGGTGCGTGGCGATGAGTAAGATGAAGGCGTCCAGCCATAGCGTGGATCTCATTTCCGTGTACCTGCTCATCGCCGCCGAAACGTGGAGCAACGGACATTGGTTCACGATGGGAGGCGCGCTCTTTTGCGTAGGCCTCCATATGTGGAGGGTTGTGAAGGCAAGTCTGGACGAAGCCCTTGAAGCCGATGAGTAAGTACATTGTTCGCTGGCGGGAGTTTGGGGCAGCGGCTGCAACGCTCAGCTTTCTTGTCGGCTGTGAAGCGATCTCGTCGGGCCACCTGCCGCTGGCTTTAATTGCCGGCGCAAATGGTTTCTTTAATCTGTGGGTAGCGTGGACTGGCCACCGCGGCGAAGAACTCGAGAAGCGCGCGAAGGAGTAAGGCATGGAGACGATTTCTGACCCAGGGCTGCCGTGGCTGCACGAGCTCAACTTCGATCGACTCGTACGGCTCGAGAAGTGGGTAGAAGAAGATCAGATGAGCGAGCTCGGAATCGCAGTCGAGATCCACACACAATGGCGCGAAGCGATGCGCGTGGACGGATGGAAGCGCGGTGCGGCCGGCAACGATCACGAGCACCCGTGCATCGTGGACTGGAACGACCTGCCATCCTGTGAAAAAGAGCAAGCCATAGGCTACGTGCTCGGCTTCAAACATGGACGGCTAATGCGCCCAGATGAAGAACCCGAGATCAGACCGGCCGATCCCGACGAACAGGAAGGCATCTTCCCGCCGATCGATCCCGACGGCGGACTGAAGCCGGCCTTCTTCTACAAGTCGGATCCACCGACGCTCCAAGAGCGCGTGAAGGCGCACGTCCGCAACGGGGTCATGATGGCCGTCGCGCACACGGCCTACAAGATCTCCGAAGAGCTCCGCGGCGAGCTCACGATCGACGTACGCAAGGTGACGAAACCCCTGGGCCTGCACAAGATCCGCGAAGGCATCGCCGACTGGCTCGAGGCCTTCGGCAAGGAGTGCGACAAGAAGGCAGCCCTCTACGCGTGCCAGAGCACGATCGAAGATGCGGGCGATCTCGCCGAAGACATCGCCGGCACGAACGGAACGCTCGGCCACCAGGGAGGCATTTTCGCATGAACCGCCAAGAACGCCGGGCAAGCCGAAAACGAATGCGCGTGATCCGCGGCGGCCGTGCCGAAGATCCGCCGGCGCCTGATCTACAAACCCCCGCCGGCGCACTCGGCAAAGCCCTCGATGCTTTTCTGAAGCAACGGATGCTCACGGACAAGCGACTGACCCCCGAGATCACGACAGCCGTGGTCATGAACCTGGCCGCAGCGGTGGCCGTGGCAACCGGAGTCCCGCGCGAGGATTACGTGCGGGCAAGCGAAGTGCTGTACGACGCCGAAGTCGCGGTGAAGCGCGTATGACCGATCTTCCCGCTACGGGCGGCAGCGCCGAAGTCCCGAAAGACGGATCGGTCCGCGGTTCCTACTTCGCCGCCGGCGCGCCCGCCGCGCACGCCTACGGTGTCCTTTACAATGGCGAGTGGGCAACGCTCCACGACGGGACGGCGCGGGCCATCCGCCGCCACGCCCGCGCCCTGAACGACGCCGGGATCCCGGTACGCGTGGCGAGCACGAGCGGGGTGGTGATGAGTGAAAAGGGCTACCCCGAGCCCCTTCACATCGGCATCCATCCTCTGGTCGCGGCCGAGGTCGGAGACTTGCGCGACATGTCGATCGGCGCGCACGTGCCCATCATCCGGCACCTGGTCGTGCAGGACGCAGAAAAGCTGTCCCGCGCCATCTTTCCCCGGAGCCTGATCCACGCCGAGCCGGCAAAGCTATTGGCCATGCGGAGCCAGATCGGCGCATCCACTGTAGTTTACAGCGTGTGGGAACGCGATCGCGTGGGCGAAGACATCGTGCGCGTCTTGAATCGCGTGGCCGAATGCTGGGTGCCCTGCGAACAGAACAAGCAAATGCTGGAGGCCTCGGGCGTCGAACGCGTGGCCGTGATCCCGCATCCCTATCTGCCGGATGCGCCGGTCCTTCAGTGCGTCCGGCGAAAGCCGATCGCGGAAAAGCGCTTCTACGCGATCGGCCGCTGGGAACCCCGCAAAGGCTTCGACCGGCTGATTCGCGCCTTCATCAGCGTCTACGGCAAGGACGAATCCGCAACTCTCACTATCAAGTACACGCCCAGCAAATGGAGCGCAGCGGTGAGCCCCGAGGCGTTTCTCGAAGCCGAGCTTAAGGCGCACCCGCGTGCCGCCGCGGTCCGCCCCCGCATCAAGCTGATTGGGGATGTGCTGCCGGAACCCGCGATCCTGAAGCTCCACTTCGACAACAACATCTACGTGGCCCCCTCCCACGGCGAGGCGTTCTGTTTCCCTGCCTTCGACGCCAAGCTCGCTGGCAATCAGCTCGTCCACGTCCCTTACGGCGGCACCGCCGATTTCTCCGATCCCGATCGCGACATTTCGCTCCCGTTTTTCATGGCGCCGGCGCACCCGAGCTACGGCTGGCCCGCCGGATCGCAATGGGCGGACTACACCCAGGAAGATCTTGCCGCCGCGCTCGTCCAGGCCGCGCCGCCCCCGGACTTCACCCGCCCCGCAGCCATCGAATCCCGCTACTCCATGGCCGAGGTAGGCCAGGCAATGGCCGCCCGGATCCTGGGGATCGCAGAATCGGTAGACAAAAAGGCGGCCGAGTACTACAGGGGCCGCGTTCGCGCCTAAAGTTTCGCTCGATTTCTTCGTGTTTTCTCGATCTGCCAGTAGCCTGATCGCGTGGCTGAGGCAGACGACGTACCGAGCGGCATTTTCGAGGACCAGGGTGATCCCTGGGAGTTCCCTGAAGTGCCCCTTGCCGTCGATGAGGACGGAAACGGCGGTCCGCCGCCACCATCCGCGCCGCTCCCCGCGCTGCCGCCAGGCCCCAATCAAGAGCCGAAGGTTTACGCCGCCGAAGGGCCGCCCCCGCCGCCGCTCCCGCCCGTGCACACGCCCGTAGTTTTCGGCGAAGGATCGAACCTGCCGGGTGGTGGCGGCAACGCGCGCCGGAGCGCCGGCATCACCCTGCTGACCGTTGCCGCCGGCGCCGGCATCGGCGCGCTTTTCGGTGGCGCCTGGGGCGCGGGTGCGGGCGCTTTCACGTTCGCCGCGTTCCGCAATGGCTGGCGCGCGAAATCAACCTGGGGCTCGACCGATGAAGCGGTACACGCCGAAGCGGTCAAGAGCATGACCGTTTCTGTCGTCGGCCTGGGCATCGGCGGTTACTGCGCGTACCGCGCGCACAAATTACGGAACGAGGACTGAAGGATGAACTCGAGCGTTAACGTTCTTGCCGATGCGCAGTTTACGGTTGCCCGAACGCTGAAGCCGTTCAAGGGATTCGAGCGGGCCTACCAAGGGCAGGCGCCGAATATTCCGATCGCGATCCCGGGCGGAACGGCGCCCGAAGCTGGAACGCCCGGGTATGCGCCGAATCTGGCCGCCGGCTTCCCCGTCCCGCTCGGCGCCCGCTGCACCCTTTGGGTACCGCTCGCCATCTCGACCCAGAACGAAAGCACGGATGTCACGCTGTACGACTACTGCGTCGTGCATCGCCTGCGCGGCATCGTGGCCTGGACCGAAAATCGGCAGCCCTACCACATGGCAAAGCAATTTCCCGGTGTGGCCGATACGACTGCAATCACCGGCGGCGCGCGCTTCGTGATCCCCGCCGCGGCCCAGCTCGAAGCGTTCGAGCAGACGGAGCCGGGTGGTGCGACCGATCCCGGTGTCCTGAATCTCCGCCAGCAGATCTTCACGCCCCGTTCGGGGCTCGCATGGCCCACGCCGCTTCTCCCTACCCTGAATCTCGCCGCCCTGCAGCAAGGCACCTACGACCCGAACGTGTCGCTTGCGATCGCGAACGAGCCCATCTTCAATCCGTTCTGGTTCGATGCGGAAGGGGACGAAATCATCATTCTCGTCCGCCGCACCGATCAGGGCGCGGGCGTCTGGGATTTCACGAGCACAGATCTCGCCTTCTCGAACATCTACGGCACGGGCAACGGCGATCACGCCGAGATCCCAGATCTTGGGATCTTCATCATGACGGGAGCCAATCCGTGACCACGCGCGTTCGACTTGGCGCTGCGGCGCGCGGCACGCCCCGCGTGCCTCCCGCGGGCGGCGGCACCGGCGGCACCGGCGGTGTTGCGGTCGCGGCCGGTACGCAAACGGCATCGACCGGCACTGTTCTTTTCGCGAACTCGAACGGCCTCACCTTCGGTATGTCCGCGAGCTCGCGGGTCACCGGCAACTACGCCGCGCCCCGCGCCCTGTCTGCCGCAGGCAACAGCATTACCGATGGCACGTTCAGCTTCGGGAACGCGAACAACATCACCTTCGGCATGGCCGGCTCGACCCTCACGGCTTCCGCCAATGCCGGTACCGGAAACCTCGGCGCGATCTCCGCCTCCGGCAACAGCGTCTCGAACGGCACGGTCGTCTTCTCGAACGCGAACAACATTTCCTTCGGCATGGCCGGATCGACCGTCACGGGTTCGGTCAGCGCGGGCACGGGAAACTTCGGCGCCATCTCCGCCTCTGGGAACAGCGTTTCGGCCGGTACCGTAGTGTTCTCGAACGCGAACAGCGTCTCCTTCGGCATGGCCGGGTCAACCGTCACGGCCTCGATCAGTGCAGGCACCGGGAACTTCGGCGCCATCTCCGCCTCTGGGAACAGCGTTTCGGCCGGTACCGTAGTGTTCTCGAACTCGAACAACGTTTCGTTCGGCATGGCCGGATCGACGGTTACGGCGAGCTTTTCGCAGACAGTGCCGCTTTCCGAGCTTTTCGACAATATGGAATTAGGCGGCACCGGCACGCTGGGTGGGCTTGTAACATGGAATGCGAACATATTCAGTTCGCTCAAGATCGCGCCGATGCACGCGGCAGCATTCCCGTACAATATAACTGCGAATACGCTGATGTTCGATCTGTCGCTCAGCGCGAACACATCGAACGACTCGAGTGCATTCACGTACTCAATATCAGTGGGCATCTATACGTCAACGGGCGGAACGCTGTCCCTGCTGAACTCAGGACTCGCCACGTTCGGGTTCACGGCGAACGCCAACAACACGCAGTCGTATAGCGGGCAGCGGTTTTTGACGATGGTCGCGTCGCAGTGGTCATCGAGCCCAGTGTTCGCGCGCGGAAGCAAATACTACATTGGCACAGTACTCTCGTCGGCCGGCATATCGATGACGTCGATGAACCAGTACGGCATCTTCCTGTTCTCTACGGGTAGCAGCAACACTGCAGGGGCCAGGCTTGGTACTATTGGCCTTGTATCCGCGAGCAACGCCAGCATGGGATTCAACCCATTTTATGGGCTCTACACTGCTAATACGGGAGCGATGCCAGCGGCCATACCGTTTTCGGATTTGAACAAGAGCGGGCTAGGCCAGCGCGCGTTTGTGCCGCATATAATTATGGTGAACAACACGGGCGTATCGTCATTCTGAGAAGGAGCGAGCGATGCAGTACAAGGAAGCGTACATCAACGGTCCCGGCACGAGGGAGCTCGCCGAGTCCGATAGTCTCCAGGTGATCGGTGGCGTCGAGTTGGCCGATGTCGACGACGGTGCAGTCGGCTTTTTCACCATTGTCGTGCAGGGACTCGGTCCAGGCCGGTCGCGACTGATGCTCCGCTTCAACGCGGAGACGGAGCCGCCAGAGCTTAACAGACACAACCCCATTCACGACATCCCGCCCGGTGCGTACGTGTCGATTCCAATGATGGGCGCGCGTGAACCCGACGAAGGCAACGTCCATTTTACGATCTACGCCACGGTGAGTGGCAGCCCGGTCCTTTTTCACTTCGGCGGCGGATCGGAAGATCCGGATCAATCGTACGGAGCAACACCGAAGTCCAAGGCGGTCATCTTCATCGGCATCGCGAGCGTGTGAGCCAAAGCCATGACCCAGATGACACCGGTAGAGCAGATCAAAGAGGGACTCGGCTTCGAGCGGGTCGTGCACCTCCAGGGTTCTACCTACCGCGAAAACGGCACGATCGTGGTCATCCCGACCCGCGGCATGGTGCACACCAAGGTCATCAACGCCTGGGACAACCTGATCGCGCCGATGAACCAGAAGCGCGCCAAGATCTACGCGTCCGGTGACGAGGTCGGCATCGCCTACAACAAGCTCATCAAAGCGATCCTCGACGATCCGAATCTCTCGCAGTGGAAGTACATCCTCACGCTCGAAGACGACAATCTCCCGCCGCCCGACGCGCACATTCGCCTACTCGAATCGATCCAGGGCATAGGCGATCATGGCCCCTTCGATGCCGTGAGCGGGATCTACTTCACGAAGGGCCCGGTCAACATGCCGCAGGCCTACGGCTGCCCCGAAGAGTTCAAGAACACGGGCAAGCTAGACTTCCGCCCGCGCCACGTCACCGAAGCCATCGCCCGGGGGCAGATCATGCCCGTCTGCGGCATTGCGATGGGCTGCGCGCTCTGGCGCCTGGATCTTTTCCGCGAGCTCGAGCCGCCGTGGTTCGTGACCGTGGCCGACATCATCCCCGACAAGGGCATCGTGGGCTTCACCCAGGACTTGTACTTTTGCGAACGGGCTGTGCGCGCCGGTAAGCGCTTCGCCGTCGATATGCGCGTGAAGGTGGGGCACTTGGATGTGGAAACAGGAGTGGTGTACTGATGAACGCAGCTCTCGAACTCGCCAAACCCCGCGCTGAGCTCCGGCTCGACTTCGGCTGTGGCCAGCACCCGAAGGAAGGCTTCGATGGCGTGGATCTCTACGCCCCGGACGCGACCCACAAGGTCGACCTCTGGAAGTTCCCGCTGCCGTGGGAAGACGCGAGCGTGGACGAGATCCACAGCTCGCACTTCGTGGAGCACTTGCCCGCCCGCGAAGTCGAGCTCCGCGATTTGCGCATCGACTACCGCACCAATCCCACACTGAACTGGGAAAGCCAGAAGAAAGTGCGCGAGGAGCGGGAAGAAAAGGCGCGGATCGAATTCAAGCGCTTCATCGGCCAGGACTTCTTCTTTGCCTTCTTCGACGAATGCTTCCGGATCCTGAAGCCGGGCGGCACGATGACTGTGGTTGTCCCCGCCCTGAAAACCCACCGCGCCTT